AGATGTGAATAATATGAATATGGCACTGAATGATTTGCTATGTTATACTTGTTGCATAGGAAGAGTACTAGTTATATTACTCGGTAATGTTAAAGGGAGGTTTTAGCATGTGTTAGTAGCAGTACTTATCGGCATCGACTTTTAATGACTGCTACAGGTTACAATCTAGGGGGAATGGTTGGGAAAGTACTTAGTAGAGTGCAGGCTTTGTGGTCTGAGTTATGAACAGATTACTGGTACGCATCTACAGTCTGCTCATGGAATAGGTACTGTCCTTGAGTACCGGGCAATGTTCCCAGATGCTAGTATCTATTCTGACCTCGTTCTTGAGTCTATGGGTTCTTGGCAGGAGTTTGCGGCTGAGAGAAATGAGGCTATATCTAAGGCTCTTACAGGCAGAGACATAACTTGGGGAGATGCAATCTCAGAAGCGAAGTTTGGTGTTCCATCTACAAGGTCCTCAGAGGATTTCTCCAGGACTGCTAAGGAAATGTGGAGTCAGCCTGGTTATAGGGAAAGGCTAAGTAGGGTTCATAATAACCTGTGGTCAGATCCAGAGTTTAAGAATAGCCAGATAGCTGCAATGAGGTCTGGGGCTGGTAGTTTACATCCTAACTATCCCGAATCTTGGCTAAAGGATTTGCTAGACTTTGTAAGTCCAGGTAAGTGGAAGTTCAATGAGGGTGAGCTAGTAGTAGCAGGAAAGGTACCTGATTTCTATAGAACTGACGGTGTAAAGGATTGCATTGAACTTTTTGGTGATTACTGGCATAGGGATGAGTTGGAGGAAGTAGCCAGAATGTATCTATATGGGGAGGCTGGTTATAGATGCCTGGTGCTTCGGGAATGTGAGCTTGGACTTAGAAGGCACACTGGGCTTGATAGTTCTAAGTTTCTAGCAAAACTAGAAGCCTTTGGTTTATACTAGAAGTGGTGCTCCTCTTGAGTAATTGAGAGGTAATAAATCCCGCTAAGTCGGTGAAGCCTAAGGGTAGTGATACTTATGGTAATACCGAGCTAGCAGTTGAAAGACAGGCAAGTGTAGAGACTTTACACGGGACACCCAGTAATGGGTGAAGATAAAGTCCAACCCTCAGGAAAACCTGGGATAAGGTTGCATGATTTCCATCGTGGTAGGTGTAAGTCTGGTTCCGGTCATCCTGCAGACTACTGCAGCTATTACTAGTCCTACTGGTTTAGCAGCTCTAGTTGGTGTTCTGCCATACGTTTTCGTCGCAGTTATCCTATTAGGGGCAGTAGCATGGATAGGAGGCCAGGGTTAACACTAGTCAGTAAATGGGGAGTTGAAATATACTCCCCATTCTACTATTAAAAATTTTGTTATAGGAGGATACTAGAAATGGTAAGTAAACTTTCTGCAGTACTTGCTCATGATATGGACCCACGGTATGGATTGGGAGCACAAACACCAACTTCAAATTCTAAACCAGGAGGTGGGGGTTTTGTTGGCCCGGGGGGAGAAAATCCTAGTTGGGTAAAGACTTTTCCACACCCAGAAAAACCTACTGAGGTAGAGGCAAGAAGGCCCAGTAATGAGTGGAGTGCTGGTAGTAAAAAAATACCTGGTTTGTCGGAGGGGGCAAAGCTGAGGTTAGTACCAGCTAGGAATATATCTGGAGGGGTAGCAATCTCAACTGGGTCTATGCGTGGTTTGTTACCAAAGTTTGGGGGAGGAGGAGGAATAGCTGGTAACTATTTAAAGATTAGAACTATGCCTAACCGTCAGGCATCTCGGATGCCTGATACACCTGTTGGTATACCTTCTGGTATGCCTGCTAATGAGAAATCTGTTTATCAGGCAATACAGGAGGGTTATACTAGTCCTGATAGTTTGGGAGTAGCTACAGGATTGACAAATGAGGAGATAGGTAGGGCTTTTCACTGGTTACTTAGTAAAGGTTATATAAAGGCGTAGTATTATGGCATGGGGAAATATTGCTTCTAGTTTGGGTGGGGGACCTGTTGGGGGTAGTAACCCTACAAAGGCCCAACAAAGTATAAATGCAGCGAAACAGGACTATCAGAACTGGCAGAGTGGAGTTAGTTCTGCAAAGAGTCAAGCAGAAGCAGCTGGACTATCACCTTGTGAGGTGAGTGCAGCGGTTGCTGGCGCGAATAGAGCATATATGATGGAGGCAAGCCCGTTTTATAGAACAGAGCAGACACAGATAGCGGGGAGAGAAGAGTGGAGAAATATGACACAGGAGGAAAGGGCAGTAGCTGGGGGAGGTAGTTACTTAGGAACAGTATTACAACCTGGAGATGAGTGGGGTGAAGAGGATGTTAGTAGGGCATTTCAGGGAGGGGCTGCAGCTAATATGCCTACTGAGGAAAAAGCTGTTTATTTAGCAATCGTTGATGGATATACTGATTCTAGTCAGTTAGAGATAGCTACTGGTTTAACAGGTGAGGAAGTAGGAAGAGCACTTTCTCAGTTAGTTAAGAAAGGGTTTATTAGATATCTAAAATAGGAGGTTAATAGTCGTAAATGGCACAAGTAACTAGTGGTGGTTGGACTCAAGCCCAAGTAGTTTCATTTGCAAAAGCCCATGGAATTGAGTACCATCCAGTTACTGGAGGGGGTAGTCTAGTAACAAGTGGTGGTTGGGGACCAGCACAGGTTCTTGCATTTGCAAAAGCTCATGGGATTCAAGTAATTCCTAGTTCGGGATTGGGTGGAGGTACTAGTAATAAACCTCCTACTGTAGTAGTACCTGGTGAGCCTACTGAGGCTGAAAAGCAAGCTTTTCTTAGTTACTACCAGGAACATGGTGGGGAAACTCCTATTACTATAACTGGACCTACTACGGGTTATTTGGTTAAGGGACCTGAGGGAATTTTTGAGAGTGGGGGTGTGGAGTATCTTAACCAAGGTGGTATTACTTATAGGAATACGCAGGGAGGTTGGCAGATAGTAACTCCTGAGGAAGCTAAGATTGAATCTTATAAGACTAGTGGAGGGGGTTATAATTTAGTTGGAGCATTAAGTGAGTTAACCCCAACTCAGTTAGTCAGTTTTGGTTTTAGACAGGAGGATGTTGATAAAGCCTTAGAATATAGGTCTGGAACTATGGCTCCTACTAAGCAGATAGAGTTAGCTGGAGGTCATCCTGTTAATCTCTTTTCTCTTGCTGGTTTATCCCAGGCAGGTCAGTTTGGTTTACCGGTGATTCACGCAGATGAGTATTATGGTTCTAAACCTGGATTTACTTGGTTAGAAAAAGTAAGAAATGCTCTTTGGGGTATTTCTCCTCCTGGTAGTTGGGGTGGAGGTTATAGTCCGAGTCCCAATATGTTACAGACTAAGGCATGGTGGAAGGAGTCTCCTATTCAGCCTATGATATTTGCTGGAGGGCTTGCACTTGGTACTGGTGAGGCTATGGGTGCTCCAGTTTTAGTTAAAGCACTTGGGCCAGTATCATCATTCCTGAAATGGGGAAGGGCACCTATTGAAATTTCTCCAAGTCTTGGGAGGTTTGCTGGACCATTATCTGGATTCTTAACTGGGGTAAAAGCAACTACAACTGTACTTACTATCCCTACAGTTGCGACTATTGGTAGTGCGACTGCACTGGGTGCCTTATCTGAACCGGAACCTATTGAGAGTAATATTGCTAAGGCATGGGAGCAGTATAAGGGTAGTTCTCAGTATAGTCAAGGCTATAAGGAGTATATGAGTGATGCGTCTTCTCTATATGACCGGGAGGCTAGAGAAGCTGCTGCCCAAGGATTAGAATTAGATATCGGAAAGGATGAGTTTTTAGCCCAGGCTAGTTTAGATTATGACCCACAAGTGATGGCAAGTATTAGGGAGAGTGTTTTGGGTGAGATGCAGTATCAGCCTAGCATAGTAGGTGCTTTGGGAAAAGGAACGGAGAGGTATCTTATGCCTCCTTTAGAGAAGATGCAGGAGTGGCCTACAGTACCTAAGTTTCTAGTAGGGGGTATGTATCAGATACTTGCTCCTTCTACGGTTGCCTCACAGTTATATCCCCAGTATGGGGCTAAGTCTCTTACTACACTATTTCCTTATTTTGGGCCAGTAACTGCTGCTGGTGTATTAACATGGAAGCAGCCAGGTATAGGACATAAGATAGGTACTGTAGGATTTACCTTACTTCCTGGACTACAAGGAAGTCTCTTTGGACCTAGAGCAGTTGGTTTAAGAGGAATTGAGAAGTTCTGGGCTAGTAAAGGAATAGGAGCAAAAGTTAGTCCTGAGTTAGTAGCTGAGGGATTGGGAGTAGCAAAAGGAAAGATTAGTTATGGGGAAGCTATTACTCCTCTTGGAGGAAGGATAGTACCAATCTCAGAGACTATTGGTACTGTTCTTAGGAGTGATACTAGAGTTACTGGATTCGGGGCAAAGCTGGTAAAACTTAGTAAGGGAGAGAAGCCTCGTTATACGGAAGAGATAAAGTTACCTACTGCTGAGGAGCTTTCGGGTGATATCTATAGGCCTTCTAGTGAGTTATTTCCTTTTAAACCTGTTGCAGCTTATAGACCTCAACCTGTTAGTCTTACAGAGTCGTTGGGTGCTCCTAAAGAAGTTGCTTTTACTAGATATGGGGAGGTTCTATCCCCACTTGAGTATAAATTCCTTAAGTCTAGTTATCCTATAGAAGGACCTACAGCCTATGCTCAGGGAACTGTTTCTATGTGGCCTGTTGAGGAATGGTATGGAAAAGGTGGGGGGCCTAAGTCGGGCCCACCTATCCCAGAATGGTGGTATCCTTTTGAGCGGGGACCTATGCCTGGGCTAGGTGGTATGACCTTTGGTGGTGGTTCTACAAAAGGGGGTGGGGGTTTATATAGAGGTCCTGATGTTCTGTATAGTGGGGAGTTCAGTTATCCTCTAGAAGGAGGAGGATATGGTAGTCCTTTATATAGTTGGGGAGGTCTGGGAGGAGAACTTGGAGTTGGAACTAGAACTATGGATTGGACTAAAACTCTCCCAAGACTTACTATTCCAGCTAGAATAGGAGTTACTATACCTACTAGAGTTAAGCCTGGGATAAAAACTCCTTTTAGTCCTATTATGCCTGAAAAGATTCCTAGTAAGCCTTTTGTTATTCCTGGAGTAGCTAAACCAGAACATGAACCTGAAATTTTTACACCTGTTGTAACTCTTCCTAGAATTTATACACCTCTTATTACTGGGACTGTAACAGTCCATCCTCTAATGCCTGAATCTGAGTTACTTATTCCTATTGTGCCAGAGGCCCTAACTGAGGAACCTGTAATACCTAAGCCTATGGTGGTTCCAGAACCTTTTCCAGTAGTAGTTGGCTTTACGACTACACCTCCTGTTATATCTCCACCTAAAATTGGTATAACTCAACCTGAACCGGTCCTACCTAGTTATGGCTTACCAAGACTACCTTTACCATTCCCACCTCCTCTAGGATTTCCTGGTATGGGTGGAGGCTATAGTGGGGGTGGTATTGGTAAGGTATTAAGTGGAGCAAAATGGGTGGTACCTGGTTTGATACTAAATATGCCTGAGCCTTTAAGTATGAGGAAAAAGAAAATACAGCTTGCGGGTAAAAAAGCAGTAAGATATGGGGCTAGGGAGGTATTAAGAACTCCAACTGTAAAGGGTATAAAGTTGGGTAGGCAAACTTCAAGGAGAGTTAAACTAGTAAAGTAGGAGGAAGGTATGAGTCTTGTAATTCTTAAGTGTCCAGACTGTGGTAGTTTGGTAGCTTTTTGGTCAAGCATTGGTTTTTGCCGTTGTAGTAGGATATTGATGCTAATTGACTCTACTAAACCTGGTAAAGTAGTTATAGTAAAGTGATGTACTACTGGGTAGTTGACTATACTAGGGCAAAGGATGGTAGTTTAAGACCTGTCATTATAGGAGGCAGGTCTTTTTCTTCTGAGTTGCTAGCTCAGCACTATATGGATGATGCTAACTTGAGTCAAAAGGCTGAAATTTTTGAGTTACCTACAAGTAATTCTAGTAGGGCAACGCAGATGGTAAAAGCTCAGTTAATAAGGCGTTATAAGTCCTTAGATAAAGGAGTGAGAAGGGCAGTTCATAAAGTATGAGAGGTTGGCCTAAAGGAAAGATAAGAACTATTTGCTCTAAGTGCAGTAGGGCAAGTTATGTTGAGGGAGGTACTCCTGAGGAGAGATTTTTGCGTGCCATTTTTGGGACTGAGTATACTTGCTTAAAGTGTAGGGAGTATATTGGGACCTGTCCTATCTGTGATAAAGATATTACTATTAGGGATATAATTTTTCAGCCTAGAGTGGGGGGACTAGTTCACGCTAAGTGTGCTGCTTCGGAGGAAACGCAGAGTACACTAACTCTACCGTGAGAGCATTAGGATTATGATGAGAAAGCAACGTAGTAAACTTAGTAGGATACCTAGCACTAGAAGAGCCCAAGCTAAACATAGAAGTATTTTGAGGTCCTTGAGGTCCAGATAGGTGGCCTTTTGGACAGTATTTAAAGAGGAAAAAAGGGCTGCTCTTCCTATTCTTAGAGAATTTGTTAAGGGGCATCCAGTTAGAGGATATGAGAAGGCAGCAAGGAGTTTAGTAGAGAAGCTAGGTAAGATAGATATTCCAGATCACGAGGTAATAATGCTTTCTGGCCAGGAGGAGGATCTTATAAAGCTGATGCTTAGAATTTATCCTGAGTTGTATGAAAGTCAACCTGATTGGATTTATAATCCAACTAGGCCAGAAGATCTATAAGTTGAAAGAGTAGATAGGTGCTTGAGTTTATCCCAGTTAAATTCGCCTGGTCTAGAAGCGGAGCTGGTTCTAAAGCTAGAGAGATTCTTGAAAGAGGTTTTTCTGCAAAGATAGTTGAGGAGAAGAGAGGTTATGTTGTTGAGCGCTCACTTGTAAGACAAGGTAACCCAATTATTATTCTGCCTGAAGGCTTGGTTATTGAGGAAAGAGAGGTTAAGTAGATGGATGAACAGTTGATGAGAGAGTATATAAAAACTGTTAGGGAAGAGAGAAGAAGGAAGTCTACAGAGAACGTTGGGAAGGTTCTTAAGGTTTTTGGGAAGTTGGTACCTAAAGGAGTAAGACACCCTGATTCCCTTATTACTAATGCACACCTTTATATACCTGGAAAGAAAGGGAAGACTAAACTATGGTAAGTAAGGAAGATAAGGAGGTGAAGTTTGTGGTAAAAGGTATTGATCCGAGGCAATTAGAAACCTTTCTAACTAGTACAGCAGTTAGGGAGGATATTAGTCCTGAGGCAGCTCAGAGTTGGGGTGGATATATAGGTAAAGAGAGAGGGAAAACTGAGTGGGTGGCTAAAGGAAATGTTGTACTACCCAATGAGGAGTTTGTTAAAGGAGAAGAGTACAATGCTCTACCTCCTGACGAGCAGGAGATGTTAAGCAGACTAGGCATTGAGGGTTTCAATGAGTTTAGGGGTGAAAATATTAAGTTGGAGGATGGCAGCTGGTTATCTAAGGCGACGGATGAATATAAAGTCCTTGATGCAATAATTGAGGGCCACAATACTTATGAGGATATGACGCAGGTTACTGGTTTAACTAGGGACCAAATTGATATTGCTATTGAAAACTTAAAGAAAAAGGGACTAGTTAGTACTACTGGGGATACTACTGTAGACGCAGAAGAGAGAAGGAAAAGGAAAAGAAAGTGGTTAATGTAAATATAGGAGGTAATTAGTTAAAATGCCGTATGTTGCTAAAGGTGATGAGTTCTCGAGAGTTGACCCACGTCAGTTAAATAACTTTATGAGAGTACCTGGATTTGTACAGTCGCTTACTCCTACACAGTATGGTAGTATGTTTAGGAGAATTCTAACTGCTGGATGGACCCCTGAGGAGAGAATTGTGTATGATGCAGTAATTGAGGGTTATACTTCTCTTGATAGTTTACCGGTAGCTACTGGTCTAACAAGTGAGCAGATAAGAGGGGCACTCGATACTTTAACTGGAAGGGGTTATGTTAGACAGTCTGGAGTTGAACTTGAGAGTAAGGAATTTGCTCTATAAACTACTACCTTTAGTAGTTCTGGTAGTAGTACTATTTGCAGCTACACCAGCTTATGCTACTATAGGAAATCCTAACAGTATATATATTGAGTCTGTTAAAGCTTACAGGGGACTATGGGAAAGTGGCGATATGCTGTTTGTCGTTGAGTATGACCTAAATTATACTGTTGACCCTGGGGAGGATCCTTCGGATACGTTCCTAGTTGGCATTTGGAATAATACTATTAAGGGGCCTGATATGCCCCTTAATTATTACCAGTATAACTTTATTTCGGTGTATCTAACTGCAGCTCAGGTAGTTAGTTTTGGTTATGAGTTAGATGACGAGCTAAAAGTTAGGGTTGTAGGTAATCCCTCGTATTTCCCTACTTTAACTGAGGGTGCTAATATGAGAACTGTAACCTTAACAGCTAGTAACTGGCTTGAGGGGGGTTCTGTTTCTGAAACGAGACTATATTTAGCTGACTGGTGTATTGTGCTGGCTGGATCACTTGAGGATGCTTGGGGAAATATAACTTTACTCTCTTCGGGTGATAAGCTTAATTCTGTTGGGATGGTAAAGTTCAAGGAGGCAATTCCTGGACTAGATAGTATATGCCCAGATATCTTTCAGGTAGCTTCTACTTACCCTGAGTATACGGATCCGGTATATAATAATACTTACCAGGATACATTGACAAGTAGAGAGGGGGCTAGATTAGCAACTGCACTTGAGGGCTTGGGAGTATGGGTTACTGGAAAGAATGGGATGGGTAGTGTAGTAGGGGGGCTTGGTTTGTCTATCCTATTTTTTATTCTAGCTGGTAGGATATTCATAGCTACTCACTCGGTACCAGTAGCTATTGCTGTAAGTATACCATTCTTATTTGTTGGGAATATTATCGGGATACTATCCTTGACTATTACCTTTATTGCTGCTTTTATGGCTGTACTAATGTTTAGTGTTACATTCATACTGGGGAGGTTTGGTTGATGTTTAAAAAGCTAAATAGACCTGTAGGGTATCTACTACCAACTTTACTTATAGTAGGTATGCTAGTTGGAACGTTACTAGCTATTCCTAGCAGTTCTACTTTTGCTTCGGGAGAAACTATTGTAGCTTTTAACTCTACTCCTGTTGGGGGTAAATGGACAGTACCTATTGGAGTAACTTCAGTAAAAGTTTTAGTAGTAGCAGGTGGGGGTGGTGGTGGTGGTAATGATACTACAGGCGAGGGTGGTGGAGGTGGTGCAGGAGGTTTTATTTATAATGCGACTTATACTGTTATACCTGAAGCGGAATTAACTGTTACAGTTGGGGATGGAGGTGCTGGTGCAAGTTCAGGTCAAGGAACTAATGGCAGTAATTCTGTATTTGATATACTAACTGCAATCGGGGGTGGTGGAGGAGGATACTATATTAACCATGCAGGATCTCCTGGGGGTTCTGGTGGAGGTGGAGGGCAAGAATCTGGGGCTGGAGGGGATGCTGACTATATTTCTCCGAGGCAGGGATACGATGGTGGGGCTGGCTCTGGCGCTACCTACCATTGTGCAGGTGGTGGAGGTGGAGCTAGTGTAGTTGGTGCTAATGGTGGTGCAGCAGGGGGAGGTAAGGGAGGTAATGGGACGGCTTGTTCGATTTCTGGTTCATCTGTTTACTATGCTGGTGGTGGTGGAGGTAGTACCCACAATTTAATTACAGCTGTAGCTCCTGGTGGTCTAGGTGGTGGGGGAGCAGGAGCAGGTAAGGATGGTGGTGGACCAATTGCAGCAGTAGCGGGAACAGTAAATACAGGTGGGGGTGGGGGTGGTGGTGGAGAACTACAGGTTGGTATGGCTGGTGGTTCCGGTTTAGTTATAGTAAGTTATGAGACACCGGGGATAGTAATACCTACAGTTACTACTCAGGAGGTATCTGGTATAGGAACAACCTATGCTACAGGTAATGGAAATATCACTGATACTGGTGGTGAGAATTGTACTAGTAGAGGTTTCTGCTATATGGAGGGTACCTCGGGGGATCCTACTACTTCTAGTAGCATAGCTTATGATAGCGGTAGTTTTGGCAACGGTTCTTATACTAAAGTTATAGCTAGTTTAAGTCCAGATACGAGTTACCGTGTTAGGGCTTATGCTATTAACTCAGCAGGTACGGGATATGGAACTACTGTTCAGCTTCTTACTGAGGCAGTAATATATAGTTCTGGGGCCTATAGGTCTGAAATAACCATAATTGATATATCGGTTACTGATAGAATTGGTGTTCCAGCTTTGGTTCCTTTCGGTACCGCGCAAGCTATAGATTTTGGTTACTTGAGTAGTACTTGTTTAGATACCAGGATGTTTGAGGGGACAACTGAAGGATTATATATGGTAGCTGATGATAAGATTGGTGTCTTTATTCCTAGTTTGATAGCTAATCAGCAGAGGCAGTATAGGTTTGAGACAGGATATAGTCCTGCTAATCCTTCATTTGGTTTAATAACTGGTAATGGTGGTAATGTAACAGTTGCAGATAGTGCTACTTTAGGACTAGCAAATAACTTTATTATTGAGCAGGATGGATATGTCAATACCTCTGTTGTTGGGAATTTAAGTTATAAGCAGAATGTTATTAGAACATATGTGAGTGGTACTGGTAATATAACTTCATCAATACTTGGTGTTATAAACTGGACTTCACCAACTGGATATGAAGATGCAGATAGTAAATGGGGTCTTGAGACTTATGCTTATGATGATGCTTTCGGTGTAGTGGGAGCTGAGCCTGATATCCCTGCGAGTTCGTGGGGAAGCTTTTTGAATCTAACTATTACTGCTACAAACTGTAGTAAGCTGAGATTTTATACTAGTAACTCGTATGGTTTTGTAGACCTTGTGGATTTAGATGTATACTATAGTAGTGCTTGGCACGATGTTTATAATGGTACTTTTACAGATGGTATGTGGATTGATAAGAGTCTGGGGGGGACATATTCTGTGACTAAAGCAAGGATTAAATTTCACAATACTGCTACATATCCAAGTTCCATCGACCTCCTTGAATTTGACTTTGGGTGTAATGAAACGGCTACTACAATAAATGCTACTGCTACAGGGATTTCAGGTGGAGAGCATATAATCAAAGTAATGGCTAATGGTACAATTGCTAGTGGGCATGGGGGATATCTTTCTATTTGGATAGATGGTACTCAAGGGGGCAGTACTAGTCTAGGCAACTGGAGTGTTGCTACTAACTCTACTAACTGGAAGTTGATAGAGAATAATGTAATGCCTTATATGAACTATACTAGCATTACTGTAAATGGGGTGCAAAAATTACTGTTCCAACCAAATACGATAATAAGTGGTACAACCTTGGTTGATAGAGTAGGTAGTAATAATGGTACTATAGCTTGGGGTTCAAATTCTAACCTGACTATAGTAGTGGGAGGTTTAAAAAGTATGACTACTTATATATCAGCACCAACTGAAGAGGGTGAGTTACCTGTTGTACTCCCATTACCTGGCAATGTTACTTTATGGGAACAGGAGGAGGAAATTACTACTATAGGCTGGCTTCCTTTCGACTTGATTCAGCCTGCAGCTGTTGAACTTGGGTGGACTACGAATACACTATATGAAGTTCTAATGATATTTGCGGCTATTATGATAGGAGTAGGAGTAGCAGTCGCGACTGGTAGTGCTCTATTAGCTGTTATAGCTACTGGTATTGGCTTAGCAGTGGGGGCTAGTACTGGTGGTGTTGGTTGGTGGATACCTATAGTTTATGCTATATTTAGTAGTGCATATCTAGTTGCCTCAAGGAGTATGTAATGCCACCGAAATATATAGCTTTCTTTGTGTTCTTATTTGTAGTTGGGACTATACTAGGCTTAATTATAGAACAGGGAACAATTGGTTCAAGTCATCAAAGTACGCTTAATACCTTACTTCTTTGGAGGCAAGTAGGAAGTGAGGAGTCTTGGGGTATGCTTGATATAATCGCTTTTGTTCCAAACTACTTTGGAGCACTATTTAAGGCAGCTATTTGGGACTTTGCTTTTATACAGGGAGGCTGGATTTATGTTAAGTGGATAATTTGGACCCCTTTAATGGCTATGTTTGTATGGGGACTCGTGATGACCTTCGTATCTATCTTCCAGAAGGTACTATCATAGTTAGCATTTAGGAAGTTTATAAAGGAAGTGAGTTAGTCTATGAGTTTAGTTATGGAATTTAAAAGGGAGGTTTTTAATGGCCAATGTAATGATGCCAGTAGTTTTACTTATACTTGTATTTATGTCTTTTCCTCTAGTACTACAGTTTGCTATAAGAGGAAAGATAAAGGGGAGACATCTGTGCTGTATTATTGAAAAGGGAAGGCCCCTAAGTATTAAGTTATTAAAGATTTATAAGGATGACTTTATTAAGGATGGGAGTGATGAGTGGGTACTTAAGAATGACTTAATGAAGCTTGTAGACTATCCAATAGGATGGCCTAGGATATTATCATCTTTCCAGCAGACAGTTTGGTGTTCGCTAGTCATGAGAGGAAGGAGTGACCCTCTTAATTGGCAAAATCCACCAGCCGGAGCACTATCATCAAAAGAGTTACCTGCTGTACTTGACCCTCAGTGGTTAATTAACTTAGTTAAGGGTGTAGGTGAGGAAGGTAAGGTTGGTAAGGGTGAGAGAATGCTAATGTATATAGCTGTTGGTGCTAGTGTTGTAGCTGTGGTTATGATGTTCTACGTTATATCTAGATTGGGAACAATTGAGCAGGCAATTACAGCTTTAAGGGCAGTAGTTCACTAGTAGGATGATGAATAAGTATATCACACAAGGCTTAACAGACTTAGGATACGGGCTTAAGAATCTAGTCCCGCGAGCTATAGGCTATTCACTCAGACCGAGATGGCTGTGGTTTGGGGTTACTGATAGATGTAACTCCCGTTGCATTCACTGTGATATATGGCGTAAAGAACCAGTTGGTAATGAATTAACTCCTGAGGAAATAGAGGAGGCTCTTAGTGACCCACTTTTTAGGGATGTAAGGTGCATACTAAATGCTGGGGGTGAACCTACCCTCAGGGATGATTTCAATGAGATTCTTCTAGCAGAACATAAAGCTCTTCCTAATGCTAACTTAACCTTAAGTACTAATGGCTTGTTACCTGATAGAGCGATGAGTGCAGTTGAGTTTGCAATTCAGCATAATATCAACTTGGGAGTTGGATTATCTTTAGATGCAGTAGGAGAAGGTCATGATTTGATAAGGGGCGTTAAGGGTAATTTTGAAAAGATAGACGGATTATCTCATAAACTTATAGTTCTGAGTAAGAAGTACGGGAATGAAAGGGTATCCTCTATATTTGGTTTTACGCTTAGCAACTATACACTACCTTATCTGGATGATGTCAAGACATATGCTAAAAGTCTGGGGATAGAACTTCTTGTGCAGTGGTACAGCCAGTCCTCATTCTACGATAATATAGGCAAGGATTTAGCTAGCAATAATGGTTCTATGGTTAAAGCTGTTGAGTCATTACCGTACCCGATTCTCCGTGAACTATGGCTTAAATGGCTGGCAGGCAAACCTATCAAATTTCACTGTTTTGCTATGGATACATTCTGTGCGCTGCAGTGTAATGGTGATATTGTACCTTGTCTGAGTCTTTGGGATACTAAAGCGGGTAATGTTAGAGAAAGTTCCCCCACAGAACTCTGGCACAGCCCTAGGGCAGTAGGAGTTCGAGGAATAGTCAGGAATTGCCAAGGGTGCCTAAATGCATGGGGTACTCGCTGGAGCTTTGAGACTAGCTTCTATCCTTATATACTATACTTTCTAAAACACCCACGAATGCTTATAGGAGGTAAGAATGCCAAAAAGGCAGTTAGAGATTAAAGTTAGCGGGAGTCACCTAGTAATGAAGTTTGGAGAAGGATTGTTTGTAGCCCTAACAAGATACTCAACTGGAACTCTTGAACTAGCACTATATCCTGAGGATACTAATGATGTTAGCCAGATGCTCGCTGACTTCAAGGAGCAGGTTAATAAACTATGAAAATAACATTCATAGCACCAGGCATTGGGTTATATGGTGGGATTAGAGTTATATTTGAGTATGCTAACCATCTGTGTGCTAGGGGGCATAGCGTCTCTATTGTATATCCTATAGTTCCAATGAGATTGGGACAGCATAGCCTTAGAACCCTAGCACGCATGGGTTTAGGGTTTGTGACAAATGTTATACAGGGTGTCCATATAGATTGGTTCGACCTCAAAGCAGACTTGATAAGGGTACCTAGGCTTACTGAGAAGTATATTCCCGATGCCGACATTATCGTGGCCACGATGTGGGAGACGGCTTACTATGTAAGCAAGTTTAGTAAGAACAAGGGTGAGAAATTCTATCTCATCCAGCATTATGAGACCTGGACTGGTCCGGAGAAGAAGGTTAATAATTCGTATAGACTTGGGCTAAAAAACATTGTTATCTCAACCTGGTTAAAGAATATACTCCGCAACCTCAATGCACCAGTTGAAGCAGTGATATTTGATGCTGTGAACTTGGGGGATTTCTATTCTGATGGGAGAAAGGAAAATGATAGGATTAGAGTTCTTATACCATATCGTAAGGAAGAGTGGAAGGGTACTGGAGATGGAGTCAAGGCTTTCGAGTATGCAAGACAAGTACATCCCAATATTCAGTTGGTCATGTTTGGTCTAAATAAAGGGGCAGGAGTACCCCCGTATGCAGAGTTCTACAGAAGACCTTTTGGTGAGAAACTGAGGAAGGTCTATAACTCCTGTGATATCTTTATCTTCCCAAGTCACTTTGAAGGTTTTGGACTCCCACCAATGGAGGCGATGGCGTGCAAGTGTGCCGTGGTATCAACTGATGTTGGTGGAGTTCCCGACTTTACTATATCAGATAAAACTGCCTTGCTCTCTCCACCATATTATCCTGAGTTGCTGGCTGATAACATCATTAAATTGATAGAAGATAAGGAATTAAGGGAGAATATTGCCAAGGCAGGTTATAGGCATATTAAAGAGTTTACTTGGGATAAAGCAACTAATGAGCTGGAGCAGGTATTTGATAAATCATTAGTGGATAGGTACTCAGATGCTTAAAAGGGGTAGGATGGTAAATACACAAGATTGTAGAATGTCTAAGGGAAGACTGAAGCAAGAGTGGGGGTCGTGGTTAGAGGGTAGTGAGATAACATACTTGGATTCTCAGTACCATATAGGTAGATATGTCTTTGCTTCTCAGTTTGTTGTTGGCAAGTATGTTCTGGACATTGCCTGCGGAGTTGGCTATGGCTCAAGCTATTTAGCTAAAAAGGGAGCTAGTAGAGTTATTGGGTATGACAAGTCGCTAGAAGCTATATCTAATGCAACTAAATACTATGGAGGTGGGAAGACAGAATTTATTAGTGGAGACGCTGCTATGTTACCTTTTGTAGACAATTCCTTTAATTGTGTAGTATCTCTTGAGACTATCGAACATATCAAAGAGTATAAGAAGTTCTTGTCAGAGTGTAAGAGAGTATTAAAAGGGGATGGCAGTTTCATCTGTTCTACACCAAACAGAAATGCAACTTCTCCAATACTAAACAAGCCACTTAGCTGGTGTCATACTCAGGAGTTCTGTCTAGAAGAACTCCACCAACTGTTACTCGACTACTTTGGAGAAGTGCAGGTCTTTGGTCAAGACTACTTTTCCAGTATGACCAAAATTGTATGGCAGTTACGTGGAACAGCAAAGGGTATGCTTAATCTTATTCCTAAGGGAGGAACTTTTGCTGAGTGGATGAGTAAAATAATATTTAGGCAACAACATCAACTTGTAAGATTCTCAGTAGGAGAAATGGATACTGTATTGTTAAGAGAGGGAAAAATTCTTCCTTACAATGATGGTCTTATTCCTCAGAATTTAGTTATGGTGGCTAAGAAATGAGAAAGCAGTTAGCAGTATTCTTGGCAATAATCCTGATAGGAGCAATGGGCTTTCTGTCCTTGCCTATTGGTGGAGTAACTATAAATATCAGCACAGGATATTTGTCGGTAAGTACTAATGTAGCTCTTGCTGTTAATACACTGCCACCTAAAATACCAATAGTACAGTCTTACAGTCCTACTATAATAGATATTCAAGTAAATGCTAGTAGTGATGATGGGTATGAGCTTCAATCTACTGGTGCCATGGATATTGCTGGCACTACTGTTTATCACAGGTCTGGAACATCTCCCGTACCACTATGGGGAGCACACCGTTGGGAAGTTAGTATACCAAAGAATGCTACTATCGGGACAGCATATATTTCATTGTATTTATATAGCACTTCTTACGATGATGCTAACATAAATTTGTATTTCCAGTTGGCAGCATCTCCTACTACACTTACAACAGATGCTTATAATATAACTAACACAACCAATCGGACAAGAACAGTAGCGAATGTATCCTGGGTACAGGACAATGTGACTGGTGGAGTAGTTGGATGGTACAACTCTCCAAGCTTAGCTGCTCCACTGCAAGAATTGGTGAATACAACTGCTGTTACAGCTATTGTCTTAATTGCTCTGCCGAATGCTAATGTGAGCAAAACTCTTCGTAGTTATTGCTATGATACTTCTGGAAACTCTACTTACGGAGCTAAACTCTATGTTACGTATATAACTCCCCCAACAGTTACTACTCAGGCGGCTTCTGAAGTATTAGTAACTAAAGCTACTGGAAATGGAAATATAACAGCTACTGGGGGAGAAAACTGTGACAAGCGAGGAGTTTGCTGGAATACTATAGGAAGTCCTACAGTAGCTGACAATATAACAGAGGAAACAGGCTCATTTGACACTGGTACCTTCAACGAGTTAATTACTGGGCTTACTGCAGGGACTAAGTACTATGTTAGAGCTTATGCTCACAACTCAGCAGGGTACAGCTATGGAGCTGAAGTAAACTTTACTACTTTAATACAAACCTTTTTCCCATTAGAACCAATTGAAGTAGTACTAACTACTGCTAATAACTGGACTGATGTTGACCTCGACGACTATACAAGTGGATTAGGAGCTGATGTTACTGGTGTAATTTTATGTTGTGCGGATGTAGGTGGTGGTAACCCAGCTTTTGGCTTGCGCAAGAATGGTAGTACAGATAACAGAACAGCTACTGTTTATTACTACTCACTCTTTTGGGCAGCTATCGGAGTTGATTCCAACCACATCTTTGAGGTATACGTTGGCAACACGACTACTATTGATATCTACATAGCTGGCTATACTGAAACTGGGGTGGTTTTCTTAACTAGTGCCATTGATAAGTCTCTAACTGTGGCTAATGCCTGGACTGACATAGATTGCACCTTCGAAACCTACGATGCTGCCATTGGGCTGATATTTGAGGTAGTTGGTAATCAGACTGAGTATAAATTTGGTCTAAGAAATAATGGTTCATCTGACAATAGAACGAATGATGTGCAAGTACACAACGACTTTGGCTGGATAGTAGGGTGCGACTCTGGCAGTGTATGTGAAGGATATATTGGAAATACCTCAGTTGACTTGTACTTAGTTGGCTATATAACAGCTGGAGCGACTTTTTATACTAATGCCACAGACCTTAGTTTAAGTGTAGATAGAAGCTGGACCGATCTTAGTACACTGCCATCTGACGCTGCAATGGGTTTTATTGAGATAACTACTACAGATGGCATAGAATATCCTTATGGCTTGAGGAGGAATGGAAGTTCTAAGGAGATTTATAACTATGCTTGTATTCATCCTAGTGCTTTTGTAGGATGTGACTCCAACAATATTATTGAAGGAAAGATACTTAACGTAAATACTGACTTTTGGCTTGTTGGCTATGCTGTAGGTGAACCATCAGTGTCTGTAATTCCCACAGTAACAAATGGGGTTGGTGCTACTAATGTTACGACAACGACTGCAAGATTAAATGGAAACTTAACTAATGACGGAGGAGAGAACTGTACAGTCCATATCTATTGGGGGACCAGTGATGGAGTAACAAACAGTAGCAACTGGACTAATAATGAGAACAAGGGAGTCTTAGCAAATGGGACATTTTATACAGACATCTCCAACCTGACACTAAATACGACTTACTATTACAGATGTTATGCCAATAACAGTGCAGGAAGTGATTGGGCAGACAGCACAGCTAACTTTACTACTTTGAAGGTAGATATTACTAATACTCCTGCTAGTTGGGACTTCGGCACAGTATGGGAGAACTCAACCTATTCTACAGGGTTAACTGCCTTCAATGTCACCAATACTGGGGATGTGCCAGTTAATATAAGCATAAGTGGGACTAATATGACAGGTGTAGGGACTTGGACTCTCAATGACACAGCAACACCAGGGGCAGATACATATGGGCTGAAGGCAGGAGTTGTAGGGGGTGATTATACAATTATAGTTAAGAAAGAACCTACATACAATAATCTTGTAACTAATTTGGGAGTCGGTAACAGCACGCAGTGGGGACTGGAATTATATACTCCAACAAGTTACAGCGGTGGTTATGAGAAGTCAGGAGTAGTTACTTTAACTGCGACGGAGGCATCATAATGGGAAAGAAAGGAAGACGTAATAATAAGAAACCAAAAGGTTACGGTAAGAAAACTGAACTGCCTGTGGTCGGTCAGGCTCTAGAAAATAATAAGAAAGGAGGGAAAGGTAAATGAGGAAAGGTTTTAAGTGGTTGTTGGGAATAGCTCTAGTAGCTATCCTAATGTTATCACCTGTAGCTGGATTGCTAGGTTTTAGTGGAATGGCTTTTGCTGCTGCTACAACCCAAAATGTGACCATAAATGCTACACCGGGCTGGGTTAGTATTAGTAATAACCTAACCACCTTTGACTTTGGCACGGTACTCGCTGACACAGATGAGAACACAACTCTTAATGGCTTCAATGTGACCAATGAGGGGAGTGTAGCTTGTAACATAACTATCGGGTGTAACGGCTGGGCAAAAGATGGTAGTACTAACTGGACTTATGGTGCAGCAGGTTCAAACACAGGACAGCTAAGTTTTGCTCTTTCTGCTGGAAGCTTCCCTGGCACTACAATACCTAGTGGAAGCACTGTTAGCTTCAAAACTGACTTGGATAATGGTGCTTCTCAACAGTGGGGAGTACAGCTTGATGCCCCAAATGCCTTTACGCATGGTGATGCTCAGCAAGATACCATAACACTAACAGCAGCAATGAACGCAACTGGTTAATCTAATTAGGACTCGTGGAAAGCGGGCGATTGAGGTTGAAAGGAAAGTGCCCCCTAGACTCAAAAATGAGGTGAATATGGAAAGGAAACTGAAGTTAATAACTCCCTTACTAATTATAGGAGTTTTACTACTAACAGGATGTAGCCTATTTATCCCAGCAGACAATATACCAACTAGCAATACAACTACTGATGGGCAACCTCCAGTTGATAGGACCTGGATTAGCCCAGCTAAAGTCCAGATAGGGAACTTTTACCCTGGTGCTAGGGCTGAATGGGAACTATCAGTACACAATGGTAACGATGCAACAGCAGAGTTTGCTGTAGTCTACCGTGAGCCTGACTACGTAGCTGAGGGCTATGCTGAGCCCCCTATTGAAGCGGATAGCTGGGTAGTTATTGCTGATAGTAGTCCTGTCTTAATGCCCTACGAGACAAGAGAAATACTAGTTGCTCTTGATATTCCTGCCAATGTGGTAATCACAGCAGACAAGTGGGAGTTTTGGATAAGCGTTAAGGATATAACACAGGGAGGAACAATACAAACGGAACTTTGCTCAAGGTGGCTTGTAGTAATGCAATAGAGTATCTACGAGTATGGTGGATGGTAGCATTCTGGGGTATCGGGAGTTGGCTAATGTTCTACTATGTTCTTCCTATAGTAGGCAGTAAAGGAGAGAAAGTAAGTGAAAGTTAAAGATACATACAAGATTCTTGTGAGGCGAAAGAATACCGTAATAATGAGACAGTGCTCGAGTAGTATTAAACTAGTGAGTTCAGGCATCAAGGCCCGTTATCCTGATGCTACAGTTGAACAAGTTGGTAGAAAAACTACACGAGAAGCTGCCTTAGCTTGGGTTAAGGAACACTATGATTGAAGTTGCATCCATACCCTCTAAAGAGAAAGATACCTATAAATACCAACTCAAGATAGGACGTAAGGTAGTACTACGAAGTATTACCTATGACCTAAATGGACGAGAGGCTGAGCACCAGGGGGAATTTCCTGGCTCAAAGGTTAAACAGATTGGGCGTAAGACTACTTACAAGGCAGCCCTAGTGTGGGAGAGAAGGGGTGGTAAGCGTCCATATTACAAAAAGCAAATTGAGGTTGTGAAACAATGACTATAGAGGTTGCTTCTATATCTACTGAGAATTATAAAGAGGTAATTGAGATAAGAGTGCCAGTTCGTTTTTATTGGGATGAAGATGGCTTTGATGGTGTAGAGTTTGGTGAGTTCAAGACTACCTTGCAGCCTTGGGAGGAGGATATGGTGGACAGATGCTTGGAAGCTATTATAGGGGCTATAGAATGATAAGAACAGTAAGACTTAAAATTGGTATATGGCTGGTTAGACTAGCAGGAAGAATTATGCCATGTTCTAGCATGAGAGTTAAGTTGTGCAGGGAGTTTTTAGCAAGCGAACTATCGAATGAGGTAACAAAGTGTGGAAGTGGAAAAGATTAGCTTTCTTTGTAGTCATACTACTGTTACTAGTAGCTCCAACTCTAGTATCAGCAGACTCAACGGAAACTATAACGATAACAGCGGTAGGCTATATTGTTGGTGCCCCAGGGGGACTTACCTTAACCTACATTAGTGACTATGAGATAGGGATATCATGGACAAAAGGTCCGGGTGCAGTAAATACATTAGTAAGAGCAGCTTACGATAGGCTGCCTACAGATAGGAGTGATGGATTTGAGATCTACTATGGGAGTGGTACTAGTGCTACCCAATGGATTGAGAATCTCGGTCTTGTTGGGCCGATATACTATAGAGCATGGTCTGAAACTGCGAATGGTACTTGGGAAGAAACTGGTACTACTGGAGTTGGAAACTTTATGAGTCAATCGTTTTTGTTTATCGGAGTAATTATAATGGCTGGGTTCTTGACTTTCCTAGCTAGATACACGGGTCAGTTGCTTATGAGGATAGCAGCTGCCCTGATTTGGTTAGTGCTAGGAATCTGGCTTTTGATAGGAAACGTAACCAACCTTGGACTAGATAGTCCTTGGACACAGGTACTGGGTTTTGTCTTCATTATAATGGTGATAGTACCTCTTACTTGGCAGATGAGGACTGAGGTCAGGACTGAGTCACAGGGTAAGCTTTGGTCTGAGTGGAGTAAAATCCCACGTGAGCCAGTCAAATCGAGAAGTCAGTTAACTAAGGAGAGGCATAAGGAGAGGTTAAGGACAATTAGAGAGCGCAGGAGGCTTCAGTGACGAAGTTTCACACAGTGAAAGATAAGAAGGCTATGAAGGAGGCGAAAGATAAGCTAACTATGCTTGATTTGGCTATTCTTACTAAGTGTGAGATCAGTATGAATATAGTTAGAGTACTTAAAGCGGGAAAGCCATACATAAATAAGTATGGTAGGAAGGAGTTTGCCACTACGGATGAAATACTAGCTGCAGTTAAGAAATTGGAAAAATTAGGAGTTTTAGAAAGGAGGTAATATGCCAGGGGAAAGAAGTTTAATGGACACAATTATGGCCTCAGCAGCGCCTGAGGAGATATCAGCAATAAACATATTGTTTGATACTAAAAACTACCAGAGGTTGAAGATGATAAGTGAGATACCACCACAGTTAATGTATGTAATGACTGTGTTGGGAGTCTTACAGAGGAGATACAACTCCAAGGTGTTAAAGTTGTTTGATGAGGAGTTTCTATCGAGGCAGAAGAGTAGAGATAGGCAGGGTGTACTTGAGTTAGTGGAGGTTCTCCTTGGTATGAGGAGAATGGAGGAAAGACAGGATTAGAATGGAGTTTAATATAGTCAGTTTTGAGAGCGTGAAAGGTTCTGGAATGACCTTATCTGCCATAGCTATAGCTTACAGACAGTTTCTGGGGAGTAAAGAAGTAGTATTTAGTCCTATACTAGCTTCTCCGTATACTTATCTTACTGAGGAAGAGTTAGTAAGGGAGTTTAAAGAGGGCAGGAGGTGATGTAGATGTCAATCTACACTTTTTTGAAGGAGTAATGGGCAGTGGTAAGACCTTAACTGCTGTTGCTCTGGCTTGTAGTGAACATTACCAGTATGGAAGGAAGATAATATCCAATATACACTTGGGCTTCCCCTATACTAAGTTTGATATGCAGTTTTTTATGGAACATCTACAAGATGAAGTTCTCAATAACTGCGTTACATTACTGGATGAAGCTCATCAGTATCTTGATGCTAGAAGATCGGGGGGTAGGGCAAATATACTTTGGACTTACTATACTGTTCAGACTAGAAAAAGGGGTGTAGACTTATACGCATGCTTCCACCATATAGATGTTATAGACAAAAGGTTTAGAAGACAGGTTGATGTTAGGGGTACTTGTAGGTATCAAAAAGAAGAACCATGTAGGAAGTGTGGTGGTAAGGGTATGGTTAATAGGGGTGGAGTAATGTGTCCTGCATGTGGTAAAGATGGTGAGGCACCAAACACAGATTGTCCTTTTTGTAAGGGAACTGGAGAGGTATGTCCGAGATGCTTGGGCTATTGCGTAACGGGATGGGCAACTACTAGATTCCTTGACTTGAGGACAGGTAGGAGGAGTAGGATTCGAGTGTTTGGCCCTGCTTTCTTTGGGGCATATAATACTGAAGAGGTTATACCGTTTACAGGAAAGCAGATGAGGATTCCAGTTGAGGACTTATAGTACGTCTACAGATCCTTTTCTTACACTCAGGGAGGAGCAAATACTTTTTGTTCTAACCTTGGCAACTAGGGCAGAGGGAGATACTGCTGTAACTAATCAGAAGCTTGCTGGGGTACTTAAACGGTTAGGGGTGGTTATAATGGCCTCTGACTTGAAGATGGTACTTAAGAATCTAGTCTGGAAAGGTAAGGTTGGACGTAGTAGTAGACATGGAACCTTGTATTTTTATCCGATTGAGCCTGATTTTAGGGACTTCAGTCTCCAATTGAAGAGAGAAATAGATACGCAGAGGATTAGAGATTTACCCGGTTTTGAGAGCACAGCACTTAGAAGTATATATCTTGATGCTTACAGGGAGGGGGGACGGCCTGCAATAGCTAAGTTAGAGGATGAATTTTGTACTGAGAAAACTAAGGGGGTACAGTACTTACTAGACTTAGAGAAGCTTTTCAATGCTAAAAAGGATACTAGGTAGATGGCTAAGTTTGTAGGAAGTTATGACTTTGAGATAAGACCTGGATGGGCTGCATTTACAGTATGGCAGGGACCTAGAGTATATACCGCTATAGTTGTGGTTGATAGAGATAAGCACCTTACTAGGAAGGAGATGCGAGATAAGGACTTTGAGAAGTTGTGTTATAAAGCTATGGCAGTTATTACTAAGTATTCTAGGGATCCAGTACTTGTAATATCAGATGGTCGCCCTCTATCTTTTAAAGTTAGGACTGAGGATGAGGAGATAAAAGAGTTTGCTCAGAACTTCCTTAGAGAGCATCCTGAGATTATACTAGCTGGTAGGTTTGGGCCTGAACTTAAAGTTGAAGCTACTAAGTATTTGATTGAGAGGAAAAACTAAGTTGAAGGATAGGAGGTGGTTTGTGGAGTTATTGAAGAAAAAGGGTTGGGAGATTAAAGGAATATGAAAATCTATAGACTAACTAAGGAGGGAAAAAGAGCTGCTAGGATACCTGGTCCTAATAGGGATGCAGTACTTGACCATATCTATGAGTTCAAAACAGCATCCTTGGATGAGTTGCTGGTAGTTGATAAAGAAGCAAGGAGTAAATTAAATGAGTATCAAAGGAAAGGATATGTTGAAGAGCTTACTGGAGACTAGATTATGGCTATATATGACTTAGAGACTAAAGGATTTTTATGTGAGTGTGGATGTAAACGGGAATGTGAACCTTGGAATAGCTATAGAATACGAGGAGAAAAAGTTGAAAGGACATATGAGTGGGAAAGTTTCTATGGAGGGAAAGTCCCCTATAAGGAGGAATTAAATAGCATTTAGACTTGGAAGAAAAAAGACAATTGGTGAACTAGAAGAAGAGAAAGAGCATCTGACTATTGAAGAGGAAGTACTGTCTAAGAAAGCTGAGATTGCTGAGCGCGAGGCTGTAATAGCTCAGCTAAAGAAGCAGTATGGTACTAGCTGGGCAAAGACACTTGGCATTAGTAAGTTTACTGATTTATCTACACTTAGGAGTTTTCTAGTTAGTGCAAAGAAGGGTTTAGAGAAGCAAGGAACCACTTCTAGTAGTAGTCCTTTAAGTAAGATGTTGAATTTTAAAGGATTACCTAGGGCATGAGTAAGTTTCTTGAGCCAAGGCCTGGTAGGGAGGAGAATACTAGTGCTTATCTTGGTGGTGGTGTTATTAAGTTCTATGGTAAGCCAAGTACTAAAACTAGGCTCCATGAGTTGGGGCATAAGGTACTGGGACATGAGCCTGGCTTAATGGCTCTTAATGAGCTTATTGATAGAGAGTTAGATGCTGAGTCCTATGCATATAGGGCAATGGATAAGCCTTTAACTTACAAGATTGGTATCTCCATAGTATGCGAGTTGGTTCAGGATTGGGGGCTCAGTCCATCTGAAGCCTCTGGACTTGTTGAGAGGAGATTAGCTGCGAGGGGTATTAAAGTTAGTAGGAGAGCAAGACAAGACTTGAATTGGTTCGCTCATGGCTTGCAAAGTGGCAGGACTGAAGTACTAGAGAAAGGAGGGATATGCTAAGTGCACTTGATAGTAGATGCTTTTTGTAGTAATTCACAGCTTCTAAGTAGGGAGCAGAAGTTAAAGGAGTGGTTACTGGAAGCAGCTTTAGTTTCTGGAATGCACCCTTTTGGTAAGCCTGTAATTGTTGACTTCCCATTCCCTACTAGAGAAGGTACTGCACTTTCAGGAGTTATATTTCTAGGTGAGAGTTCTATAACTATACATACGTATCCTGAGTTTAACTTTATTTACTTAGATGTTTTTAGTTGTTTGGATTTTGATAAGGAGAAGGCCTTAGATTTTATTAGAAGGAGTTTTGGAGTTACTAGATATTCCTCCCTTATCCTTAACAGGGGTGTTGACAAGGAGGGTAAGCCATATCTAGTTAACGAAAGTACTAGGCCTGAGTGCTGCCTTGGGGGGTTTAGATGACAGGTAAGTACTATTTAGCCAAAGAGGAGTTCCCTAATATAACTAGGACTGGTGGTTACAAGGAGATACCTCCTGGGATAATATATAAGGCGGCTGAAGAAGTAGGCTTGCTTAGGACTGAGCTACCTCATATAATTATTACTCGAGGAAAGGAAGGTGTTTACTATCCTCCCAGTAAAGAGGGTTTACTTGGTTTAGTACTAGTTCCTAGAAGGGAGAGAAAAGGAGCTGCTAGGGAGACTCTTCGCCACGAGTTAGCTCATGCTAAGTTAGGCCATAAAGAGTCTAGGGAACCAGGAGTAGTAACTAGGAACGAACTTGAGGTTATGAGGCACTTAGAGGGTAGGATTTCTTCCTCTGACCTAGCAAACTTAGTGGTAATAATAATGCAAGACTTTGGATTTGGTAGGAGGAAAGCCCTAAGTTTGGTTACCAAAGTATCGATTGAACTGAAAGTTCCTAAAAGAACTATAACCTACGGTAGAAGGTTAGTAGAAAGATTAGTAAAGTAGTAAAGAATCCCCCCCTATAGGTGTGGGAATATATGGCTGTACCATTAACTTGGAGTGGGAGAAGATGGGTAGGTAGAGAACTAAGGAAGACTGCTAGGGAGGTAGGCTGGAAGGGAAGGGTTTATGTTGGTTGGTTCCCCATCCTGGAGAGAGGTTCTGGTACTAGATCTGGTAGTAATATTTCTGTGGGACTTCCAACTAATCTAGGTCGGGAGGAGGCCTTAGAAGAGGCTGTAGTAAACTTCCTTCATGCCTTTTCTCACGACCTAGAAAAGACTGAACCTGGCATCTATGCTAGTAGTAGGCAAGAAGAAGTTATGACTTATATTAGAGGTAAGAAATTAGCTAAGAAACTGGGAGTAGCTACTAGATTTAAGGAGTTGGGTATAGATTACACAGCTGACATGCTAGCTTTCACTAAAGCTGAGTCAGAAGGGAGAGAGTATATAACTGAAGGTGAGAAGGCTAAAGCTAAAGAGTTTGTTGAGAAGTATGGATTTAAGAAAGCAATAGTAAAGATGGAAAAGCTAGTTGAGAGGTTAGAGGAGTAGTATGGAAAAGTATTCTATTGTAATACCTACTATAAATGAGAAGGAAAATCTAAAGGTACTGCTACCAAAGTTGATGAGCCCAAACTGTGAGATTATTATAGTAGATGATGGTTCAACCGATGGAACTAGAGAATTGGTTAGAGGCATTAGGGGGATTGGAGACGGGTATATAAAGCTAGTTGAAGGTGATAGGAAAGGATTAACATCCGCAATCCTGAAAGGTATTAAAGAGACTAGTAACGAAGTAGTAGTTGTAATGGATGGGGATGGACAGCATAGGGCTGAGGATGTATCTAACTTACTTCGGTCTATATTTGAGGGCTTTGATCTAGTAGTTGGAAGTAGATACATAAAAGATGGCTCATCTCCTGGTTTTACTTTTAAGAGGAAGTTTATCTCGAGGGTTGCTTGTTTACTATCCTACCCATTCCTAACTAGAGTTAAAGATAATACTTCTGGATTCTTCGCAGTAAGAAAGGGTCTTATCGGGACTATTAGAGAGGATGTTCCAAAGATTTTGCTTGAGGTACTCGTGAAAGGTAACTACTATACTTATAAGGAAGTGCCAATGACTTTCAGTAAGAGAATCTTTGGGGTAAGTAAGTTTTATAGTAAGAGAACTATAGTAGCTTTCACAAAGCAAGTATTATCCTCATACGTTAGTAAGTATTTAAGATTGGGACTATTTGGGGCGATTGCAGCACTTACTACAGCTTTAATTTTTGCTGGTACCTACATCTTAACCGAGTTTATGGGACTGTGGTATATGCTAAGTATGCTACTTGCTAGTGCAGTAGGGTTACTATTAAGATTTTCACTAGAGAAAGTACTTGTATTTCCGGGTAGTAGGGAACCTGGTGAAGCAGACTATGAGTGGAATGCTTGGTATAAGGGTAATCCAGTTCAGAAGTACTGGAAAAGAAAAATAGGTAAAGTAATAGTTAGTTTTTCTGGTAAGCCAGATAGGATTTTGGATTTAGGTTGCGGTAGCTCCCCCTTACTTAACTCCTATCACTGTGAGGGTCTTGGTATTGATAGTAATGAGAACAAGATTAAGTTTATGAGGAGTAGGACTCCTGCAAATATAAGGTATGAGGTTGGGGATGTTAGAAGAATACAAGCTGGTAAAGAGTTTGATTTAGTAATTATCAGTGAGGTTCTAGAACATCTTAGTAATCCGGAAGAAATTCTATCGAGAGTATCCTCGGTAATAGCTAGAGATGGGAGGTTAGTTATTGCAACCCCGGACTATGGTAAATTACTTTGGAGAATTGCAGAGGAGTTTACTCCCTATAAGGAAGAACATAGATTTAGATTTACTAGAAAGACACTTGAGGAAATGTGTCTTAAGTTTGGATTAAAGCCTATTGGCTTTAAGTACGTATTTGGGTGTGACTTAGTTGAAGCATTTGAGAAGTAAACTGCCTTTACTAATTGGGATTATAGTCTTTGGAGCAATCCTATTTACTCTAGGATACACTGCTTGGAAGAATCCTGTCTACTCTGATGAGTATGTATTTTATAAAGTAAGTGAAGGATTACCTGCCTACTCTTCATCCGCTGATTGGATTTTAGTAGATAGACCCGATTTAATAACCCATAAGTCAGAACAGGTGTGGGGTAAAGATATAGTAGTTAAGGTAAATAGACTAGCTTATGAAAAGCAGGTCTGGGTCCATCCATCCTTAGATAGTGTACTAGTTTATCCTTTTGTTAAGGCTACAGATAATATCAAAGGCTTGAGAGCTATCCCGATAACATTAACTATGGGTTCCTTAGTTTTACTATTCCTCATACTGAGAAGAAGACTAAGTCCAATGTTAGCAGTAATTACTATTAGCCCTGTACTACTCTTTGATGAGATAGTTATGTTTGGTGGTATTTACTTTTACCACGAGGCGTTTATGCTATTCTTCCTAATTCTTACTATTTATTTATCTGAGACGGAGAGTAAGTGGAAGTACTTAGCTGGAGCTGCTCTGGCTCTTAGTAAATTACCAGCAGTAGCATTTCTATTACCTCTAATAATTAAAGATAGAGACTGGAAGTATTTACTTAGTGCAACTGTTATAGTTCCTTACTGGATTGCAACTTGGGTTATAGGAGGATCTCCTTTCTACTTAATTAACCATTGGTTGGCTATGAGTGAAGTTGCAAGAACGATATTCTGGGCTGGGAATATTCTTCCTCAACTGGGTATATTCCTAATTCACTCAGGTATAGCAGCTTTTGCAGTCCTCGTTATTCCTGGTTTATACTTTGCTATTAAGGAAAAGCAGTACTGGTTATTAGTAGCTATTTTAATTGCGGTAGTTTTAGGTATAGGATGGGCAGGTATATATTACCAAATGGTCGAAATGATCTTCCTTAGTATTATAGCACTCTCTTATCTTGTATGCTATCTAAGTAAATATTTTCAGAGGCCAGAGGTTAGGGAAGATATAATTTCCCATATTCCTGCTTTAAGAGAGAAAGTTTTACCCTAATATAATGATGGGCTCTGCCAGGGGAACTAGAACAGCGTAGTCCATTGCGTACCTACTCCTCCCGTCGTGTTCTGGAGTGGATTCGCCCTTTTCCGAATCCATTTAATCGGGCAAGTGGCATCCCATACCAATTAAGGAAGCTTTGTAGATAGACGTAAAAATAGTATAGGGGAGGTTATTAAAATAGTTGGAAGAGAGTCAGGAAGGATTTAAGCTAACTGCAGGCAAGCATAAGTTCATGCATGAGGCTGGTAGTTATCTGAGGACTGTGCTAGATATGGGTAAGGAGAGAGGCCTAATATCTAGGGATACAAAGATTAAGCTTTACTATAACAAAAATCTGGAGGGTATATCTGGTGAGGTAGACCTTTGCTTTGAGATATGTGGGAAAAAGAGGAGACCTCTATATGTTGTTGATATATCTCCTTCTGCTATAGGAGATTGGGGTATCATTAGGCATGAGGCGGGACATATTGTCCTGGGTCATCCTGAGAAAGGTCCTTCTACTAGTAAGTTGGAGGACTGGGGTGACTTTCTAGGTTTTGTTAGAAGGGACTTAAAGGCAGACTTCATTTCTAGAAGAGCTACTGAAGGACTTCCTTATCTGTATGAAGATATAGCCTTTTTTGTAAGAAAAGGTATTCGAGACTTTGGCTTTGAGCCTAGCCAGTCTTTTGAGCTAGTAAAGCAAACTGCAAGAGGTATACATATTCCTTTTCAGTATATAAAGCAAGCTAGAAAGGAACTAGTTAAGGAAGGGTATCTGGAGTAGGAGGAGAATAAATGCCAAGCAGGATTAAGGATGAAGTAATAAAAGAAATAGAAACCTATGAATTACCCAATACTCCTGGCTGGTCAGTTGATGACTATATAAAGGCTGAGGCAGAAGAGGTAGACCCGGAGATACGTGGCTTTGTGCATGAGTTACTCAGATTAGGTTACCCAACTTATACTAGTTGTGCTGGCGGGTCTGGCCATGCTAGTCCTGGTGGGTTTGTGACTATCGAGCAGTCCCTATTCCCCGATGAGGTTGACGAGATTCACAGGGTTGCGAAGAAGAATAATCTTAAGGGAGTTAGAATAGAACCTGGTAGTACTGCCCAGCAGGAATCTAGGGTAAGTTTTAAACCAGTAGGAGGAACTAAGTGGAAATATAGGAAGTACTTTTCACAAGAGGAAGCATTAAAGGGCAGGAGACTAACCCAGAAGAGATATCTCGCGACTGAAAAAGGTAAGGAAGCTTCTAGGAGAGGCTGGAGGAAGCAGGCTAAGACTGAGAAAAGAAAGCAGTATATGAGAGAGCGCATGAGAGGGTACATGAGAAGGCGTAGTAAATTGGAAGGTAGTAGGAAATAGAATGGAAAAAATTAAGCTAGTTTTACCAGATGAAGAATTGAGAGATTTCTCCAGATTTAGGAATATGAAGTTGAATGTGGATGGTAATAGGCATAAGAAGAGAAATCTTTATAAGAAGCAACTTAGCCAGATAAGGAGACTTCTTAGATGATATCTAAGGCTATAAGTCTAGTTTCCATACTGGTAATTTCATTACTGTTTGGACTTGTAGGGTGTACCCCCGTAACTAATACTACTTTACCTACCTCAGATGATGGTAGTATCATAACTACCAGTCCAGCTGCCTTGACAGTCCACTTCATTGATGTTGGGCAGGGTGATTCTATACTTATAGACCTTGGTGATATCGAAGTACTAATTGATGGGGGAGGAAAGTCCTCAGATGTAGTTGGCTATATTGATAACTATATTGATGGGCCACTTGAAGTCGTAGTAGCTACTCATCCCCATGCTGACCATATTGGGGGGCTAATCGGAGTCTTAGATGCTTTTAAAGTTGACGAAATCTGGTTTAATGGAGACATAAGTACTTCCGAAACCTACTCCCAGTTCATGTCAGCGGTCAACTCTGAAGGGGTTCAGGTATATGAGGCTAGGAGAGGAGATACTATCCAGGTTAATAACCTTACCTTTAATGTACTCAATCCTGCTAGTTTGAGTGGTACCACTAATGATAACTCTATTGTTTTGAGCCTTAGCTATGGACAGGTTGACTTCTTGTTTACTGGGGATGCAGAGCAGGAAGCTGAGGCAAGTATGCTCACGGAGGGCATTGTTCCAGATGTAGAAATTCTCAAAGTGGGGCACCACGGCTCTAGGACGGCTTCTTCAACAGCTTTTCTGGCGGTGACTACCCCGGAAGTTGCTATTTATATGGCAGGGATTGGTAACCCGTATGGTCATCCTCACGCAGAGACTATTGAAGCTCTAGAGGAAATAGGAGCTAAAATCTATGGCACCGATGTCAATGGCACGATTGTGGTTGTCACAGATGGGATAACCTATACTGTTCAGATAGAAAGAATAGTTTCTTTAAGTGGAATGGTTTACGTTGATGGGATTCCTAGTTTTGTTGGTCATTAAGATGATGCCCATTGTAGTTAGGTATATGACCCATGAAGAGGAGGGACAATTTGAAGGAGCGGCTGGCATATCTGAGGAGACTGAGGAGCCTAGATATATAGCAATAAAGAAAGGTTACCCAACCAAGGAATCGGCTAGAGTATTCACCCATGAGCTGGGCCATATAAAGTTCCCAGTTGACGTCGATGAGGCTATAAATACTTGGAATTGGTATGAGTATCACGCCCTTAACTTATTTAGGGAGTTGTGTGCTGATTATTTTGCTCTAAAGTACCGAATTGAGACTAGTAAAATAAAGTGGTCAATAGGAAGGAGTAAGAGGCTCGCTAGAGGGCTGGGCCTAACTAGGAGTATGATAGAAAGACTAGATAGGGTAGCTAGGCAAAGGGTTGGCTATACTGGAAAGGAGGTGAAATGGTGAAATTACTACCTAAAAAGTTTACTAGTAGTTTGGGAGATATCACTAAACAATTTCTGCAGGGTGTTTGGTATGGTATGGGTCCTGACCCTAGGAAGATAGTTAAGAGTCCCAAGGAAGTTAAGAATAAAAAGTTAAGGAGAAGCAGATGAAGAAAAAGAAGTCGGTACTTAAACACTTTGCTAAGTCTCTACGTGGAGAGCTTACTTCCATTAAGAGTAATATGAAAGGAAGTTATGCACCCAAGAGACATAGGTAATTGGTTAAAGGATAGGTTAAGGAGTAAGTACTTCTTACCTATCCTATTTTTTATACTTTTCAGTACCATAGTCCTATTCCCGCTAGTTCACTACCATTATATCTATTCGTCAACTGGAGATGATACAGCTATGCATCTCCAAGTGATGGATAAAGTAGTAGCACATGACAGTATACCTATGGTAGAGGGTTGGCCTAAAGTGAGCTACTATGGCCCTATACTGCTAGGCATAATCTGTAGACTAACTGGGGCTGGGACTGATACCCTCTTTCTAATCTTTAATTACCTTGTTTTAATTCTTGCTGCAACCTCAATCTATTTTCTACTAGCTAAACTAGTTAATAAATGGGCAGGACTAGTAAGTATTCCCATTGTATTCTTCTGTACTCCCAATATCCTTACTTTATTCTACTGTGGAACAATCTTTAATGTACTGGGAATGTATGTTATACTGCCTCTTGCTATACTCTTCTTAGTTTTTTGGATAAAAGAAAATAAAGATTACCAGTTAGTACTTTCACTTATATTTTTTCTTCTTTGTGGAGTCTTGCACTCACTTACTGCTCTTTATGTGTTTAACGCAATAGCCCTATTTTTGGTAGGAGCTCTAATATATTATATTGCTAAAAGGAATAAAGAGGAATTGAAGAGGATAGGTTTATTTTCTGGGGCATTCCTTGTGACCAACCTTCTCATTCCTTGCCTTGTTCTACCAGATTTCTTAAATCTTGAGTTGCTTGCAGCCGCTGCTCCTTTTAACTCAATCCTAACAAGTATTCCACGAGTATCTCCTTTCCAATTCTTTACAATATACTTACCTCTCTGTACTTCAGCAATTCTTTTCTCAGGACTAGCTCTTATAGTAATACTCAGGATAAAACATAGACTAGTTCTTGATAAAGGTACAATACTGCTTGGACTTATTTTACTAGTATTTATTGTAGCTTTTATACCTGAGATTATTCTAGCCTCTGACTCTATTAGGGTAGCACTAGACCTCTCAACCTTTTTAGCTATACTAGCAGCTATCTTTGTAGGGATTCTAGTTAAGAATAGAAAGATAAAGAGGATGATCTTACCTACTTTCATATCCTTAGCTATACTAGGTTCTATCCTTCCACTTGTTACTTGGTTTGGTTATAATAGTGCTATTAGACCAGTAGATAAGGAGGCTATAGCTTACTTGAATAGTCAAAGTAATGTAACTTATACTACTTCTACTCAGATTGCTCCCTGGATATATAGTAGATTTACTAAAGGAAAATATATGGAGGATGGAGGTGAGTATATAGTGTATAGAACTAAGCCTATGACATGTAAGACTAGTCCAGAATGCTACTGGTACCAGTATGGGAAGCCTAGTGAGAAGAGTGACTATGCGAATATGAAACTCCTAGCAGTATTTGAGGATGACAAAGTAGAAGTATATGTTTATAAAAGGTAGTGCTTCTTTTAGTAAGTTGTCATTATTGAATTTATAATATGAATATGGCATTACATTATGGGATTATTATAAAATGTTAATGTAGGGAAATAACTAGGAAGATTTTAAAGGAGGTAAAAAAACCATGACAACAGCACTATTAAAAGTACCAGCAACAATCTATAAAAGAGAGGCATATGTGGACCGTTGGGGTAATAGACACCCAGCTAAGACTATCAAGCGGAAATCTTACCTTAAAAAGGATACCGGTAAGAAAGGTAGAACACCTAAGAAGAAGAGGTGGTATAAGCCTAAGCATAAGACAGGCTGGAAGAAGGAAATGGCTGCTAGGGAGAGAAGAATTAAAGTACTTAAATCCCTTAAGAAGAACTACCTTGGGGCAGCTAGGGAGATGCAAGCTCTGGCTAACGTAACGGTTGACCCTGAAACAAAAACTAAAGCTTTAAGGGATGCTAGATACTTTTTTGAGCATTATGATAAGGAAAAGAAGTAGATGCCTTATAAGATAGTTAAGGAAAGTGGCCCCAGGCCTTGGAAAATAGTTAACAAGATAACTGGGAAAGTTGTTGGTTCTTCTGTAACTAAAAAGAATGCCGAGGCTAGTATAAGAGCTAGATTTATGGGCGAGTATGGCAAGAAGAAGGTACATAAGGATTAGATTTAGTGATGGAGTCGTTAGGAAAGTTCCACTTATTGAACCCATGCGACCAACTGATACTGAGGAGATACCTAGGCATGGTTGGATTGCTGAGAGAAAGTTAGATGGCTCCCTTACCCTTATGTATCTTATAGATGGAGCAGTAGCGTATGTTAATAGAAGAGGAACTAACAAGACAGATATCTATCCTGAGTTAACGGATGATGAACCTAAAAAGATTAAAACTAAGGGATTAACTATAATCCAAGGTGAAGTCTACGAAGGCAGTGGTGGAGTAGGAACTTTTGAAGATTTTCTTAGAAGGGATTTACTGCAAGACCCTGAAGAAGCTAGGAGAAGACAAAAAAGGTACCCTCTAAAGTTTGGTGCTTTTGATATCCTAAACAAAAATAACCAGTGGGTGGTAAATAAGGATTTACTTGAGAGAAGAAAAATACTAGAAAGCACTATTCCTAAAGGTGTAGAAGTAAAGGTTGTTAGTTACTCTAAGAATCCAGAAAAGTTTACTAAAGAAGAGAAGAAGGGTGGTATTTCCGAGGGCATTGTCCTTAAAAAGATTGGAACGCCTTACACTTATGGAAAGAGTAAAAACTGGAGAAAGTTAAAGTTTAAGAAAGAAGCTGACACTGTAGTATTAGGCTATGTAAAAGGTAAGGGTAAAAGAGAGGGTATTGGTACCTTGAGAGTAGGAGTTTATGACTCGAAAACGCATAAAGTAAGGGAAGTAGCAAAAGTTGGGACGGGATTTACTGATGAGGAGCTTGCAGATTTAAAGAGGAAAATTGATAGTGGCAAAAAGGTTTTTGCTAAGGTAGAATATATGAAGGTTGGTTCAAGAGGAAGACTAAGAGCACCCGTATTTGTTGGAGAGAGAGAGGATATAGCAGTTAAGGAAACGCACTTATAAGGTGGTGGAGACACTTAGGTCATTGTTAGGTAAATAGAATTGGTTAAGAAAAGTAGATTGAGAAATAGAAGGATTGGTTCCTCTTGGAAGGGTGAGAAGTATATCCATGGTCCTAGACTTAAAAGTCCAAAACTATTCTCTGAGTTTAAAATAGGTAAACCTAACAAGGCAGGTGTCAGATTAGTTTTTGGGAAGAATAAAAAGACTGGAAAGTGGGAAGTTCAAAGTAAATTGACTCCGAGAACTGGAAGATAATTGTGATTAAATCTTAGAAAGGAGGTAGATTAAAATGTTTGACTACAGGAAGTATGGGCATCCAAGAACCGAAGAAGAGAGAGCTGTAAGGCATGCTAGGTTTTATCCCGGGCAGCCTTTACCACCTAGAGGAACAGGTCAGACCATGGGATTTGGTCAGAACTTTTTTAGGGTTAGTAGGAGCAAGCTTGGTATTAGTTTGGGTAACTTCTCTAATTTAGGACCTATGTTCCGTAACTACCAATGGCCTAGGAGGTAAAGGAGGTTAGTTATGAGTAAGCTAGTAATAAAAAATGGTGAATCAATTGGTAATATAATAAGGAGAAACTGAAAGAAAGAGAAATAAAAATGGCAACTTACTATGTGCATATACCAGGCAGTGAAGCCCCAACTGCGGAAGTTGATGCCTCCAGTACTAGACATGCTAGGACTGCCTATCTCGATTACCTTTCTAGAAGTGGTGTTATTACCTGGAGTAATAGACAAGCAACAAGGAGCTTAGTAAAAGTTAATAGGATGCAGCCTGGGGAGATACAAACTCAAGTTAAACTTGAGTACGAAGCTAGTAAGTCACCAGAACAAGTAGTTGAGGTTCCTCCAGTACCTGTAGAAACAACTGGAGAGGTAGTTAAGGAAGAGGTAGAGCCGGTTAATCCTAAGCAGGCAAGGCCTTATTTTGCTAACAGCTTTGGAGGAGCACAAGTGCAACAGCAAGCTCAGCCTCAACCTCGAAGTAACCCATTTGATAGTTCACCTATTATCCAGCTAAGTAGGAAAAGTAGAGGAGTATAGTAAAAAGGAGGTAGTCTATTATGAAGTACATTAGTCTACAACCCAATAAAAAGGAATTCTTGGGACTAATTCTAAACCAGTATATCTCTTCGGGTTGGGGAAGCCCAGGGGCTAAGTCTGCCCTTAGGAAAATTCAAGCTTCTAAAGGAGGAACAGTAGGCCTTACTGAGGAGGAATTAGGAGAAATAGTAGAGGCTCTCTCTGACTATGCAGGGAATGAGTTTGGAGAGTATTCTTGGGCTCCTACAGAGGTACCTACTATAAATAGAGGTAGAATCTTTCCTTATAGTGCACCTGGGGAGGATTGGAATTTATATGCTAGGTAGGAGGTAATTGGAAATGAGTAAAAAGATAGAAGCTTTTAAAGCTATACTTGATGTTCTAGCTGAAAAGTATGAGGTTCCAACTACTAGAATAGCTCATATACTCTCAGATAGTGGTATTGAATCAGTTGAGGATATTCCTGATTGGAAAGATTTAGATGTTATTGTCCAAGAAGGACTAGTCGGTATGTATTGGAATAGTAAAGAAAAGAATGGGAGATAAAGCTTATCTAATTATTGGTCTAACAAATAAGTATGAAGAAGAAATAGTGCTTGCATCTAATAAGAGCTCAGCTATAAGAAAGTGGTGGGAAGAATATTACAGATGGAATTCTAGTGGGAATTTGCCTAATATAAAGGCTAGGGGGTTAACACCCTTTGAGAGATGGTTATTTAAAGATGAACTTAAGGAAGTTAGACTTTCAAACGAACCAATTCAAATTTTTTTGAGGATGTGGAGGAGCTTGATGGAAAGTCAAGAGTGTTGGGTTTCTATTTAGAGGAGAGGGGGAAAGAAAGTTAAAAAGGAGGTTGGATTACTATGAAGGAAAAGGTTATTGCACGCAGGTACCAAGGAAAGGAGGAAACATCTATCCTTCAAGCAAACTCTATGAAGGATCTGAATGCCTTAATACGTTCTAGTAAGGAGTTTGCCAAGAAGAATGATTTAGTAAACTTCCGAGTGCTTGGTAAGGGGAAAGACCCCGATGGTGGTTACAGGGCTGTGGTTACTGCCCACAACTGGAACCCTATTAAGTGGGTTAAGGAGAAGCTAAGTAGAAAGCCCAGGCCTGAAGCTGAGCCTAAGCCTGAGCCTATTACAGAAGCTGAGTACAGGGAGGTACCTGGAGAGGGAACTATTAGTGGGTCTGAAGGAGAAGCAGAAAACCAAAAGTTTAAAGAGGATGAGGCAAAGAGAAGAGCTGAGGACGAGTTCACTCGTCAGAGGGCTGCTAATGAGGCTGCGGAGAGGATGGAATACGAAAGGCTGAGAGCCCAGAGAAAGGTTGAGGAGGAAGAACTTGCACGGAAGATAGGGAAACTACCCCCGAAGGAGAGAAAACGCTATGAGAAGAGGGCTGGGGAATCTTTTAAAACTCAAGCCGAAGCTGCCTTTGAGCTCTGGGAAGGTAATATACCTAAGAAAAAGAAGAAACTAGTTCACCAATGGAATGACCAAACTAAGCAGTGGGAATGGAGGGAGATCGAGGTTACCTTATCCCCTCAGGAAAGATTAGCTGAGGCTAGAATCCAAAAACTTGGTGGTGTCATGATTGAGGAGGAGATAGCTGAGGCTAAACAGCGAAAGAGAGAAAGGTCGACACCTTACAGGATTTCCAAAGCTATAGGAGGTTTTGGCCAAGAGATGGCTGCTGTAAGTATGCTAGGTGTAGCAGGTACTGCACAAGCTATCCTACCTAGAGGGAAGCCTAGCAAAGCAAGAGGTTTAGTTCCTAGCTTACCGATTGAAGCGTACAGGGTTGGTACTCCCAATGTTGACCTGTCGGGCCTGAGAAGACCCTTACAGCCAATGTTTAGTACTGGAGGTGCGGGAGGTTTAGAGCATCTAAAGGGAGCGATGCTTCCTAAGATAAGGAAGCCCCAATTTAGACGAATCCCACTTACATCCAGGCCAGGAAGTACAGCTACTAGGACTAGTTAGGAGGCACTGTGGAGAGTATAGTAAGTAAAAGTAGAGGAAAACCAGTACTTAAGATTAGGTATAAAAAGCCGGGTGGAAAAGGATTCGGAACTAGGCTTACCCTTTCTAGGAATAGTAGTAAAAGGATAAAGGGTAGAATTCTGTCAGTAAAGAAGTTAAGTAAAGAAGAAATTTGGAGGATAGGAGACCATTTACCATTTGATCCCGAAGCTTTACTTAAAGAGTTTAGAGAAGCAGAAAAAAATAAAGGGAGGTATAAACTAAATGTCGAAGAGAGCGCCGAAACCACAATCAACAGGACTAGTACCAGTAGTAGCAGAGCCATTGGACTTCTCCAAGGTCATAGAGTCAGAGAGCCTTACACTAGCACAAAAGAGGAAGGAAGTGCTTGAAGCTCTTGGACTTAAGAGAAAAAAGAAGAAGTATGATACTCCTGAGGAGAAGAAAGCTGCTGCTAAAAAGAGGAGGGATGAGAGGAAGGCAACTAGACGAGAAGTACTAAAGAAGTACGGTTTAGAGCCCAGGAAGAAGGGTCCTAAGATGACCCAAGCTGAGAGAAAAAAGAAGAGGTCTGAGAGAGGTAAGACCAAGAGGGGTTTCCTTAGGGAAATGGCTAGGGCTAATCCAGATCTAGCTAAGAAATACGGAATTGATCCTAGTAGGTTTAAGCTGTAAGAAGAAAGTCGTGGAAAGGAGGTAATGCTATGAAGAGTGCAAGTAAAACTATGGATATCTTTGGTGCCCCTGAGGTTCAGTACTGGCAGTTAACACCTATAGGAGTTCAGAGACTTCAGAGTGGTAGTCTGGGGTCAATAAATCCTACGGAACAAAAGATAATGACGGTACTTGCTGAGATGGGAGGAATAGCCGAGGTTGATGAGCTTACTACAGTTGGAAATATTAGTCCCGGTATAGTAGTGACTGCTCTAAGGCACTTGGCAGACTTAGGGTATATTACCCCAGTGGCACCCCAGCAAGAGCAGTTACCAACTTAAGAAGGGTAAGTTAACCTTAGATAGTAAATTTAAAAGGAGGTTTTTTGTTAAGTGGCTAAAAGCAGGAAAGGTAAACAGAGGGGTCATGCGGTTCACGTAAAGTCCTTTTCCTATTCCCGAGGGGGTAAGAAGGTACACGTGAAAGGTTATAGCAGGGGGAGGGCAGGCGGAAAGAAAGGTTAGTTTGTAGATAAACTAGTAATTACTAGTTAAGGAGGTGAGATAGTGCAAAAAAGTAAACCCAAGCCCAAACCAAAGTAGTAAAGGGATCAGTCCTGGGGGCGGTAGGAGAGTTCTTATCTAATACTGGGAATCTCCTCCGCCTTCCCATCAATTAGTTTAATAGGTGAGGTTTCTATCTCTCCTAGTATCCTATTACTAAAATTTGGCTGTCTAAAAGTAAAAGAGTGTTTAACTAAATTAACACCTCTTCCTTTTAGTATTTCCTTCCAGTTTTCTATCCTACTAAAAGTACAGGGTATTTCTTCCCCTTTTAGTACTCTCTTAAAGTCATACTCAGTCAGCTGGTAGTCTCTATAGCCAGCAGTTTTTTGTTTTAATATTTCACTGCTATTTACATAGCCGTAAAACTTACTACCAACAAAGTAAGCTCTAACTGCAAACTCAACTAGTTTTAAATCACCTATATGATTCCCAGTAGGTAACTCTACTGTAGTATATACTGAGTCAGTATCACAGTAGTAAACATCTTGGGCTTCCAGTAACTTCTCTAGGTGCCTAACTTTAGCTTCAGCTCTTATTCTCATATTTATAGCTGGTTTAATATATGGAGATTTAAAGCTAGCAAGACTAGATGTTACCTCGTGGTATATCTCATTTTTATCCATAGGATTATACTCGTTCTCTTTTATATCTTTCACGTGCTTTATCTCAGTTCTAATCCTATGCTGACCAAACTTACCACTCAGTCTTAGGCCAAACAACTTCCAAATCCTTCCCATATCTAAATTGGAGTTCTCACTAAGCTTGTTCACAAACTCACAGAAGGATTTTAGTATTGGCTTCTCATCGCACTCTAGCTGCCTTATAAGCTTTATATCAACTCCAAGCTGTGCAGCATATCTCAGTTCAACCATATCCCACCAGCCTCTAAATTCTCCTATAGGAAATATTAGCCTACCATTAAATCTATATGGTAAGGGTCCTATACTTGCATCAGGGACTTTAACTATAGCCTCTGCTAGAGTTCCTTTATCTATATTGGGACTTCTCCATCTCATTCTACCTACGGGAACAGGTGTATCATAGCAGGACATAAACATTCTTTTAACATCGTAGAAGTTAATATTCTCACCATACCTCTTATATACCTCATTCCTACCCCCATAGGTAGCTGCCCTAATAAAGGTCTCAAACTCCACGTTCGAGGCTATCTTTCTAACTGGATAGAAGCGCTTATTGAACGCCTTTATAGCTGTTAGTGCTAGAGTAGAGGATGGTGTAATACCAAAGTTAGTAAGTAGCTTCTCAGTAAAGGAATCTAGTACCTCACTAAGAGCTATGCAGTCGCGCTTAAGATACTCACTAAAACTACCAAGTATGGGCTGCATCTCCCAGGGGTTCTTAGTTTCGTCATGCCTCCATTCTAGTTTTTGGGATACACCGAGAGCCTCGCAGCATACAGATAATTTTCTACTAAGTAGGAGGTAGCTATCTTCAAATGAGATATTTGGCCCTATCCAAATCAGAGCACCTAAGCCTGCAACAAACCTAACTATCTGGTCATGCTTAGTTAAACTGTCCAAGATAAACTTATTATCATATCCAGCAGCATTATGAGCATAGACTTTTATACCTTCATACTTCTTTATGAACTTTAGAAACTCCCAGATTACATCGCACTCCTCGTTTATCTTTAAGAATTCATGGTACTCTCTCCCATCAAAGAACCCTACAGCAATTGGCTGGGTCCATTGAACGGCCTCTATATCGAAAGTTGGAACCACACGCAGTTAACCTCCCTTTAAAATTTTCTTCTAATACTTATTACTAGAGCAATAACTTTATACGGTCTTTGCTTTTGAAGGTAGTCTTTCATGTACTTCTCCGTCAATGCTAGTATCTCATCCACCCTATTAACTAGAAAGGGCTTAGCCATTCCTTCAGGTACTGTAGCACCCATAGCTTCTTCCCCAAATACCATAACACTTACATCATCGTGACCTCTAGCTGTAAACCCCCTTACTGGATTAGTTATTGTTTTCCTGCCTTTTTCTGTCCTATTAAGCTGAACGTCAAACCTAGCAAATTTTATTGGTTCCTCATCGTATCTCCTCGCTTCTTCATAGGCAGCCCATAGTAAGGGGTCTGCATATGCTTTAAACTTAGCAGGTGTCATACCTTTTAGAGTATAAACTATATCAATACCCTCAGCATACTGAAGGTCACTCCTATCTATCTGTATAGGGTAACCAGCTAGAATTCCTTTCTCATACAAGAGCTTAGTTATCTCAGGGTATTTCCGATGATAGGGTTTAATATCCATCCAATGTATCCTCCTGTTCTCTTATTCTCTTTATCCAGTTAAAGCAATCAAAACATAGTACTTCATTTTGCCAATCTATTGGTACTACTGCTCTCCACTCTTTATCTGATACCATCCACTTATGGAGCTGAGTATGATTGATATGGCAGCCACACCTATAACATCTTACTATCGTTTGGAAGTAGGGTACCCTTCCCCTTCTAGTAAGCATGTCTAACCACTGAGCTTCTTCCTTATCTGTTAGCCCATTCTCGTAGGTCCAAGTACCTTCAGAGCAGTCAAGCTTTAACTTCTCGTAACAGCAGTCACAACTCATAAGCTGGTTACCACAGAATGGACAACTCTCCATATCACAATTTAGCTTATGTATCTGGCCTTCCCTAACTCCGCAGTCATGGCAGGTAAATCTGTAGTTAATATCTACCTTATGCTGCATATTACCCAATCTCCAACTTCTTAGTTTCTCCCCAGTTAGTACCAACTGAGCAATCTACTTTAAACTTTATCTGCTCCTGTACTAAGGTTCTGGAGTATTCTTCTAGCTCCTTCTTAATCTCAGGCACTACCGAGACATCTGGTATATCTATAACTATACTATCATGAACTGGGAAGAGTGGGTAAATTCCCCACTTATCCTTTAAATCCCATAAGTGAAGCATACAGTAAAGGTTAATATCTGATGCCATAGATTGGATGTAGAAGTTAGCTCCCTGTCTGTAGCACTCATGCTTATTCTCGTCAAGTACTAGTCCAAATCTTCTCTTCCTACCAAAGTAAGATGTTAGTACTCCTGTTTCGTGAATTTCCTTCTTTACTCTAGCTAGATATTCTTTAACTGACGGGAAGATTGTATCAATTGTAGCTACTAACTCGTCAGCATCTTTCTCGTTTAGTTTATAACTCATCATAAAATCTCTTTTACCTCTACCGTATAACCTACCAAATACCCCAGCTTTAGCTTTAACCCTACCTTCATGCCCGGACCATTTACTAGATAGGCTAGTTCTTTTAACCAACTGGTCTTGCACCAGCTGATGAGGATCACCTCCACTTGCTAGTAAGTCCTGTAGATGACTATCACCACTAGTTATAGCATAGCATCTTAGCTCAATCTGTTTCTGGTCAGCCTCAAGTATTAAATGCCCTTGTTCTGGAAGGTAAAGCTTTCTTACACCACCACTATAACTAACGTTCATCATACTTGGATCAGACATTGAGATCCTACCAGTTACTGTCCCCGATAGATTAGTGAATGGATGTATTCTAAAACTATCATCTATGAAGTTAGCCACACCCACGACATAGGTAGATTTTAGCTTGCCAAACTCTCTTACCTCTTGTATTTTATCACAAATCTCACCTCCTAACATCCGTAGGATTCTAGCAGCAGTCGATCTACCGAATCCAGGAACCTGCTGATAGCCAAGGTTGTCATACAGTAGTTCTGCTACTTCTTGGGGAGAGAAAGGATTTAAGTAACGTCCTACTAGTTTTTCAAGCTCCTCTAGCTTCTCATCCATTTCCTTCTCGAGAACACCATCCAACTCCATCAAATACCCAACATCTACAGGTATTCCTCTATGCCTAATCTCAGCAAACATATTGGCACAAGGGTTTAAAATCTCCTTATATAGTTGGGTATTGGCTACTTTTCTTCTAAAGCCAGCTCCTTCGGATAGCTGGTATGTATAGGCAACGTCATAAGCTGCATACTCATACAGCTTATCGTCTGGGACTAAGTCGTAACTGCTAGCTTTATGGGGCAAAAACTCTTTTATATCCTCTTCCCAGTTAGGAGCACCCAAGTACTTACCTGCTAAGACCTTTAGACCATGGCTATACTGCCTCTCATCTATCATATAGTGAGCTAGTAAGGTATCAAAGAAGATTTTTACATCGTAGCCTGCTTGCTTAAGGAAACCAACATCAAAAGGCCCATTATGGAATATGCACTTCTTCCTACTAAGTAGATTCTTCAATCTACTATCATAGACATAGTTTTGATGTTGTTCAAAATAAGGTGAACTCTCACCCGGAAATATATAAGCTGTTTTCTCATCAGTAGCTAGACATATACATCTTATCTTATCTGGGTCCTTTCCATAGGGGTAAAAACCTCTACCAGTTGTCTCAAGATCTACTGCTAGGAGTTCAGACTTATCCAGCACCTGCAACACTTCACCAATATTATCCTCGTTAATGATAGTTCTATGAGGTATACTAGCTAGCTGGTAAGTTCCAGTTAGATATTTAGGAGCAGACTTTAAGCCATCAACAAAGTCATAGAACTCCTCAGCTCGCCTACTAAGTGAGGCAGGATGTATAACTGGTAATACTGGACAAATCAGTCCAGGTAATATCCTACCGTTAACACTCTTAATCTTGTAACCAATACCAGTAAGTGCCTCAAGAGGTATATTACCCATTGCAACAACTATCTCGGGATTTTTAGATTCAACCTCTTTAAACAGTCTATCTTTGCAACAATTTATAGCTAACCTTTGCTCACTATCCCTAATATCCTCTGGTAGCTGACATAGTAAAGTATTAGTTAAGTAGAAGCTAGTTACACCAAGTTTAGCAAGTGTCTTCCTTAGTAAGGTTCCCGACCAGCCAACTAAAGGCCTTCCTTCCCTTACCTCAGTCTTAGCAGGTGCAATACCAACTAGTACTATATTATAGTTTTCATCGGAACCGGTGCCCTCACCAGGTACTTTTTTACTATCTTTTAGAGGGCATTCCTCACATTTACATAATTCTAAAGGATCCATCCTACTTTACTATCTCCTCTGCTCTACTATTGCCTTACTATTATACTCAATGAGACCCGAATCTAGACCTTCCATAAAAGCTACATAGCCATCTACACCTTTACTCCTTTGCATATAACCTAGAATAAATTGCAGTATTTTATATGAGTCTATTTGGGCGAAGATTCTCTACTTCTGCCAGGGTTTTGCTATACCATTCTTTACTAAATGCCATTATGCTAGCTCCTACTTTTTACTATCTACTTTCTCTGCTTTAGCCAATTTGGAACCAGGGCCAGTGCCAACCACCACATAAGTCTTCATAGCTTAACTTCATACCTTCTACCCTACTTCTCTCCAAAAAATCTTTTGGACTTTCCCTGAGTTTTACTCACATCCTTCCTTGTAGTGGGACTTTTGTAGTTAAGGAGAGCATCTTCATTCTTCATAATCTTGCTAGTAACTTCCTTATCCCAACTGTCAGCCTTCTTCCCCTCTAAATCACCTAACCACGTATCTTCCTTCTTTTCCCTAGTTAGAATTCCCCTGAATATCCATTTATCCTTACTCCACTTTAGTCCAAAGAGTACTATAGCAATTACTACTGGTATAAATAAAGCTAGTAAAATCGGTGTCATGAATTTCCTCCTTGTTACTTCTCCCCAAAAAATCTCTTGGGCTCTTCACTAATATTTTCTATAACTTTCTTTGGTACCTCTTTCCTTACAGAATGTAAAAACTTTTCTTGCTCCTTTAAGATTGATGTTACTAATTCTTTCTGGTCTTTATTCTTAACTTTATTCTTAATTCCGTCCTCTTCCTCATCTTCACTAGTAAGAAGTAGTATTATAACTGCTACTACTATCATTATAACCGTTACCATAGCTAGCCTCCTCAGTACAGATTCATCTGTATACCAGGGATTGCTCCCTGGTTTCGGCTTATTTCTTTGTTGTTGCTGCTACTTCCTCTACCTTCTCCTTCCTCTGGTCGCCTAGGAGTCTCTTCATAATGACTCCTGCCAACCCACCTAGGGCATCCCCGCTACCACTTACCATAACATCTGGCACAAACTTCAACTGCTTGTCAGATAGACTAGTTACCACGTTGACAAATGCTGTTGACTCTTGCCCTAATGCTTCTACCTGAGCTTTATACCCCTCTGCTTTTCCTACACCGATAGCTTTCTGTCTCGCTCCTTCAGCCTCACCTGTAAGTTGTATATAAGAAGCCTCACCACCTGCTTCTTGTACCCTAGCCTCAGCATTAAAGGTCTTTATGCCTACTCCTACCTTAGCTTTTGCTAGTTCTTTCTGCATATCGGCTGTACCAGTAGCTTTCTCAGTCTCAACTCTCTGGTCCTGGGCTTCTTTTTGCTTCTTATAGGTATCTATCTGTTGGTTCGCAATTTCCCTATTGGTTAATACCTCAACAAGTTTTTCTGGTAGAATAACGTTCTGGATATAAACACCACGAGTCTCAATATGGTATTTTTCTAGCTCTGAGGTAATGTGGGCTTGAGCTTCTCTCTGTACCAGCTGCCTGGTTTCTATGAACATAACAGCAGGCATACTCTGGAGCTTATCCCTGAAGTGATTCCCTACTGCTGGCTGCAAAACTTGGTTAGTTAAGTTAGCCATAGTTCCAACCATTGAAATAACAGCAGGAGCCTCTTTCGCAGCGATATGAATCTGGACTTGTAAGTCAATATGAAAGATAAATCCTTCCCTACTCTTTGCATCAATGGGGCTTAGCTGGGATTCCCACTCATAAGCTTTTAAGCTCCCCTCTGCCCAGTTAAGGTTGATGATAGACACTGGCACCTTCTCCCACTGGTAGCAGTGAGGATTTATAGCATACTTACCAGTTACCAAGGCCTCATTCCAGATCCCTCGATGCCCTGGCCTGACAATAGTACCGAACTTGAACTCCTCTTCTCCTACTTTTCCAGCCTCAGTAGGTAATCCAACGTAAGACTTTACAACTGCGACTTCCCCCTGTTCTACCACCAACATTGGTTCTGCCTCTACCTTGATAAGGAAGGGATTTAAGTTATAGGCCCCATAAAGTAGTGGGTCATGCTGTAAACCTATCTTACCTCCATTATCTAGGAAAGCTTGGAAGTCCTGATAGTTGTTATGCTTCTGGTTTTTGGAACCTATGATTAACTCAATTAAGTCGGAGTCACCTTTTCCCCCCGCCATTGCATCTGCTATGTCCTTAAAACCTTCTAGCCTACCAGCGATGTCTCCTGGTGGTAATGGATCTCCCTCCAAGGTTGTAATGATGCCGACCATATCAACTATTTTTCCTTCCCCCCTAAATTCTGGCTTAATAATTCTTACGTCTAACCATTCCTGCTTTAAGCCAAAATCCTCACAGTTAAGGCTACCTTTATGATAGCACTCACGAAGGTCTGGGTCGATAGGCTTTCCGTAGCACCTCTCGGAGGTAATAACTAGAAAAGCAATAGGATGGAGTGGTAGTAGGGTTCCTGGGGATAGAACTGGCCTTTGAACTCCTTTCTGCCCAAATACTATAACTTTCTTACCTTCCCTCTCGGCTTCTACTCCCCCCATAAAACTTCGGACATCCTTTATGTTTATCTCCCTCTCATACTTGGCTGACTTAGCTCCTATAGGAAGGGGTTTTCCTACCTGGGCTACTACAACCCCAATCTTACCAGCAGGTATCTGTACCCAAGGATGTTTCTCTACATCGTAGACAACCCAGAATTTAAACCTCCATCCAGGCATTAGCAAGTCTGCCTGATAACCAGCCTCCCCTTCTAAAGCTACAGGATTATCTGGAGATAACTTCCTTCCAAACCTTTTGGTTACCAAGCCTACTTCCGTAGGTCCTATTACTCTAATTGAGGGTAGGACCAGTATAAGAAATACTATGCCTATGATACCTAAAACAATTAAAGACGACACTGTAAAACCTCCTTTTTTATTTCTCCATTTTACCTACTTTGTTTTCCTTCTATTTACTTTCTCAAACTGTACCTCCTTATAAACTACTCAACTTCATCTTCTTAGGGTCATTCATCTACCTCCGGGTTGTTAACTCTTATTAGTCTAAATCTACTTACCTGCAAATCTATTTTTCACTATCTCCCCCCTTTACTTTTACCCAACCAAGAACTAGGGGCATGATAAGCCAGAGAAGGAATAGAATAAGACCTATTGTACTTGTAGTCTTATTTACTGGTATAGCTGGATCTATAGTCCTCATTATATATGAGGATAATCCAATACCAATAGCTAAGCATAAAACCAGACTATGAAGCACTAGTCTCCTAACTGTATAGTTCATCTATTCTCCTCCCTCCTTACTTGCCTTCAGTATTTCAATAAAGGGGTCTTGGGCTAACTGCCCTAATTCTAACCTAGACATAATCTCGTAGAGTTCCCCCTGGGAGTACCTCCTCTTACTACTATAGATAATCAGTACTTTTAGCTGTTCCCAGAGCTCCTTATGGTTTCTTTTGTTCATTAAACCTCCTTTCTAGCTTCTCATACTTTTCTAACAGTAGTTTTAGTCTAAAGTAAATCATCATAGAGTAATTAGATAAATCTAGGCACTCATTCATAGCTTCAATAAAGGGGTTTAGGCTAATCTTGATGCCATGCTCCTCCCTGCCTTTACTCATCTTCTCAAACATAGCAGAGGAGAACTCTTCTATTCGGACTTTATCTTCCTTTGTAGTAGTTTTAATCTTATCCATACTAGTAAACCGTCCTTTCTGCACTCCCGGGATAGTAAGATCTTTCCTTACAGTTGGGTAAATCTAGCTTAGCAGGGTCTTCTATACTAGCTGCTTTCATTGCTATTACTTTTCTTCTACATCCTGGGCATCTATAAGTTTCATTCTTGCTTTTATAACCACATGGTGGATACCAGTAACAACTATATGCTAATTCGTATGGTACTTCATACTTACCACCTAAAAGTTCTACTCCTATCTCCTCAATGGAATAATTTCTAATTGGTAGAAACAGACTAAGTTTACTTTCAGTAGCCTCTTTAAGGACTGCATCTAACTCCATATCAAAAAGACCAGGCCTACAGTCAGGACATATATCTCCCTTATGACTACCCATAGCTATATAACTATAGTCATTACCATGAGTAAATGCCCACATAGAAGCAAGACCAACAAGAGCTATACTCCTACCCCAAACTCCACCAATACGCAGACCTAAGTCTGCTTTTACTATTACCAGGTCGGCGAGGCTACCATTAACTAGATGACTCCTACTTAGTTTATGTTGTCTAATCCAAGAAATGAAATCCTTTAGTGTAGATAGCTCTCCCTCAGTAGACCAATGATTATAGTCAACATAGAAAGGTGTAACCTCAAGGTTAGATTCTAAAAGTTTAAGTAGGACCAGGGATGAGTCTAGGCCACCGCTGCATAGACATAAACTTTTACTTATCATTATAGTTACTCCTTTACCTTCCTTAGCCCTTTGCTCCGCAGCTATACTTAACTACATCTAAATATCCTTCTATATTGGCTTTAACTAGTTTTTCTACCAGACTATCCTTATAAAAATCCAGCGAGGATGGTGTAGGAGTATATTCAGTTAACTTCCTTAGGTCAGCTGCTAGCCTAGCTGGAAAGGATGTGCAAATGCCAAACGAGTTAGGTGGGGGTATCTCCTCATAAGGATTAGAATAAACTTCTAAGTAGAGTATCTTCTCTTTGATTCCTAAGTCTCTTATAATCTCATCTCGTCTAGCAATAGTTTCCAGTGGGCTGGGCAAACCGATAATACCACAATGATTTCTTAGAAAACTATAGCACTCATTAAGAGTGTCCAAGTCTAATCCTTGTACTACACCAATTAACTTTTTGAACTTGCTTAGCCTTATAAAATCTCCAGCTAAGGATATTGTCCTATTGGATGAGTAGTCAATACTGGGAAGGACTACTAGGGATGGTTTTATCAGCTTGATACTAACTAGTAGCTTATCTAAGTCTGGCCTCCTTGGTAGTCCTGGGGAATAGTCAAGTATAACGGTTCCTTCCCTATCTTTATAAAAGTTGAGATAAGTCTTGTTTGAGAGCAAAGTAGTATAGCATAAATGTAGTTTTGTAGTACTAAGATTAAGATACTTAATGGGTACTATTATCCCTACTTGCATCCCGTCCCCCTTTTGTCTTTTCCAATATTTTCGCTATTGCATCCGGGCAACTCAGTATATGCTCACCACTTTCCCATGCTGATTTGGGGCATCTTAGGCCTCTTAGCTCATCAGTGTATTCACTAACCGGAATACCGTATTTTAATCCTAATGAGACTGCTCTAGTTATAGCTTCTAACTGGCAGTGGGCACAGCCACCAGTCCTACCAAGTACAGCAAATACTTCGACTAGAGCCCCATCATCCGGATCCCAGCAAGGAGTAATATATAGTCCACCACATCCAGTGGTAACTCTATGAGTCTCTCCTCTAGTAATCTTGGGGCGACTCTTCTTTTCCATGTGTCTTAGTCCTTCTCTGCCGTTTCCAAATCTCCTCAACTAAATCTGGTCTAAACTTACCAAAATCTACCTTATACTTGTACCTGTTTCTCTTCTGCATTATGTTACCAATCTCAACTTTATAGAGTGTGAAAGCAGAGGTGGTACAACCGTTTACATTACAGAAGTGCTTAGTCAACCTTATAAGGATTTCGGAATCCCCATTACGATGTGCCTCTGCTACTGTTCTTCCCCAGTGCTTTATGTTATGGCAGTCAACACATAAACACTGGAAACCTAGTAATCTTTGTATTCTTGCTTTATCATCAAAGCCCCATCTCTCGTGGCAATGTAACTGCTTATCAGCTGACTTACAGATAGCACAGGCGTAGTTAAACCCCTCATAGACTTCCTTTCTTAGGTCATTCCAAACCGGGGGAGGTAATAAGTTAGCTAAACTAACTCCCCAAGTACTTTCTGGAATCGGCTCAATGGTTAGCTTCATATTGGGGAAAAACTTCAGTCTCACTTTATCTTTACAACTTTAGTAGTTTGAAACTGGTAAACCGGGGTCCCATCAGGATTAGTTTTGCCCTCAATCCTATATACTGTAACGAGTACTTCCTTAAACATCAGTACATGACTATCAGCTAACTGGAACTCACTCCAAGGTTCGTGACTCGTTAAGACTTCAACCTCAACTGCCTCAACTTCTTCCCCTTGATATTTAACCTTCATAGACCTTGCCTCCTTAATATTCCTATTACGTCAGGTGACTCCCAACCTTTTTGTTTTAGCATCTTACCGTCCTCTCTTAACTTACCACCCTTTTTAGCCATATTGGTTCTATGTACTTCATCCCATACTGGTCGTATATCAATCCCATAAGTTACAGCAGTACCAAGCAGAACTACAATTGAGTCAGCTATACCATCTGCTACCCCTACTACATCATTTTGTAGTATTGCCCTAAGGACTTCCCCCATCTCCTCTTTAATTAAATTATATCTCAAGTTACTATAGTTAAAAGGAGCAGCACGGGGGTGTGGAGGGAAACTATCACCCATAACCTCATTATGAAAATCAACTATGTCTTGGTACCAATCCTGACTCATATTATAACTCCTTTCCATCTTCTGCAGTAGTCTAGAGCTTTACTAAACCCGGGAACTAAGTCTAGTAACTGTTTGTCTTTATCCTCTATTCCTCTCATAAAGTGATATCTAGTGCAGCAGTACTTATTCCTCAACTTCTTCAAAGCATCAAACTTTTCTTTGCTAACATTACACCAACAACCCCCACAATGAGGGCAGTGTACCCCACCACACTTACTACAAAAAGAAAGATTAAGCATGTCGGTCAAAGGAAGACCACACCAGTAGCAAGGATGCTCTTCCCCCGTGAAGTTTTCACCATATCTAATACACCTCTTAGTATCCCAACTATAAGTATCCATTATATCTTCCCTCTTTCCTGTAATTCATATCTTACCTGCATTAGGGCTTTACCAAGCATATCCAATCCTTTCCCTTTTGCATAACCCCAGTATATATCCCAGGGGCTATTCTCGTGCAGTATAGAACTACCAGTACTGAGTAGCTTCATCCTTAAGTCCTCATGCTGAGTAAATTTTGCTCTCAAGCCTACTAGCATTATGTTGTACTTAATATCATCCCAGTAAGGTCTAAGGGTTACATGATATCCAGCAAACTTTGCCTCCTTTGGAGTAGGTAGGTTTTTAATCATCTCTTTCTCCTCGGGAACTAGAGTTTTACTTGCTTGGTAGAAATGCTCAACGGTAGGATAAGTTTTCCCATTTACCTCAATAGGAGACCCATAAAAGTTGGAGCAGTAACCATGCTCATCATGCCTAGTCCAAAAGAAAATATCCATGCTACCCTATCCTATCTGCAAATACTACTACTATACTCCCTTTTTGTTACCGTATACAACTTTATGTACTTGCAAACTAAATCTTACCTTTAATTCTTTACAAAATTCAACTACTTCCTGCATCCACAACATTCCAAACTGGTCTTGGTACTCCTGGCTATCAATAGTTAGTATTTTGGTGGATTTTCCAAGTATAATAACTGGGCTAACTAGAACTACTGGATTTCTAGCTATATTCTTCATAATCATAGCTTTAGCGAAGTTTAAATCTTCTTTGCTACCAACAACAAATTTTATCTGGTCATCTACCCTTGAGTTAAACCACTCAACCAAACTAGCTCCACATACTCCAGAACTGGGACATTTAATGTCTACTACCCAACAGTTAGCTAGAGTCCACCAATAGGGTTTAGAAATGGTTCCGTTTGTTTCTATCTCAACTCTGAATCCATACCTTCTTAGTCCTTTAACTAGCTCATGGAGAGCCTCAGGCTGAAATAGAGGCTCCCCACCAGTAATACATACCCAGTGCTTAAACGTCCTTCCCTCTAGCTTAGCACACTGACTGAGCACATCTTCTACTTCCATTAAGATACCTTTACTACCATTTTGGGCGTAAGCAGTATCACAGTTGTGGCATAGGATACCATTAACGAAGTAGTTATTATAAGGCTCGCAATGCAGGTTATATACCCTCACCTTTTTGCTAATTTTCCTAATCTCTACTATCGGTAGTCCATTCTTCACGGCTAGAATAGGGCAAACTTTCCCGGACTTTAGTTTAAGAGGGTATCTTCCATGATTAACCGAACTGTTACAAGACCTGCAGAGTAGTACTAAGTTATTATCAGAGTCATTGGTTATATCAAAATCCTCATGGTGAATAACTAAGTCAGTTTTATTATTACAGCTTTCAGCTTGGCATATCTCCCCATCCCTCCCAGTTAGGATTTCATAAACTGCCTCTCTCTCCAATCTGGATGTCCACCTACTATAGGAGGAAATTCCTCCTTGCCAGTTCGGATTGTCACTACCGAAGAGCCTAGTAGGATTCTCACTCTTAACCTCTGAGATTGCCCTTTTATGCTCTTCTGAGAATACCCTTCTTCCACTACTATCGTATAACCCTTCCTGCATACCAGCTAACTTCCTCCAATCCACTAAGCGTTCCAGCTTATGCTTTCTCTGCTTAAACTTCTCAAATAAACTATCCCTTGCTTGCTTCCATTCCAGTGTATCACTCTCAAACCTCTTGAGTGAGGCTTCCGGACTATCTCCCATTCTAGAGCTTAGCATTTTCTCATTTATCTCATCCCACTCCTCTGGAGTGAAAGCTAGTCTAGCTTTAGAAATCTTCCTGCCTATCTCTTCATAGTTAGTTGACCTCATTTTTTTAGAAACTACTTCGGGATTAAACAGAGGATTGTGAAGAGTCATTCTTACTGAATTCTGATGAGCTACAGATAAATAGTATAACTCATCTCCTGGAACTAATTCCTCTGCCCTCTTCCAGCTATGAGTAGTCATAACGGGGTGCTCGGGAGTTACTCTCAGTAACCTTTCCCGGTCAAATCTAGAACTACCCTCCGGGAGGACTAGTAGTAAATAGTTCTCAACTTCTCTAGAAAAAACTTGAGTTACTACAGTTTCTGTAACCTCATCCTGGTTGCTGCAAGCTAATAATCTATCACCTATCTTAACCCTACTAATATCACTGCCTACTTTATTAGAATATGTAACTAAACCATCAACCAGACACCAGCTGCAGTGAGTTAGTAGATTACACCCCTGTAGTCTTACAAAGGTAGTCGGTATTCCTTGGTATACACCTTCTCCTTGGATACTGTAAAAAGGGAGCTCAGCTAGACTAATCTTCATTACTTTTACTTTCTTTTTCCCACTTGCCTACAAATCTAAAGCCTCTCACTGCTACTAGTATACCTATCAGTACTAGTGTAGTAACGTACCATACTAGTGAGGCAGTGATTAGCCAGGTCTGACCAATAATACTCTCCATACTAGATTGAAAGGCTGGATAGAGAGCTATTCCTACTAAAATCAACCCAAAAACCCAGAGACAAGCAAGTGCGAAGACTACTACCCTAGAAGCTAATACCTTAAACATTTAAACCTCCTTTTTTAATCTATACTAATACAAAAACCGTGCTACATTAACACCCCCTTACTATAGTAAAGATTATTGCTAAAAGTATTACTAGTCCTACAGCGAAAATTACTTTTAGAAAAACTTTCATATCACCCCCCTAAAGCAAGCTTTACTGAAATAACTATAGCTACGACTATTCCCACAGCTATTGCTACTAAAATAACTTTAAGTAGAGTACCAAACCCAACTCTAATTTGGGGTAACTTCTTCATATGACCCTCCTTACATAAAGAATTATTACTATAGCTATTGCTAAAAGCACAACAGCTGTCAATATTCTAGCCCATCTTGGCCAGTTAGGCAACTTGTTTACAAATACTTCGCCCCAATCTGCATAGGACTTTACCTGCTGTTTTGGTTTGACTCTATCAGGCATTACTCTACCTTTCCTATCCAGCATAGGTCGAATCCCATAAGGGTCAAGTCTAAAGGAGATAGGAGACCACTTCTTCTTACAGCGAGTACACTGCTGCTTCTTAACATCAATTTCCCCACCACACTTAGTATGAATGTAACGCATTATCTTACCTCCGCATAAGAATCTTCCGTCTCCCATACACGGATGAACTCTATCTTTTTATCTACCCCTAACCTATCTTTAATGTAAATAGCAATATTCTCTGCAGTTGGGTTCTTAATTGTGTCATTTATCAGGTGGTGGTCAAATTTATCTATAATAGGCTGTAAAAACTCCTTTAACTGCCCAAAGTCAATGACCATACCATCTTCCTCTACTCCTCCGGAAACTCCCACTTCAACCACAAAGTGATGCCCGTGGAGATTCTTGCACTTACCAGGGTAATCTGGTAGGAAGTGAGCTGCATCAAAACTAATTCTTTTTACTACTGTTGCTTTCATTGTTATCATCCTCAAAAGTCCAATCTCTTAGTGCATAAAAGCCGATTCCAATACCTAGAACAGCAATAAAGATGCCAATAAAAACTAGAGAGAAATGCCACCAGTGGGTAACAGTATCCCGCAGAGAATAAGGTACAGCTATTGCTATTACGAGCAGCAAGGCAATCTAGCTTATCCAGTAAAAGTAGTTGAAGCAAAATCTAACTATTCTTTTCATTCGTCATCTACCACTGCCTGCTCATAGGCTTTATTTTGCTGTTCAATCTCCTCAGGAGTAAGGGGTCTATCAGACTCCTTAATTGCTTCCAGAATGGTTCCCTCACCTAACTTGCCTACTACAACTCGTCCGATGTGCAAACTCACAACTCTGTAGCGTACATCGCCTTTGGCATCAAGCACACGTATTCTGTGAGTTATCAGCCTTCTTATCCTTAGGTCAATAAAGGGCACCTCAAAGATGTCACTCAGGACAACGTGCTCATTCTCAACTTTCCGGTGCTCACTGAACCAATATGCTGCATCCCTATTCTCCTTTGCCATCGAAGACCTACAATCTATCAAGGATAGAATACCTTCGGCAAATAGGAAATTAACATACGTGTGCTCAGATGACATATACTCAAGGAACTCCTCAGGGTTTTTCACAAGCGATAGGCTACTACCTCTAGACTTCACTTCATCTCTGAACTCCTTTACAAACTTTTCCTCTGCACTCCAGTAATTACCACCTTCTACGGCTATGAACATTTTTACCTCCTTCTAAAATCCTTTAGCTTCGCTTCGAGCATTAGTCGCCAATATTTGAGCAAGTAATAAGGATATTGAATCCGATGCTTACTTCGTGTGTAAGCATATCCTTTGGAAGTCAACTTTATTCTCTCTTCGTTAATCATTTCAAATAGTCACCTCCTCTCTCCTCCTATTTGCTCTCATAGCCTGATATCTTTTTGCTCATTCTTACCTCCTTTGTATTTCTATAATACTTGGGAGCAAGATGACTCTAAGGAGGTTAACCTGGAGGCACCCATGACACGCAAAGGGTCTACTACATCTTGCTCCCAAGCATCATAGAATTTTACTATTTACTTACTAGAACTTCCAGGCCTTTAACCTCATAGCCCTTCTTATAGCCTACCATATAGGAAGCAGAACCATAGATAGAGAGAGATTCTGGTGTAAGAATTGGTAGGCCATCAGTTATTTTAGCTAAGAAGTAATCTAGTAAATCCATATCTTCATCACTGACGCTATGCAAGTCTTTGGCTTGCAACCAGTCAGCTAGCTCTTTACACCTAGCTCGATTGGATACGTAACTTCCACTCTTCATCTTTAGACTCTATACCAATCTAGCTCTACAGTAGCTATTCCTGCAGTAGCACTTTTTTCTACTGTTATAACTATATTACTTGTTACTATTTGGCTACCTTGGACTAAGAGTCCTGCACCGAGCCAGCTACCTGTAACAGTAATACTGCTAGGATTTATAGTATCAAGTCTTACAGTCCAGCTTGTAGTACTATAGTTGGTAATCTTAAAAGGTATGGTTACGCTGTCCCCTGGAAAAACACTAGCAATACTTAGCACTGTCCCATTACTAAACTTAGACCAACTTTGACTAGGATACTGATACTCTACATCTATAGCCTCCTGCACTACTATTGGAGCTGTTCCGTGCCTAAGGAGAAGACTGCTAGCAGCAACTACACCACCTATTACTAGGAGCATAATGAGTGCAATCAACCCTATACCCTTGGGGAAGTGCCACTTTTTCTTAACTGGTTTTTCTTCCTCTGCTCCCTCAAAAGGCTTTTCTTTTGCTAGTCTTTCCCTGGCAGCTAACTCCTCAGGGGTTAGTTCTTCGTCGCCTTCCTCCCCAGAAGGCTCTTCCTCAGAAGACTCCTCTCCTAAAGGAATTTCATCAGGAGTCTCTTTGTCTTGAGGCTTTTCATCTAATGGACCTATCATACTTCACCTTCCTCTCGAACTATTTCCACCAGCCTAAGAGTAGTAAGTATACTCCTATAGTACTTTCCAGTTCAATATTATTGAACAATTGCCTGACCAGCCATAGGTAGTGATAATAACATAGTTTGTTATAGGAGTCCCATTTGCTGGTATAGATACTCCTGTTGTATTTATCCAGGTACTGTTTACACTAATAGTAGCAAAATCGATACATAGGCTAGCAGTGCTTAAACTTACTATCTTATCTACTGTGTAGCCACTACTAGTTACTTTAAAAGGTATATTAAATGTGCTATATGTGTAGAGACCTGTTAGATTTATAGGAGTGCTATTTTCAAACGAAGTCCAATTAGTACCACTTACAGTGTAGGTTGAATTGACAGTATCATTCACCCAGCTGTTATTACTTGGGCTTAGATACTCAACCTCTAAAGCCTGAGGCCGCGGCACTATCTGCACGTTGATTGTTCCAGACAAGAAGAGGGTACCTTGAGCAGAAACTAGACCAATTCCACTAACTAGACATAGGACTAGTATAACCGATACTATACTAGCCATCATCCCATAACCCTTTTTAAGAAACCTTTTCATAAATACCTCCCCTTTACTTACTCCCGTTTACGACTCTTTCTTTGTAATAATAGCAAAGCAACCAGTTTTATTCTCATAGCAAGCCTTACAGTCCAACTTTAGGTGTGAGTTATCCATACCACTTTTTACAGCGTGGTTAGCATAATAACCACCACCACAGCCACTACTTTTATAGACTTTCTCAAACCCAATTAAGTTACTTTCATTACTTACTCCTCCTCTAGACTTCTCCACTACTATAAATCTATCATCTAAATATCTTTCAAGGACTGGCTTGACATCCTTCCAATCTAGTCTACCATTACTACATCCTAGACGGGTCAAGTAAAGTCTATCTAGGCCAAGTAGCTTAAGTCCCTCCACAAGCTTCTTGCAACCTTCTTCTATTAGATCAATATCTGCCGGTGAGGCCCAATGGTACTTAGTAGGGAAAGAAATTACCCGAAGGTCACGAAATATATTAGGTATATTGCCATATATATCAAGCAGCCTTCCTAGTCTACGAGGTAGTTCTGGAAATCGCAACCTAGCCTGCAAAGCAATACCCTTACCCATTACTGCTTCACCATTTTTCTTCACAGTTCCATTGGTAGTAATTACTATCCAATATCCCTGCTTATAGTAATCCCAAATATCCCCAGTTATTTCTTTCATACATAAATCCCCCAATTATTAGAGTTCTTCTAGTAATTGACATTTATAGTAAAAGCTCTTTCCTTAGGAAACGTAGTCCAGAAGCCAGCACACTCCAGATACTCCCAGTCCTCATTATCTCTGAGCCACTTCCATTGAGGATTTGCTTTCTTTGCCTGCTTATCCTCCTCACATATCTGCTCAGTAAAGACATCCCATTCCAAAAACTCATCACCATATTCGCCCTTACATCGCTCGATTTCCTCTAATAAATCTTTAATCTTCATTTTTTCTTCCTGCTGGCAGACCGACTATTCGGCTCGGTTCACTTAGCTGGAGTACACCGTGCGTTTGCATTGGAGCATTCCACTCAGAGTGCCAAAGAGTTCATACTTCTTCCAATCCTATTGGCGCATATTTCAGGCACTTCAACAGCACCAGCCTATTTAAATACCTATCCATATCTCCTTAATATTCTTAGACCTCCGGTATCTTACCACATGTTAGGACTTCAATAAGATTATGCCAATCATCTTTCTGTTTAGGGTCACCATACATTTCCCGCCAAAATCCTTTTATTGTATTGCCCCAGGTATCAGTATGGCTTACAGCATGTTTTTCCAACCACTTCCCCACTTCTTTTAGGCTTGCCTCTATGCCCTCCTCAAATATGCAGGCTTTACATGGGAAAGTCGGATTATTGTGGTTATGAATATACGGATTATCCACCATCATCTACCTCCTTTAATGCTTCTGCTAGTGTCCTTCCAGTAGTACCAACATACTGCACCCCATCCTTCCACCAAGCATATAACCAAATGCCCTTCTTCATCCCCGCCTTGAAAGAGATTTCAGCTAAGTGTTGCTCCCATTCAGTTGGAACGCTATTGTTTACTCCATTGGTAAACTTTAGCCGTTCTGTGAATATCCAAGCAGCTGAAGGAATCTCTTTTCTTTCCTTTTCTGGATAGGGGTTGTAAGTGTCTTTCGTTTCCATTGTCTCCTCTTTTACTGTTCTTCATGCATACTATCCTACTCTCTCAAAAGCACGGATATAGTCTAGTACTGCCTCACTCCAACCATCTATGTGGGTCCAAGCTCCATAACCTACACCATTCTCAAATGAAGCCACATTTACTACATAGCTCCTAGTTACTGGATTGGGGATATCATCATGTGCTTGCTCATCAGAAATAACTATTAGGCGGTCATGTGGTAGTCCTAGCAAGCTCCTAACAGCATCACCTAGATAGGTAGCACTATGCATTTGGCTATTAACTATAGCATCTCGCAAGGCAAATCCATGTCTTGCTGGAATTTCAACTAACTTAGTAGAAAAAGTAAATACCCTGCAGTCAAGTATCTCTCTAGCTAATATGCCTAATCCAGCAGCAGCATCCATTCTAGTCATTTCTGACTTACTGGATAGATTTTCAGTCATACTACCAGATACATCTATGAGTAGTAAGGTTTTTCCACTTAGTTTCTCAGCGCTAGAAAGTGCCCTCATCATGGCCTCCTCAATAGTATTTTCCCACTGAGGAGCATACTTCGCAGCAGCTATAAATCTGAATGGTAATACTCTTTCTACTCTCATAGTAGATAATCTTTCCTTTACTAAGTGACTGTCGACACCAACACTTTCCATATTACGCAGATTCCTTAAGAGAGCTAATGCTCCTAGCTTATCTTCTCGCAGTAATCTCTCCCAGGAAGTCTTCTTATCTGTACCGGAAGATAAGGCAACCTCCCAGGTGTCAGGAATTGGCAGTGTTCCATCTACTAACTGCTTCCATACCTCGCCCTGTGCCTCATCCTTAGGCTTAGCGTGACAGAGAAATAGTACATCTCTCAGTTTTACTGTAGCATCCCGGTTATACTTAGCTAACTGGTAGGAGTCAAACTTTGTAAAAGCCTCAGCTAAACCCCTCTTAGCCTGAGCTGATATAGGTTGCTTTCCTTCTTGCCAGTAGATAGCCAGGAACTCAGATAGCTCATCAACTCTCTGAATAATTCGGCTTAGTGTACTAGATACCAAGCTCTTATGAGTATCATGCCTAGCCATCTCTCTTACTATTAAGAGTGGGGCATGGCGTAACTTCATTTTCAGTCTAGCCTCGATAGCTATTTCCGCTACCTTTTTAGCCTCTACCTGAGGTACGAGACTCTTAATCCTCTCAGCGATAGAAATTCCATCCTCATAGAACTGGTCCTCCCATAGGAGACAGCCCATAACAGAACGTCTTAGCTGCTGTTCAGCATTTATCCGTTTTGCCCTACCTCCTTCATGGGTGTAGATTGGTTGTTGTTTTACATTTAGTTTTGACATCTAAAACCTCCTCTTACTTTACATTTTACTGGGTAAGGGCTGTCAGCTTGGTACTGCATTTATCTTCACCAAGTTGCGAGCAACCTACTAAATAGTTTTCTCGTCTTGCACCCTCACCCAGATTGCGCCTGAGCCTACACGCAACCATCTAATCTGCTTGTCTCCACCAAGCCTAATACTTCCGTCAGGTCTACGCTTCCTCTGCTATTAGCCACGTCGGAAACTCCGTTTGGAATTACGTATTTCGACTTCACCTGTTCTAGGTTTTCTGTGAACATTAACAGACCCTCGGCTCAGGCAATTAGTCTTTTGCTGGCTAGTAGACAGTTCGGGTTGCTGTCCTGTTGCTTACTACTGCTTCTCCGCCCTTAAGTGTAACCAGCTTAGTGGAAGAACAAGTGATAGCAGTTTAATGTATATGATTTATACGAAGTATCTGCTATCTTCACTATCCACTCTTTCTTTCTTTTTTAGCTTACCAGACGGTAGCCTACTTCACCCTGCTACTCGGTTAGGGAATTCCACCCTCGCCCATTCCTTATTATCTTTATAGTTTGGGTACTGGCAAGCATTTTGACTGGAGAACAAGCAAGCAGGATAACGGCCTTTCGGCTCGAATCCATTTTTCGATGTAATCCTACTCTTCACTACCAGTCTTTTTACTAGTCTGTAATATTGGTAAGTGGGATGCCCTTTTCAACCTAGTTTACTAAGTTTACTTTCGCTAGTTTCATCTGGACTACCAGCTGGGTTATGGGATAACCAGCAGTACGGGACCACCGTCCAGTCACCCAGGGCAGAGCCCACATATTTAATGGGAGAACAAGCAACGAGAGAATTCATTCGTCCGAAGTATCTCTTGTCTTCACTACCCATTTTACTTACCACAGCAATACTTATACTTCTTCCCACTCCCACAGGGACAAGGTGCGTTCCTTTCAGGTTTCTCCTCAACTTTTATAGGTGCACCTCTCTTATCTATAATCTCCTGTACTACCTTCCTCAAGTCATCATCTGTTATCCCCGCTGAGCTAAAAGCATCTTCTATCCCAGAAGCTTTAATTCTTTTTCTAGTATCCTCAACTATCTTATCAACATCCTTACCATGCATCTCGGGGGCCCATGCTTCTTTAAGCTGGGCCAGAAAATCCTCCTTTGGTAGTCTCTTAGCCAACTTTTTAGCTAGAAACTTACTTATCTTTTCTTTAAAGATGTTCATTTCTATACATCCTTACTGCCTATTTTCTCCTGTAGTACTGGCTTCTATAAGGACTAGAAATACCATTGTGATAAAAGCTGGAATTGCCAGTATAGTTAGCCAGAATAGGTGATCCAATATACCTATCCAGCAAAGTGAATGTGTAGTTATCAAAACTATCATCTTGTTAGTCATCATTCTCTCTTTATCCCAGTAAGGTGTCTTACATATTTATCTTTCTTCTTCACCCATCTGACCATGGTGGAGTACACCAAATAATAAGAAACAACAGCATAAGCTATAGGAACTACGACAAATACAGATACTAAACTACCGAAGGCCAGGTTGTTTCCTCTAATAGTAGAGTTACTTAAAATGGCTATACTAATTCCAACTAGAATAAGAACTGTAGAAACCCAACCTAGAAAACATAATGCCCTTTTCATTTCAAACTTCACTTCAAACATCCTCTAATCCTCTCTTTATCCCAGTAAGCAGACCTGCACTTCGGGCAAATCCTTATCTCCTAATAAGTAGTATATACCAACAAGCTGCTGTTAAGATTGTAGCTATCGCAGCAAGATATAAGCCAAGGGTTACATAGCAGGCAATGAATATGGTTAATCCCAAAGCTGTAGGTAGCGAAGTTAAGACAGGATACTTTGCCTTCTTTACAATGGAAACAATGAGAGCCGGTGCAAAGATAAATCCTCCTACCATTAGAACTATATCCTGCCAAATAAAGTTAGACATTTTCCCCTTTCTATGACTTTATATAACTTCCTACTCCTAGTTTTTCTAATACCTCTAAACATCTTTGCGAACTCTGGGTAGGTATGCAAACCTGAACCCCCAATCCTATAAGGAGCAATATTTACAGCATATCCATCCCAGAGACTAACACAAGCTTCCTTAACCGGGCAGAGGTCACAGCTAAAATTACCAGTCAAGATAAAATGTTCCAGAGAACAATCATCAACTAGTTTCACCGCCCTTATAAAGCCCGGGCAGTCTTCATTATTCTCAACTTTCTTCATCAAGATATTTATACCACGCTGTAGTACTTTGCAGACTCTAAGTAGTTTACTTCTCATAATACTCCTCCTAGATTCACTCAGTACTTCCATCCCAAATTTCTACTCCTGTTATATAATCTCTTATCCTTACGTCAAGTGATTCTAGACTCGGCCCAATAACAATAAAATTCCAAGAATAATGCCTTGCTACGGAAAACATATTACTAATCAGTCTATTAAGACTAGTTAAGTACCGTCTAGCTCTAACTAGTTTCTCAGGTATAATGAAAGTCTTTCCTACTAGGGATATTAGAATAGTGTTCTTCAACATTATATCCAAGCTTAAAGCTTCATCTAACTCAATCCAGTCAGGGTGTCTAGTTTTTAGCCTAGCGTAAATCTCCTCTACACACTTATTGTAAGGTTCCAAATCTAGTAGATTAGGTTCTACATCGGGAATAATCAGTTTATTCATCTAATCTTTACCGTCTCCCTGACCTCATCAAATCTAGTAACCGACTACAACAGCTCTCAAATGTCTAAAGTAGTACTTCAACCAGTACTGCCATCGCCTATACCAGGGTATGTGTACTCCTTCTGGGCAAAGCCACTTTATAGCTCCCACAATGAGTAGCATTCCATAGACAAAGGGTGTTACATCCATCAGTACCTCTATTCCAGGCTTAGTAGAAGGACCCTTTAAATGCAGTCTGACAAGTAACCACGTTACTACTTTTCGAAGCATCCTTAAATACCTTCCTTCTCTATTCTATTACTATTTCTAAACTCCTTAATCCCTTCTTTAATAAGTTTCCTACTAGTTCTAGTACCTACTTCTATTCCATCAAGAAGTCCAAGTAAATAATCTTGCAGGTGTTGTTTCATAGCAGTCCCAAAGGGAATGCCTACGACTCGTAGATGTCTAGCATAGTGTAAACACCTGTGGCACAACTCGTGGCGTAAATAGTTTTCCCCCCCATTCATTATAACCTCCTTTAATCTTTTCTAGATACACGCATCTGTGGGACTAGGACTACTTCAGTAACATCAGCTAAAGCTGCAGCACCGAATTTTTCTATAAACTTGGCCTCACTAATTCCAGTTCTATGCTGTATTATCTTTCTAACCTCGAGTAATACAGTTTGGTCTTCAATATAGAGAACATCATTATCTCCTAGAAATTCCTTAAGCAAGACTCTAGCATCCTCATTTAGCTGTTTACCCATATCAAGATGAAATTGTCCCTCTAACCACATTTGTACTACTTCAGGTTTAGTTAGGGTTTTTATACCACTAGTATCAAGAAGCTCAGATTTCCAACAGTACAACCTGTGCCTACAGTGAGAACAGAGAGGAATGGGTTCATCCGGTCTCTTTATCTCAGCTTGTCTAAGTACAATCTCATCTACAGCTTCTATAATCGGTTTAGAGTAAGCTTCATCCCTCTCCATAAATATATCATAGGGCCTACAACTATCTTTATGCTTAACATAAATCCAGCAACCCTTTACCTTATCCTTTAACTCCTCACTTGCAAGATAAAGTTGTGTTTGGCATTTATAACCTGGAAAAGCATCGATTCCCTTTTGCTTAAAATTAGTATACATATCTAGGCTCATAGCCTTAATTTCTAGTAAATCTTCTCGGTCATCAACTATTATTAGGCCATCTGGCCTCCCAGCTATAGGTACCTTGCCTACATGGACTGTAAGTTGATTACTGCCTGTATGCCTTAATCTAAAGCCCGCCCTCCTTAAATCTTCTAGCACCTCAAGTTCTTGCCATTTTCCATTCTTCATTCTCAGCCTAGCTAATGGGTCAAACTTCTCATCATCTAGATGGAGGTAATTAAGATAAGTACTGTAAGAACACGGCGATATACCAGTAACAGTTAACTGCCCAGTGTGAATCCTATCCTTTTGGGGTACGCTGCCTGCTAGTACTGCCTGAGCTAACACTATTTCCCCTCCAAACTCTGTAGTGCTCCTATTACTACTACAATCCCATAGATACCTACCCCAACACAGCATACTGGAAGAATAAACCAAACTGCTCCTAGTAACTTAGGATACTTCTTTGTGAGGAGATTCCCTACAACTGCTGCTATAAGTAGGACTCCTGCAAGCAAAAAGAATTGCATCTTTACCTTCTTTCCTCATATAGTCTTGAACGGTCATATTTCCTAACTAAGGCAAAAGCTTCATTCTCTAGTTCACTATCCGTTAATCTAATAAACTTAGTACCTGGGAATAACTTCAGTTCCTCGAAACCTGAAATAGCAAAATTCAAATCTCCTCTGCCTTCAACCACAAATCTAATCATATCCTGGGTTCTCAGTGCCCCATAGTTAAAAGTAGGTTCCTTAACATAGTCAACTAACCATCTATCAACAGTATGTAGCCAGCCTGGATCCTTTATGGAGCCACCAACCTCAACCTCAATATACATTCCAACTGTAGATAAGCCCTTAACTAGTGTCCCAATACCAATCTGAGTTGTACTTTCACCAAGTATACATACCCACTTACATCTGGTCTGCATTAGTATTTCTTTAACCAGATCCTCTGAGTTGTAATCCGGACCGGGTCCTAACTTAAGGAATGTTGTAGGTAAACCGTAGTTAAGCCCCTCGGATCTTATTCCTTCCCATACCTTCTCAACTCTAATCACTTTACCTCCTTCTAACTATACCAACCTTGGCCAAGGCTTCAACTGTTAGTGCATCAGCTTGATTTGACTCTCTAGGAACCCAAAAAAATATGACTCTACCAACAAACTTATTAGCTAACATTAGAGCTGATGCCTTCTGGTAATAAGGATAGTATAACTTACTAGGATGAGCTGACCACTCACCTATCATCTGGTTAACTAGCATTTTGCTATCGCTATAGATTTTAGCATTCTCACTTGGGGATAAAGTTTTACTTAGCCACTCTAGTAGTTTAACTAGAGCAGCATACTCTCCTACATTATTACTCATACCTAGACCACTACCTACAATACCACAGGCCTTCCATACTACTTTTCCTATTATGTTCTCAATAATTTGGTATAGTTGGCCTGTTGGTAGATCCTCCTTATCTACCTTCTTCTCATCCACCCTATAAACTATAATACCATAAGAGACTGTCCCCCCAGGATTTCTAGGTTCACAGGCTCCATCTATATAAGCTTCATACATCCTTTCCCAATCCTCTCTTTAGTAAGTAATTAGTGGCACCCTTAACAGTAGAAAAAGCTTCCTCTTTAAATCTAATATCAGCTGTACCATCTTTTTTCAGTTGCTGAATCTCAATAGTATTTCTAAAACCACCACAAAATAGACTTATATACTTCCCTCCTAGGTTAGGGACAAGTATGTGGTAAGGCCAGGTAGGATCTTCCTCAAACTTGATATTATGCCCATTTAACTCAGTTGATAACTTATCTAGTACTTCAGCTGCGACCTTACTATGTTGTGAGTTATAGTAGCCTTCTTTTGTCCATATGGACATCAAGTGTAGACGTTCCTCTTTTATCATTTTCTCCTTCTTAACTGCTTCCTCTCAACTCTAAGCCTAGCATATAACTGCCGAATTAACTTTCCAGCAATACCAGAGGACATTTGCTCCTCCTCAATCGGTTCTTTAATGCCAAGAGCTATACATAATCTGGTTATTGCTCTCTTTTGATTACCAGTAGCATCATAGTTTGCCACTTTATAGAAACCTCCCTTTTTACTCTCACTTACTCTGTATCTTCTTCATCAGGTACTAGACTAAAATCCGGTTCAATACCTAGTGAGACTAGTCCCTGCGCTATAAAACTAGATAGTGCTATAACTTTTGCCTCAAATGCATCCGTAGCATCATCCAAACCACAAAGATAGTGAGCTTCATGTAGCATCTCGTGTACTAGTGACTCAAACATTGATAGAGGTGAGCGTTGGGATAATCTAACTAATTCCTCCCTGTCAACGAGCTGTCCCTTGAAGTTTAACTCCTTAAGTAGCTTATCATTGATTCTAACTCTAAAAGTCCTGGCCCCCATTTGGAATTGTGGTGGTATTATAAACTTCATACTTCCTCTTTACCTCTAAAGTAGAAATGCCCCTGGTCATCTGTCATCCTTATCTTTACTTTTTCATCCATCTATAGCCCCCTCAAATATATCTATAGCTCCCAGTAAAGTTGCTACATCCCCCTGTATTTGCTTCCTTAAGGAGTAGGCACCACCACACTCTTGCAGGATTTCTTTCGTGGTGAGAGTATGCCCCTCCTCTAGAGTTATTCCTGCATACCCAGGCTTCACAACAGAAAATCCTATTACTAAGTCTTCCTCTGGATTTTCTTTTTCCCCAGTTATTATAGGCCACCAGAGTCTCTTACTCTTTTCCATCTATTACCTCCTCTTGATACCCCTGCACTACATTATAGTAGGACTTCCAATAGACTCACTACATTTTGGGCATTCACACCAAGCTACTTCACCCGAGCCTCCATAAACTACCTCCAACATACAATCAGGACATAGCTCCTTGGGGGATTTAAGTGCACTCTTTATAATTTTAACTAATCTTCTATCTGGCCAGTCACCACTTTTAGTATAAGGACATCTACCTTTATCCATCTATAACTCCTTCCCAACTAGACTCATTATACCCCCTTAAGGCTCCTAACTGCTTAAGTTTATCAATAATTTCAGGTATTCTATACCCATCTTCTATTGGTACAGTAACTTTCAAATACCAGCCCATAGGGTATTCTGACCATTTGAATTGTTCCCAAGTACCTAGGGGGTAAATTACACTCTCATTTTCTCCACTAAAAGTGCTATCTAATTTCTCGAAGTACTCCTTAGCCTCATAAGGAGAGATGAAAAAGACTGACCAGGAGTAAGAGAAGCAGTAGGTTGGGTAGCTAGATACCTTTACAGAAGAAATCTCTTCAGGTTCCGGCCTGGGGACTAGAAGTACCAAAAGGCAGAATAGAATAATACTAATTACTATTAGTAGCCTTTTCATCGCTAAACTTGTCCCTACTTCTTGTCAGTAGTGCAAATTATGTAGTGGTCTATCCAGGAAATACACTTTTGGACTGCAGTAATTATTTTACCTTCTTCCTGTAGTTTAAGGATAGCTTTAGTAAGTATCTTCCTTGAGCTCCAGGTCCAGAAAGGTACCCTCAGGTCATATAGATTATCCCCCAACTTTATTAACTCCATTTGTTTCCTCCTTTTTCCACTTTCCTAGAGTGAAAGTAGAATAATCGCACTTATAGATATTCCAGAACGTCCTCCTCTCAAAAAACTTGAATCCGTACCTCTCATAGGAACTATAGGAAGGACCTTCTATCGACATCCAGCACCACAGTTCGTCATACTGCTTCTTTAGCTCCTCTAGTATAGCATAGAAACTACCCTTGCCTGGACAAACTATCTGCCCTAGGAAGGCTGTCTTAGGCTGATTGGAGATAAATTCCAATATGATGCATTCCGGGACTTGCTTCACGTAGTATAGGAAACAATCAACCTTGTCAGAAGCCCGTACACCCACCTTATGGTATTCAATCTTGTCAATATAGTGAACTGCCCCACCAACCACACCATCTTTCTCAGCTACTAGAAACTGGTCCAGGTAGTTTCCAACTACAAACTCGTTGAGTATGTATGGCATTAGGAAGCTATCATAGTTCTTAGCCAGTCCAGTAATTCTAATAACATCCCCAGGCTCAGCCTTCCTTACTTCCCAGTCAATCATTCTTTCTTATCTTTATCATCATCATCATCATCATCATCATCATCGACCTCGGTCTCGGGGCTACCCTTGTCCTCCTCCTTATCAAACATACTAACCAGTGGATTGTCCCAGCCACAGGCAAAACACTTATCCACATCTGGTTCTAGTATCTCCCCACACTCAGGACAAGTAATAGAATCCTCCTTCATAGCTTCCTCCATCAACTCATCAAGTAATTCGTCTCCCATTGTCTTTATCCTCCTTTTTTAAACTTTAAACTATTATTGACCAAATCCATTTTACTTACCCAATAACATATACTGGACTTACTATTAACCGGTTTTAGGACTATATCAGTAGACATCTTCAAATCTTCTACTACTTGGTACCTACCTGGCTGTAATGTAGTCTTTCTGAAGACTTTTTCAGTTTTTTCTTCATTAGGGTCTCCTTCTACTGCTTTAGTAGGTAATAGTAACTCAAAGATTATCTCTGGTTCGTGCCTAATCACCTTCCTCAACCTCCTCTTTAAATACTGCACTAATAGTAGTTGCTAGGCCACCACGAACAGCAAATAGTCCAGCTACTATCAATTCTCTAGGGCCTAGTAAGTCTACTAAAGCTTTAAGTATTGTAGCTGGAACCTGTTCATGAAAGACAGGTACCTGTCTAAAAGATACGAGATAAAACTTCAGACTTTTTAACTCAACTATCCAATCTTTTGGTTTATAGCGAATAATTAGGGTAGCGTAATCAGGCTGAGTTAAGTTTAGGGGGCATAAAGAAGTAAACTCACTAGTCTTAACTTCCAGTTCGTACCCAACATCCTTATCCCTATTGGGTAATCTAATTAGCAACTCAGGTTGAGGTTCATCTTTAAATTCCAACTTCAAACCCTTGATCTTATCAACTAGTTCTTTATCTAGGTCAACCAATCCCATTTTTTAAACCTCCCAACGCTTTTAGTAAACTACTAGGTGACCAAACCTCACAAAAATTTTTGCTCGCCCTAGCAACAGCAGTATAATATAAATGTATCTCCTCATCATCCTTAGCACACCAAGACCAATATAAGTTGCGAGGTAACCAGTTATATAGTAAAACACTATCAAACTCAAGACCTTTACTACAATGGCAAGTCATAACTTTTAACTTATCATTACCATGGTCCTCCTCTCTAGTTGGACTGAGCTCACTTGCTCCAATCCTAACCGTAAAACCGATACTATTCTCCTCGAGGATTTGACTTACTTCCCAAACAGCACGATTTGTCCTACATAAGATTGCAGTTAAACCGTTCTCAACTAGACCAGAGCTAACTAAATCTCTACTATATACTGAATTTAACCACTTTACTACCTTTGGTAGACTTCTATAGTTATTCCTTAGGTTAAATACTTTGTAGTCCTTCAATACCTCAAATACACCCAAACCAAGTGCCCCGTTCCAGCCATATATACTCTGGTAAGGGTCCCCGACTGCAAATATCTTACCTCCCATAATTGACAAGACAACTTCCAACTCCTCGTCGGTTAAGTCTTGGCACTCATCAAGTAGAACCCACTCATACTTAATCTTATTTTGCTTATCTAGGAAGGCATAAATCATCTTATCATAGTTGCCTACCCACCCAACATTCTCATGGCAGTAAGAATGAATTGTCTGTGCTTTAATACCGGGCATCCTTTCTCTCATTTCACTTGCAGCTGCCCTAGTAAAAGTTAAGCATATAATATCCCTATCCTCATTCCACAACTTCTCAGCTTTAGCAACCAATGTCCTAGTTTTTCCACTACCAGGCCCTGCTACGACTATACAAGAATTGTCGTAGTCAGCAACTTCCTGCTGTTCACTATCTAGCTTCAATTTTACTCACTCCCAAATCCCTAAGACCATCAGAGCCAATCCGATAATAAAGCCCCCTACTAGGCTCTTCGTCTTCCTTATCATCCACTGTCATTTCTGGTACGCAAGAAAGTAAGAGTATCATTACTCCTACAAATGATACTATTGGAAGTACATCGGTTATGCTAGCAATCCAGGCACTTGCCTGTCCTTCTGGGGAATTACCCATTTTAATTAAGGCAAAACTAAGGACTATAAGTGCTATGAGTAGAGGTGATTTATGTAGCAAGTTAATTAGAAACTGCTTTATGCTTACGTGCTTACTTAACTGGTTCATGCTTTGACTCCTCCTCGCCTCCTGCTTCTACCCCTGGAATACAGGAAACTAGAATTATTATTCCTACTGCAATTAGTATTCCTAGCGTAATTAGTACTACTGGAGTTATGCTAGTTGCTTGTGGAGAGTTACCTATTCGAAGTAACATAACACCAATGATAGTAAGCACTGCAAAAATAGGCAATCTTCGCAGTAAGTTATGTAGAAACTTCTTTGCTGATCTCATCCTATCTCCTTGCCTTCTTCTTTTCTCACTACATGGTATAAGTACTTCGGATCTTCCTTACTGGGTATAAAATATAAAATCTTTGACCACCAAGCTTGAACAGTAGAAAAACCACTTAGCCCAATGTATGATTCTAACTGCTCTTTGCTAGTTATACTCATAATAGGAGTTCTATGGCATAGTCCTACATCCTTTACTTCTACATCCTTCTCAGCCATCTTAAATCTTCTTACTGTATAAACCTCACCGTGGTCGAGTAGGAACTGTTTAAGCATTGGCATAAAAGCCATTTTAGTCAGCATTTAGTATCTTCCTTAAATACCCTATGTTATAGTAGATATCTGCTAGATTAATTCTAGGCGCAACTTCCATCAAATTCCAGGTAGGTATACTTTTATTAAGTAACTCATCCCTACCAAATCTAATTCCATTTATTCCGTGCAAAATAGGACTTCCTGTATCTATTGACTTTACCTGTTTTTTATTCTTATAGCTTTCTAACTCCTCAAGAGTAGTCATTCCAAGTAGGTGTACCCACTCGAAGCGGGGCAATAACTCTCTAACGACTCTAACCCTCTTACTTGCCATAGATTCTAGACTACTACCCCTAGAGGAAGTAATATCATAAGGAACAGCTATCTTTTCAAATCCTTTACTAGCTATATAGTCAGCACATTCTAGTGCATACTTTAACTCATGCCCCTGAATGACCGGGAAGATTTTTTCCTTATCAAATATAGTGATAGCTTCATCTAAAGCCCTCTCTGTTGAAAAGTAGTCTCCCAAATAGTCAGGAGCTACTATATAATCAGGCTTTACCATATCAGCAGCTTCCTTGAGTTCTTTAAAGGTGCAGGGATGGAGTAGTTCATTGCAACTATTATCCAAAATCTTCATCCTTCCTGGCTTCTCACAGTAACTAGCATAACTACCTCTCCTTAGTACAACGTGTGCTAGAATAAAGTCAAAGTCTGCAAGAGGCTGTATCTCATCTACTAGTTCAGTTGGGCACTCAAGTGCTAATATCATCTTTTCTCCCTACTATATGTTTTCCCCAGCTCTGTCCAAGAAGAACTCGTTGGGTACTCAGATACTAACCTAATCAACTTATCTTGTGCTTCCATCTTTACTCAGCTCCTACATACCGCAAAAAATTCTTCCCTGGTAGGTCCTTCTTTGAGGAAGTTACCTCTCATGACTGAAGTTACTACGTCACTGTGCTGTTTTACTCCTCTAGCAGTCATACAACCATGCTGTCCTACTACATATACTGCAACACCTCTAGGCTGTAATTTTTCCATTAGTAAATCAGCAAGCTCAGTACTGTAAGCTTCTTGCATAGTAGGCCTCTTAGATAGTATTTCAGCAATCCTAGCAAACTTACTTAAACCTAGTACTTTACCAGCAGGGATATATCCTATAAAAACCTTAAGATGGCAAGGTAGTAAGTGATGAGGACATAGAGTCCAAACACAAATGTCTTTTACTACCAACATCTCGTCATAACCATTATCAAATACCTTAAACTGCCTACTTAATTCTTCCTCAATTCTTTCCTGAGTCCAGCAAAAGTCACTATACATTCTAACTAGTCTGTTTTGAGTACCTTTAAGCTGCTTTGCTCCATCCCAGCTAGGATAGAGTGCCATAAGTTCAGCTACTAGTCCGGAACAGTAGTTGGATAAATTATCACTATTCATAGCTTATCTCTATTCCATCAATTATGACTCTCTTATGGAATATCTTGTTGATAACTAGTAGTAGGACTGCTAACGGAACTATAGCAAACCCAAAACAACAAAATGGTATATCCCAGCCAAGCCAACCATAGGCTAGGATAGTAGATAGGATAAAGTAAGTTACTAACAATAGTCCCAACATATTTACTTTCCCCCCTTCCAACCTACTACAAATAACTTCCTAGCTAACTCCCAGTTAGGTTTTGGAATAGAGGCTGCAGGCTGTGATGTACTACTGCTATCAGCTGCGACACTCCGCTCTCCCTCTATACGGTCCCCCTGGGATTCTTCCTCCACATCTGAGCGACTAGCAGATGACTCCTTTGAGCTTGGCATTCGTTCCATTTCCTTGCTCCTACTTTGGACACTAAGTCCTTGCACTGGGGGAATAAATAACTCAATTGCTTTATTTAAATCTACCCTAGCGGGTTCTCTCAACTTTGATAAGTCGGGCGTAGACGTGGGTACCCTAAAGTTATAAACATCCTTTGGGGCACTAAAATCACACAGTTTTGGATTAGCAATGTAAAGCTCAGATATCATCCTCTTTCTCCTCTTATCAAATTTAAAGCCACCAAATAACTTTCCTAGAATAGCGAAAATAAATGCAACTATAGTTAGGAAAGTAATAGTATAGTTAAGTAACTTCATAGACGACTCCTGAGAGGACAGTTTTCAAAGTCAGCAGTAGTACATGGTTCACTATAAATATCACGAATAGGACTTTTTAGGCATACAAACCCATCGTCTCTTGGGTAAACACTCTTACACCACTTCTCTTTAACCCTCCTATCCTCCCTAGCTTTTTTCTCTTTTTCATACTGTAGTATTTCTATAATTGGTTTTCCTGTATTCATTACTTCTCCTACATGCTCTCTTTGCACTACTATAATTGTTCATCTGTTATTCCCCATTCCTTGAGCAATTCGGGACTATCTTTGAACCAGACTTTTAACTGGGCTTGCCAACATTTATAACAATTACCTTGACGAAGCACCTTGCCTTCCCGTATTCGTGCATCTGCATTTCCGTGTAATATGCAAGGTTCATTGCTCCATTTCACTACTTCCATCCTCCCTATCTTCTTGCCATCGTTAAGCACATCAAGATGAGTCAAGGCTTTCTCATACCCTGCCTTGAAAATTTCATCTAGTATTTCCTCATAATGAGCCTCTTCCCTGCCTTCTAATTGAGAATACTTACGCCTAATCTTGGATATTGTGTCTTTATCTTCCATTGCTTCCTTTCAATCCTATGTTATTCCAAGTTCCTTTAGTATACTGGGGTTACTTCTAAACCAGATTTTGAGTTGGGCTTGCCACTCTTCTCTAAGAATTAATGGTTTGAATATTCCTACTATTCTTTTATCTATAAGTTTTGCACCACCCTCATTGGGGTAATGATTTATGAACTCCACCACTTCCTTTATCCCCACCTGTTTACAACCTTCTTTTAGACAAGGGATTATGCGTTTTAATTGTTGGGGTTGTTCAATCTCCACTCCCATCATTTTGAAGAACCTAATCCAACGTTCCTTTTCTGTCTGTTCCCCCAGCTGGGAAAGAGATTTCAGCCTGAGCTTTGGCTACTTCTCTTTGGTCATGTAAACTACGGTAATTATCTATTGGAACTTTTTGTAGTTGTTTATCTGTCATTACTGTGTCCTTTGCTTCCACTACTCCCTCCTATAGTTCGTAACTTATAGGATCCCTCATTCCTAGCTTCCTAAAAGCCTCAAGCCTGATAAGGCAGGAAGGACACTTACCGCAAGCTAATTCTCTACCCCTATAGCAAGACCAGGTTTTTGAGAAGTTAACTTTTAACTCAATACCCTTCTTGATAATGTCAGTTTTGCTCAGATACTGTAGGGGGGCTATAATACCTATACCTTTACCTGACTCAACATACCTTTTACTAGCTAGGTTTAAAGCTTTGTTCATAGCCTCGATAAACTCAGGCCTACAGTCGGGATAACCACTGTAGTCCCTACTATTTACTCCCACATATACTCTATCTGCACCGATTGTCTCCGCATAAGCAAATGCAAATGCTAAAAAGATACTATTCCTTTGTGGTACCCAGGTTGAAGGAATACCCCTAGTTTCCTCGGTTGGTATCTCTCCCTTGCCTACTAGACTACTACCTAGTAATCCCATACCAAGAATCTTGAATAGGGGATGGCCTTCAACCTCGAGTAACTCACCTATATCACTAGCACAAAGTAACTCTTTTTTATGAGCCTGTCCATAGTCGAGAGATACAGCATATAGCTTGCCTTTTTTGCCAGTATCTCTTCTAGCTAGATAGGCAGTAACAGTTGAGTCTATACCACCAGATAGTAGAACTACAGACTTCCTGACTTCCCTAACTTCCTCCCCAACTGCCTCATTCTTGTCTTCAGCCATCGCTACTGCTGCTGCCCCAGCTACTATTGATACTACCATCAATCCCTCCTATATAAGTTTTAACTGCTTTCCTACTTCCACGCCCTCTGGGTATTCTGTAAGAACGAAGTCTAGTAAGTTAGCCTCCCCTTTTGTAACTATGAGCTGCTTCCAGCCAGACTCTTTTACATTCCCAATTTCCTCTAGCAATCTAGCAGCTAGCTTTCTCTCCTTCTGCCCAGGTGCTCCATCCCTAATCCATCTAAGTATAGGTCTAATTCTATCAGCTTTTTCTTTAGTAATAGTGATGTAGTCATAATGCAAGTTTCCTACAACCTCCTTTACTTTTTTTCTACTTTGCTTTCTTTCTCTTATTTCCTCACCGGTTCTATTTGAGACTTTAATTTTAAACTGTATCCGCTCGTGAAGAGCTTGACTCATTTGAACTTCCTTACCGTTCCACTCTCCACTGATGTATTTAACTAGTAGCATACCGTCTGGTAGATGTTCAAGTATTTTATAACTACCCTTTCTACCAACAAAAATTTTTTCCTTCTTCAATACCTCTACTATCTACCTCCCTTTAAATTTCCAACTCTAATCTTTACTACTCATCTTATTGAAATCAATATCCAAGCCAAATAATTCCTTAGCAACCTTTTCAAGAGCTATTTCACCTTCTTCGCCCCAAGTTCTGGCATAGCTATACTCTATGGACGCCTCTGTATCAAGAGCATACTTTGCTATTTTCTTCCAAAACTTGAAGTCTTCAACTACGCTTGCTGGTACTATGTAGTTGCCCTTACTGTCTCTCGCTGCTATCATTTACTGCCTACTCTTCATCCCCACCAAACATAAGTACAGAAGGTAAGCCCACAGAGATAAGAAAGATCCCAAGGGACAGGATAGTAATAAGAAATACATCCATATCGTGGGTTCTTGACTTACCATAAGGAAATTCATAGTTATATGGTGTCGTAATCCCAAAACTAACTATAATAGGAGGTTCGGAGGCAAGAACATTAAAAGACCCCAAGGTCAAGTTGTCTTCATAGACCCTAGCTTTAATATCTGACTTAAAAGTATCATAGGATTGCTGTGTAAGAAAAACTTCCTGTCCACTATAAGTGCTATCAGCATGCTGTACGTCGGGCACTACCAGGAAGTAGATAAAGCAGATAGTTACTAAGAAGCAAGCAACCAGTACTATACCCTTCAAATGAGATATACTAACTGGTAGTCTTCCTTTTATCATATAATCTCCTATACAGCTTCAGTTGTTAAAGTTATCTCCAAAACCGGTTTACTATACCCAGTATCATATCCTAAAGCAACAAACTTAATATTCTTATCGTCTAATCCAACCCCAACCTTTATAGAATCAAGTATAACTTTTGCTAGGTTGTCTAAGTCGGGAGCCCTATCATCAATGAACTTACCGAAGAGACTTACAGTCAGATTACCATTATGCTCAAATCCCCTAACTTTCTCAGTAAGCTCATTCATCCAAAGCTCAACTACCCTTTTGGTTTTATTAGTAGCAACACCACCTATCCCTCTTACCTTGTAGCTATTAACTGAGAGAACCCCACCAATGTATGGCATTATAACTTTCATCATCTTAGTTAGTACTTCTACCTTGGTATCCCCCTTCTTTCACGTCTGTCCTTGGTTTCTATAATATCACGGGTCTCAATCCAAATAATTGCCCCACAAGCAGGACAAGTACCTCTTCCCATGTTCTTAGGATAAGAGTGGTCAAAGGAAAAAGGTAGTTTATCCTCCTCGCCACATAGCCAACAAAATACCTCAAGCCAAAGAACTTCATTCTTCCTCATGTTAGTACCTCTTAGGAGGAGGCCAGCCTAAACTATAAAAGACTCTGCTTGCAACAGCTCTATTATCCAAGGAGGTAAACTTGGTTAAGCACTTCCTACCATAAGGCTGGCCTCCTCCTAAGAGTTGCTAACTTACTACTCCTTTTTTCCTAACTTAAATTTCATCCTTACCTCCTAAATGATTCTCTCTTTCTTAAACCTCTTATATACAGTTTCTAGTTCCTTTCGCCAATCATCATGCACACTATAACAGCAACTATCTTCTTGTACTGAGTGAGTTATCCTGTAAATCATACTAAGCTTTTTAAACATTAGAAGAGTATCCTCTTGGCTGACAACAACAGGTGGATTCAACTGTTGCATCTCCATATTCTCCATAAAGTCATCACTAACTAATGCCTCAACTACCCTTAATGCCTTGTCTTTAATTTTCATCTTTACCTCCTTTTTGACTAACCCTGAACACTATACCATCTACAGTTACCACATACTGGTAAAAATGCTGGGCTACCCGGTCTCTTAGGGGTAGTTAGCTCTTTCCGCATTTCAAACCTTGGGCATACATTATCTAAATAAGTTATCCTTGGGTCTTCTAATTGGCCAACCCTTCTGGTATTGTAACAAATCTCCTGTTCTATTTTTCCTATGATAACCATTTATCGCTCCCTAAGAACCTCTTTTGCATAATCTAGCATTGAAGGCAATCCCTCAAAGTCACCGTAAGCTACGGTTTCGCCATCCTCATCTCGAATGGTTATAGCTTTTATAGTTCCACTTGGGAGCTTTATGGTGAAGTTTATCTTTGCACGATAGCCAGAATCAGAACTCCTAGAAACCATTCTAATAAATTCCTTACAGGCCTCCTCCAAACTAATTACGCAGATACCACCTCCTACCTGTATGTCCTTAACTATTGCTTTTGCCATTTTACTTTGTCCTTTTTAACTACCCTACCAGCTCCCCCACAGTTTACTGGAGCCTTCATATATTATTTACCCGAAACTCTCTTATTGCTATGAGAGAGCTGATAAGTCTAATTAGTACTTTTTAGGAGGAGGTCAGCTATGGCTGTATTCCATACCTTACGCCTATCCTTTGGTAATACTATCAACAAGCTGTCTTCCGGCGGTCCTATCCAACCTTATGGGGTCACTCACTGAGCTTGTCACCCGTCTGGTAAGTTTACCAGAATAGGGACGTTTTAATTCCAGGCACTGCCTGGGTGCACTCGTCCCACACAGCGCCAGACTATACCTACCCCGTAATCTAGACCGGGCTGTAAGACCTGAGGTCAGTAGGGGCCAAAATAGCCCTGTTCCTCAAGCGTTCACCCTCGACATCTATTAAGTTGGCCTCCTCCTAGAAAGTGCTAATATCTAGCTAGAGAAGGTTACTTACCTGTTTCTCCTTGTGGCTTAGACTAGTGCCAGCCAAGCTGCCAAGCCCATAGCTTGCTCACAGCGTTTTACCCACACCTTCGCTATGACTTGGGCAGGATTTTTAATCTCGACTACTTCACCTGTCATAGGTTTCGTTCTTCCAAACGCCCTCAGTAACCTTCCTTACTTAAGTGCTAATCCCTAGGAACTGGTCACGTACTTAGTTTAGTACTCAGCTACCTCTTTGTAGGCAGCTGCTGGCCGGAACCTCGACACTTGGCTCCTATCGCCATAGACGTCAGAATGCCTTGTCCGGCAAAAGATTGTGGTTTGTAGCCCCAGCATATCCTCTTCCTTTGGAGGCTTGAAGTTTTTAACCTTCACCGCATCCTCAGCAAAGCCTACTGCTATGAGAATAGTCTGGAGTCTACCAAGGGTGTACTCATTCTCCAGGGATACACTCTCTTGTACCTTCCTATTGGCTAACTCTGATGGTTCAACAATGGTAAACTCGTAGTCTACCTTTCGACCATTTGGAGTCCTACCGTACTTCCACTTACTGCATGATGCTAGTAACGGCTTCCTTTCCGGTAGTGGCTCAAAGGTCTTTGCCTGGGTCATATCTATAGATATTTCCTCCCCCAGACCCTCTTCCTCGTCCTCAACTGGTTTAACTTTTTTTTCTGGCATAAGCCCTCCTTATTATACTTCCTAGTTTCCTAGGGATTAGCCTCAGTTAGCTCAGCCTGTTAACAATTCTTACTATAGAACCAGTTTGGGGTTCAATATACCAGTAGTAACCATCCAAATAGGTTAAACACCCCATATGGTACTCGAAATTACTAACTTTAACACCATATACTAGTCCACCCTTACCTACTAGACACTCCGATACAAGATAACCATCCTGTCTTGCATCTATTACCATTTCCTCCGCTATATCGGTACAGTCCCAAAGGTACCTACCAGTAATAAGTTTATTAAGTAGATTACTAAAGGAACTCCAGATACCAGTAAGACTATACATTTTACTCTCTACCCAACTATGAACCCACTCCTCCATTGTACCGTAGTCTTCAAAGCTTCTAAGCTCAAGATTTCTTTGGGCTAGTACTAACTCCCTGTAGGTTTCGTAGTAAAGATTCTCGTACTTATTAGCCCTAATTGAGAGACCTACTGAGTTGATAAGAGAATAAATAAGTATTATACTGAGACAGGTAAGAAATAAATCTTTCCAGTGCTCTTTTATCCAGTTCAAACCAGTATCTACCTAGTAACTGGAGGTTTAACTGTAGTCCTTAGCTCTTGTATTAAGCCTAAAACTAAAACTGTCTCAATCTCATTTGGTAGCTTACCATACTTCTTCATACAGATGTCATCTACTTGGCCTTTATCCATTCCTTTTGACTGTCCGATTTTATAGAGAGCACCCAGTTGAGACTTTTGAGGACCAGCCTGTTCCATAACCTCTCTCTTGCCATAGATATCAGCTGCAAAGCCGAACTCTGCGAAGCACTTCTTCATCCCATCTGTAGCGGAAGACTTTAAATCATCACCAATATCAATTACCTTCCCAGCCTTATCAGACTTTTCAGTATACCTTTTAATGTCAGAACCACCAAACTGAGTTTTGGAAACCTCAATAGGGTCATACCTTGTCTCTATTGTTCTACCATCGTGGAATCTCTCTATAACTGAGCTACCAGGTATCTTTATAGTAACCCTGTTTTTGGTCCAAACCTGTTCTTGACCTATATTAACCTCTAATACATCGTGGTCCCACAAGTGGTGAAACAATGCATTAGCCTGCTCAACAAACCACCAACCGGGAACATAATCTACCTGCATTCCACCCCTAGCTGGCCTTTGGTAAACTACATCCCTAGGTGTTTTTCCAGTTATAAGATTTTTAAGTGCAGCCTCATACTTCTCTATACTAATCTTCTGTAACTCAGTATACTGCTCATCCCCAGGTATAGGTACTAACTCTTTACCCATCTATGCTCCTCAACTAGAACTTTTCTATTCCCAAAGTTTTAGCCATCTTATTGAACTCTTCTATGACCTTTAGGGTTTCCTCCTTGGTCCATCCACTAGACTGAGTTACCTCGTGAAACTCAGACCTAATTTTCTCGGCTTCTCTCCTTAGTGATACAAAAGGTTCCCCATACTCAAAAGTATGTTTAATAGAAAAGTATATACTAGCAAAAATAAGTAGACTGATTATAACAGAAAGTACTATTATCATAGAGCTTGCCCGCCTAGTACTTCCCCCAACCGTAGTAATAACTTTGTTGCTTTAACCTTTGTAGTTTCGGGAAGGTCTCCCTCTCTAATCCACTTCCTTAGTCTCTCAACCTGTTCAGTATAAAACTGTGGTTGTGGGCCCTCACGAGAAAAGGTTCTCCTATCAACTGAAGACCTCGCTGTAATCTCAATAAGCCCTTTCTTCCTAGTTAGGTACTCGAAAGGCTTCCCAGGTATCTTAAATTCCTCAAGGAACTTTCCAAGGGCCTCCATCTTTGCAGCATAGTAACTATCCGCTTCTATAGGGTATGTTTTATCATACTCACCATACCTAAGTGTTACTTCCCTAAGCATTCTTTACTTACTCCTAGTTAGTTCCTCGGTGAATAGTCCCAAACAGTTGAGGCATCTCCACTTTAGTACAGTTGGGGCTAACTCAGGTGCACCCTCAGGTGGCTCAACAAATACCTTAACCATTGTAGTAATAGTACCACACTCTGGGCATTTCTTTCCTTCTAGCGTGTGCTCAAGCCAGCGATGCAACTCCTCCCTAAATATCTGTTTGACTTCCATATAATCCATCTTAATCCTCCTTATTGACTGATTATCTACTACTTTAATTTCCCTATAGCTATGTCAAATCATACTCATAGTTTATCATATTCTAATAACCAATGTCTATAATCATATTATAATTTCCCATATGAGTATGTTCAAGTGTTTTATCAATCTAAACATAGCAATACAAATTATTTTATAAAAATCCATTTGAAGTTGAGCTTGACAGTTATATGAAAGTGTGTTATGATATGGTATGATTAAAATTGAGTCGGAAAGATGACCAACTCAAGTGTAAGTGCAAAGGAGGGCAAGTAAATTGGCTAGTTTGGAACAGTATAAAAAGCACCATAAAATCAAGAAGTTTAAAAGGCAGTTACTAGAAGAAGCCCTTAAGTCAAAAGAAGAGAAGGAGGAGGGTAAGTGAAGACGATTACTATGAAGGTAACAGTGAAGGATGAGGATGCTGAGGAGATAGCCAATTCAGCAAGGAAACATTTTCCGACTTGGTTAGTTGAGGTTAAAGATAAGAAAGGAAATAAAAAACCTGAGTAAGTATATTGTTCATATTCACTACCTTAATATACGAGAAGAAATTGAGGTTGAGTCATCCGGTTACAATAGTGCTATGATGGATGGTGCAACAGAATTCCTCAGAAGGCATCCTCAAAATCTTCAACCTTACCAGCTAGTAAGAAATGGACTAGTTAAAGCTAGAAAAAGTTAGTACATTAACAACTGAATAAGATTGCCAGTGGCGAAATTCTCATTAAAGACGCTGGGAAATTGGTTAGGGAGAGCAAGATGTGGTTGTCATCCGAGTGGAGCTTACCACTAAGCCTTTGAGCCATCAGAGCGAGGCGAACCTGTATAAAAACGACAACCTAGGACACAGGGCGATAAATTGACGCAGTAAAAGTCTGCGAGTAGTCCTCGCTACTAAGCTCCCCGTCCCAAGGTGGAAGTCCTTGGGCTGGCATAAGTCTGCTAGTACACGAGAGAGAAGCAAGGGGCATTTGGAGTACCAAACGAGTATGTTCACTACCAACACCCCTAATGGTCGTAGAGACAGGTGGTCAGAAAGTGAACACTGCACTAGCAGGCTGATAAGTTTGGGCTAAGTCCAGTTACAGCCTCATACATTTGGATGGGGTCAGAGTCCCGCTACTGCGGTAGGCTCAGGCATAAAAATAGGTACGAGCCTGGTCAAGGTAAGAAGTGAGGGTGATAGAAGGTAAGGTAGAACTTACTTAGTGGAGGAACCAAATAATAATCCCAGCCTCCAGCCCTCACTCCGAGTTCCCGAACCAGTAGGAGTAATAAAAGAGAAAAGGAGGTAGCTATTATGAGAACTTGTAGTAGGTGTAAAAGCAAGGTTGAAAAGGTGTTGAAGTGGAAACTAGGACTCAAGCTGTGCGAAGGGTGCCTAAGAGAAACCACAGCAAAGAATAGTAAACCTGAGTAACTAAATAAAATTAGTAAGGAGGTACAAGATGGCAGAATCACCACTTGAGAGACTAAAAAAACGGGGTTTTTTAAGTTACGCAGCCCGTAGTAAGTGGATTTCCGAGAATAAAGTTGAGATTGTGGAATACTATAAAGCTCATGGTAGGATTGCTACGATGAAGCACTACCATATCGGTGTTCCAGCTTTGCAGAGACTGATAGATAAACCTGACAAAGCTAATATTCCAGTCCTAGGGGAAAGCCAGGGAGAGTCTTCGCCCGGGACTAAGGAAGGTAAAAAAAGAAGGCTAAGCGAAAATGAACTAGTACCGATACGAAGATTCTTTAGTGATGAGTATGAGAAAAATCACAAAATTAGCTGTGAAAAGTTCGCACACCAGTATGGAATAGCTCGTACCACAGTCTTCGGTTGGCGTAGGAGTATAAGGGACCAGACACCAGTAAGGTCCTCATTAAAGAAGGCTTCGAGAATAGAAGTAACCTCGGGAAGTATAGCCGACGCTTTACTTACTAGAGTTGTTGAGGCTATAAAAGAGTATGATAGACTTACTTCCCAGGTAGGAACCTTGAACGCAAACGAGAGAGTTTACAAGGAGACGATTTCAGAATTGAACGGTGCCCTCAAAAAGGAAGCAGAGGAGAAAGAAAGAATCCTCAGGCTACACAATGGACAAGTTATGCGGGGCAAGGGCCTTACTTCTGTTGAAGAGCTGAAAAACCTAGCAGGAAGACTATCTACTTAATATACCCAGATGGTAGGGTAGTTGAGGAGTAAGGAAATGATAACAGATAGTGAAACCATAAAGATGTTCGGGAAGGCAAAGGAGATACAGGCCCTTTGGGCTCCAAAAGTGGGAGACTGGTTTTATAAGAGGGATGGAATTAGCTTCGGGCAATGGTTAGTATGTAAAATTGAGAGGGATATCTTATTCTGTTCTAGTGAAAGAATAAGTCAATATCCTTATAAGGGGCAACTAGTTGAGTTCAGTGTACCAGTAGATTATACTTGGCTACCGACACAGAGCCAGTTGCAGGAGATATATCTTAAATCACTATCCCAAGATGAGCAGGAAAGTTCCAATATTATAGTAGTCATACTAGATGACTTCCAAGACTGGGTACTCAATGATTGCTCAGGATTAGATTGGTCTTACGGAGGTCAAGTATCATTAGAACAGTTATGGCTCGCATTTGTTATGAGGGAGTTATATGGGAAGATTTGGGATGGGGTAGATTGGATATTGGAGGAGCCCCAATGGAAATTGGAGGAGCACCCAATTAAATGAGTGGAAGATACCCAACCCAACTTCAAGTTGTAAATGGTAGATGGCGAGGTATAATGCCGTCCCGGTGCCTAAGGGCGGATAGGGAACTACTAGAGCAATATAGAAGGACTGGCGAACCTTCCCTCGCTGCCTCCATCCTTGACTCAGCTGAAACTAGAAGAAGGGGAGGAGTAGGTAAAGCAATGAATTCCTTTACTGAAGGTATGAGGGAAGCCCTTTGGTATTGGATGAAGGAAAAGTATGGAAGCATATTGACTCCTATAATCTTTGAATATAAACTATCCCGCCATAGAATAATAACTGTAATTGGTTCCCACCCTTATCTTAGGCATGAACCATACTATGGTCGAGGAAAGAAGGGCTTTATCCTTCAACTTTGTATAAACTCAATAGATGGGATACTATGCCAAGGTCCTATAAGAATATGGTTTGCCTGGGATAGGATAATTGGTAAAGAGAAGATGCTATACTTACCAGAAGGTATTAGAAACTAAAATGAGCAAGAAGGTATACAAAGTAGTTAGGACTTCAGGAAAGGAAGGAGCCTTTACATCCTGTATAAATGGAAATAGGCTAACTCTAGCAAGGTGTGGGGAAGACGAAGTTCCAGCTAGGATATATAGGATAGGAAAAGTAACTAGGTCTGTAAGAGGGAGTCTTGGGCTCTTCTGCTTTGAGGTACTTGAGGATGCATTAGGATTTGGTTCACACTGGGAGTATAGAATATTACTTGTTGAGGGAATAGGAAAGGGTATTAAACCGGGTAGGATAGATTTCTCCTACTTCCATCCCCACTTTAGAAGAGGAGTCTCATTTAATTCCCCTTTGGGAACAGTATGTTTCCTAGCTGTTAAAGTGCTAAAAGAATATAAAAAATAGGGAAAGGAGTATGAATAGTGAGCAAAGAATATGAGGAACTGAAAGTTGCTATTGAGGATGTGGCTAAACATAACTGCCGAGATGCTGAGTTTACAGCCTTAGTGAATTACCCACCATTTCTTGAGTCCTTACTTAGCCAAATTATGTTAGTTATAGCTAACAGGTGTGTATTTCTTGATACTGACCAGAGTTTACCAGCAAGGATGTGGGAAACAGCTTGTTGCCAACAAACAATTAGGAAGATGCTCAAGGCAAACTTCAAGAAGGTAAAAGCAGTTGAAGTAAGAGTAGATGAATGGAATAAAGAAAGCAGTACTCGTAGGTTCTGCCCTACTAATAGCCATAATACTATGCGGGGTATTTGGAACTATAAGCTGTACCCCTACTAATAGTCAAGAGAAGATAGTCTACCCAGATATTAGAAATTTAACCGAGGAGCAGTTATACGAGAAAGTAAATGAGTATCTGTGGCTGGCCGAGACAGAAGGAATCCAAGTGGTAGGACGAAGTTCAGCTACTACTGCTCTTTCTAACATTGCACTCGTATATCAAAACGAGCTCCTACTAAGGGAAGAAAGGGAGAAAAAGGACTAGATGAAAATAGGTGATACAATAAGACTTACTGAAGACCTACCTGGGTGGGGTCTAGTAGCTGGAGGTAGACCTCTTTCTAAAGGTGAGGAAGGTGTGATTACACAACTTCACAAAAGAGCAAGAGGGGAATGGCCTAGGAGTTGGGTAGTCAAGTTTAAGGACTATGAGGCATATATATTTGAGGACGAAATGGAAGTAGTCACCCAATAGTACTATAATAAGGGAAGATAATGAGTTGGACTAATTTATGTATGGAAGCTTTCTGCTTCGGATGTACCGATGATAATGGCAACTATCCATGCGGAAGGAATTGCCCTTCCCATCTATGTTTAGAGAATGGGCATTGCCCTCATTTTGCTTACTCCAAGACAACAGAAAGGATGGTTGCTCATTTTCCTCCAATTAGGTTAATTGTCAAGGATAGACTAAGGATTTGGTTTAGCAGTTTATACTGGAAGATAAGATGGATATTCTGGGATTCTCTCTGGTTCAATAGAAGAAAGACCATGAACTACTTTAAGAATATTCCAGTCGCAACTGCTAAGGATACTCCTGAACTTGCTAAGTATGAAGCAGAACAGGAGGAGGATAAGGTAAAGTTTACTAACTGGTTTGAGAAGGTAAAGAAAGACCCTGATGCCAGTTGGTTTTTGGGAGATGAAAGCTGAAAAGAAAAATGCTATTGGGCTGGGGTTATGCCGTGCCCTGTAAGAGCAGGCTTGCGGTGTTATGGACTCGACTGAGGGCCGCTGCGGGTCTAACCTGTTCCACCCAAATTAAATTTTACCAGTAGGAGGAAGAATGCCAACGGGATATACAGAAGATATTAAAAAAGGTATTACATTCCCGCAGTTCGCTATGAGTTGTGCTAGAGCTTTTGGAGCCTGTATCACTATGCGAGATGACTCAACCGATACGCCAATTCCTGAGGAGTTCAAACCTTCTGATTGGAACTTAGAGGAGTTAAGAAAAGCAGAGGTAACCCTTGAGAAACTAAAAGATATGACTGAAACAGAAGCAGAAAGGTTTGCTAGGGTAGAATACTGGCAGGAATCCAATCGTATAGTCCTAGAAATCAAGGAAGACCGTAAACTTATGGCCCAATACAGGAGTATGCTTGAGAAGGTTAGACAGTGGCAGCCTCCCACACTAGAACATATTGAGTTTAAGGACTTTATGGTTCAACAGATAGAAAGGTCAATTAAGTTTGATGGTATGGAAGACTATTACATAGAAAACCCAGCCAAACTACTATCGGGTAAAGACTAGTTATCCCAAAAGAAAAAAGAAGCCCATAAAGATATTGAATACCATACTGAAGAGTACCAGAAGGAAGTGGAGAGAACAGCTGGGAGAAATGCTTGGATTAAGGCTTTGCGGGAAAGCTTAGTCTAATAAGGGGAGAGAGAATGAAAAATCTGCTGAAAAGACTTTGGGGTTGGATAAATGAACCTTCAGCTTATGTTATCTGGTGTAAGTATTGGAACAAACTACAAGCTGAAAAGAAGGAGAATGGTATGAGTCCTGAGTATTGGCGCATATGGAATAAGGAAGTTTGTCCAGCTTATAGAAAACTATCAGAGGAAACTCCTAAGGCTCTTAGACATCCCCTAACTAGTAATATACTTGCAGATATGGATAAGCCAGTAAGCCAAAGAAGGTATTTCTAAAAGGAGGAGTAAGATATCAAATCACCCTAGCTAAAATACCAAAGGAGGCAAAAGTTCTATGACTAGTGGAAGTAGTTCTGAATTACCCAATATGCCTAAGTATCAGCCCTGCCCAAAATGTAGTCGTGGATGTAAACGGTTGGGTAAGGCTATGGGTGGAGCAGATTATATCTGCCCTACTCATGGTAAGTTTTTCATCAAGAGTATAGGGTGATATAAGTAGGGAACTAAAAAAGAGACCGTATTATGGAGGATTGAGTGAAAACAGTTGATATCAGTGGGTTTGGTAGTAGTTATGAAGCTGCCTGCCAAAAGATGCTTCTTAATGGAATAAGGTTTCTGAAGGATAAACCAACCTTTGATTGGAGTGGTTATAAATCCTACCAAAATATAACTGGGATATGTATAGCAGAAAATAAGGATGCTAAGGCACTGGATAAAGCAATTTATGGGGAGTTGGAAGATACGACTGGTGCAATGCACCAAGCAGTGGTCAGTCACCTAGCCTATATTCACAAGAATGGCTATGATGCCTGGTTAAAACAGGCAGAGGGACATGGAATGAGAATTTACGAGATATCCAGTGAAGAAGCCCTAGATAAGGAGATACTGAGTGCCCAAACTGAGTGGCAACGTAAACTTGATGGAGGGTATGACCCCATGGAGGAAGTCCTTAAGAGTATCCCCAAAGAAAATATAATCCATGTAGACCCTACTGACCCAGAAAGCATTAATCAGCTAGCAGATAGAATTGCTGAGATAGTAAAGGAGGGTTAAATGAGACTCTATGAGCTTTGGGCCAAGTTAAGTGAAAGTACCATATGCTATAATGTTCTTGAGGCAGAGAACTTGAAGGATATAACTGAAAAGGCCTCGGAGGAAATTCCTAGAGTAAGAGAGAACTTCCATATATCCCATCCAGTTGAGGAACTACTAGAAATTGAAATCTATGATGTAGTAAAGGTAAAGGTAGCTACAATAGACTTAGCACCAAAAATAGTAGTGGAGGGTAAAGGAGTTACTAGTTGTGGGAAGAAGCATCCAGGCAGCGGGACAGTTTGGATAGGTGATAGTAAAATATGCTATGGGTGCTGGTGCGAGCAGTTTGAGTACTGCCCACTGTGTAATAAGAAGTGGGGTGACCCCCTTGAGTGTAGGAAAGGAGAATTGGGGGAAGAAAAATAATGGTTAAGATAATTAAAACTAAGTTAACAAGGGAACCGACCCATAGGGAAGTTAGATTCCCTTGCCCTAAGTGTGGTGCACATCTTTCACGCACTGTTCCTATAGGCCAAATGCAAGGGCAAACTACCTGTGGCATTTGCTGTGCTGAGTTTGAGTGGAAGGAAGAAGAAGAGTAAGTAAAAGTATGAGGTGCAAGAAGGGTATTAAGGTCAAAGTATTTTCCGGTAACGGTGAAGGAAGGTAGTACTGACAGTGAGTCAAGATTCTATAGTACTTGGGGGCAAGATGCAGTTGACTCTCCTTGCCAGAGCTGTCTCCTTTCTATGGATTAACCTCCCTAGGCATCTTGCTCCCAAATACTATAGAATAAGACATAAAGGAGGAGACAATGGAAGCTAAAACTAAAATAGCAATGGATGATAAAGAAATTCGTAAACTATTTTGTAATCTCAGAACAACCTTCCAGTCACAGGTAACCACTGAGAATAAATTGGAGGCTGTAAAATTCCTTGTAAATCGCTGGATAGAATATAAAGCCAATGAAGGCTACAAGACAGGGATAAAGGAAGCAGTAGAGGAAGCAGAAAGCGATGTGCCTTGTATTAAAGATACAGTTCGTTGGCAAGCTAAAAAGAAAGATTGGGTAATTAGTAAGGAGATATTGTGACTTCCCAATTAAGCCTATACTGGACTATCTTATTGATAAGGAGGTTTAGATGCCAGATGATTTTCCAGATATACCCAGGGAAGAATTAGTACTAAGAACACTACTATGGCTTCATCACGGATGCCCTAGTGAGTACTTCTATGGAGATGATGGTGAGATGCAATGCCACAACCAAAAGCATGGTTTTCTGGGTATGGACTTTAGAAGGGATTCGGTAGAACTTATTGAATGGGAGCTTGGTAATACCTTCTATAAGAATTTAGTACAAAGACCGAAGGAGTAAAGTATGTTATTTATACTAGGGATTGTCCTCTTAGCAGTAGGTCTTCTCATAATAGTACTTAATCTTTTGGAGTTTACAAAAGGAATTAACATTGGTATTGTATGCCTAATAATAGGCTTTGTTTCCTTCCTAGCTGCCATGCCTCTCAGTAGGACTGGTATAGTTGAGATTAAGTATACTACTCAATATAACATTACCTCATTAGAAACTACTCGGAACCTTGGGGGAACATTTATATTAGGAAGTGGTTATTTCCAGCAGGAACCCGTCTATTATGTTTACAGAGAAGTATCGGAAGGACTATACCATCTTGAGTTCATAGAAGCAAGCTTCTGTGATATCTATGAAACTAACAATACTTTGCCCTGCTACCAGAAAGGTAAGCCCGTTTGGAAACCTTGCTCTTGGTGGATAGCACCTCCAAGTTTTGGCTGGGGGGAACAGACCAATAACGCCACTAACAGATTAGTTATTCCAGTTGGAAGTATCATCAAGGAGTATAATCCCAATTTAAGTTAGTAAAGGAAAATAAACAATAATAGGAGGGACAATGGATAAAGTTAGACTAAGTCAGTTAAGTGTAGGGTCTATGTTTAGGAAGTGTATGGATGGAAATACCTACATTAAAACGAACCAGAAGAACCAGTTGGGGGAGCCTCTCTGCACTAACTTGGATACTGGAAAGACCTACCACTGGAACCCATATGAGCTAGTTTATGGATTACCAGAGAGGGTAAAGTACGAGATACTCTACACATACGATGAAGAAGATACTCTTCCCAATATTCCTCCCCAAAAAGCTGGCAGAAAGAAGTTCTGGATGTGCTTTGTTGATGGAAAGGATGTTCCCAAGTACCAACACTGGAATAAGTTAGAAGCCAAAACTGAAGCAGAGAGACTTGCAAAAACGACAGGTTATGATGTCTTCCTGCTAGAGGCTACATGGTGGGTAAGAATAAAACCCCCAGTACCTCCAGCACCCTTAACTGTATGGAAAGAAACTATCTAAGAAGGAGACAAAGATGAATACATTTATTAAACTATTACCACTTGAACTAAGCGAAGTTAAAGAGTTTCTAGAACCAAACTCAGAACTCAGTAAAGACGACCACGAGGCTGGTGTAATGTCTGAAGACTTAAGGAAGCTTTACACCCTCTGGAACAATACGATGAAGAGCGAGGCACTGATAGCAGCAGAGAGAAAGTTTGGTCGAGTAGACAACGAGGAAGAGTATGATGCAAAGCTTGAGGAGCTCGTAGATAGAATGGGTATACTAGAGCGTCTCTTCTGGTTTTCTGTGAAGGTCGAGCATAACCTGTGGGGTAAGAATATCGGGGTTAGAAAAGGCTTCATTGTAGTTTGGTCAGACCGAGAACCCAGTTTCGAGGACTTCATCCATAGGTTTTTTGAAGGCCGGTAGGTTCCAAAGGAGAGAGGGAGGGAACAATGGAAAAAATAGAGGTAGAAAAACTCCTGCTATACAGGTAGGAAGGCCCGACTCTGTCCACCTTAAACTAATTGGTGATGATGGTGTAGTCAAAGCATTAGTAAGTGTCTATCCCAAATATGAGAAGCTGCCCTTTACTGACACATTTTTGGTAGAAATCATCAAGGGAGGCCCTGTATCCCCCGAAGTAGACATAAGGTTAAACTTATAAGGAGGTAACCTAATGAATAGAATTGCAAAGGATAGGTATTTTAGGGAAAAAGAGGTGACTATGGACCCTAAATTAGACAAGGATATAAGAGTACTGGCCTTTACCTGCTGTGGACACTGCCCAATAGCAATAGTGGAATTAAGGGGAAAATGTGAGCCAATGGAGGTCTATTGTCCTCTGCAAAAGGATGGTGACACTTTGAAGCCAAAACTAATATATAAAACCTCTATGATAAGTAGCTTACATCCTGACTGTCCCCTTCCAACCCTTGCTCAACTAGAAAAACAATGTTCTAGTAAATCTCTCAAAGATGCTAAGGAGTTTATAGAATACTGTAACCGAGTAAGAGGAGTGGTTGAATTTGGGCAGGGTTCTAATACCAAGAAGGACTTAGATGAAGCTATGCCTAACAGGAAAGGAGGAAAATGAAAGTCGCAGTAACAATAGCGGTACTATTCGGTATCCTGGCAGTCGTCCTCTCCGTAATTGTAGGAGTAACTGACTATTTTATTAGCCGTGACACAGGAGCTTGGCTGCAACGTGCACAAGTGGCAGCTCAGGCCGATGATATGCTTTATTACCTGAAACAAGCAGACGCAGGTCTCAGTAAGTGGCACTATGAGAATGGATATGCAGCAATAATCTTCAAGACTCCGTGGAACAATGCGGATATGGACAGAGAAACTATCAGTCAGGCTATAAATCGTACCGAGACGATTAACTTAATGGACAGAAGTGGTGTGGCATATCAGGCTGGGATGGATGATGTAAGGGGGATAATTCGGGAAATAGAAATAGCTCCTGTTTATTTCTACTTTATACATCCTATGTTCGTACTAGTTTTTATCAGTATGATTATCTCCTGGATTGTGACAATCGGAACAGTAGGGTATATACTAGTAAGTGAGTCCTGGTAGTATGGAAGTTATAAAGACATTTATAGTTCACGTTTCTGTTGATGCAGTATCGAGTGATAGGGCAGAGATGCTTGTTCGAGATTGTATCGCGGCTGGCGCTGTAACAGGTTGCTTTAGCCCCGAAGAGGATGAAGTAGCAGTAGTACTTTGTAATGTGGATGAGATTGAGGTTGAGGTTAAGGAATAGCACAAAGATAAGGAAATAGAATGCTTTGTCCCTACTGCGAAGATACAGAACTCATTGCGTGTGGCTATTACATCTGCCCGAAGTGCAAGATTGCTATGACTGATGATGAGTTAGCATTTGCAATAAGGGCTAATGAAGATGCTGCCTTTATAGCGAAGTGGACAGGGCAAAAAGTCTTAAAAGCTACCAAGAAAGATTGAAGTTAGAAGAAAATAAAGAAAGAGATAAGGAGTAAGTAAAGTGGAAACCAAAGAAGGTTTTTGGGGATGGTACTTAGAGGAAATCAAGGAGTGTCCTAGATGGCTGGAATCTGAAAAGGATTTACTAGTAGGTATACTGATGGTTCTACTCTTTGCTAGTGTTTTAATTACTATTGGGGTTGTTCCTATTTGGGTCTTATTCTTATTCCCAACTATACATACATTAGCTTCTTACCAAGAGTGGAAGACCAAGTGGGAGGACTAAACGCAAATGCCCGAAGAAAAGAAAGGTAGTCGCCCATCAGAAAAAGATAGTAGACCTAAAAATTTCCGATATCTAGTAACAGAGCCAGAAGGTATCAGTCAGTTTTACAACCCTAACGAAGCTATGTGCTTCTACAGGTGGAAGGTAGGTATTAGACCCAATGTCAAAGTAGCACTGATAAAAGGTAGAATACTCGAGTGTGTAAACTACTAAAGATAGGAGGTAACATATATGAGAATCCCAAGGGTAAAAGTGGAATTCATATCTAACCCAGTCTCTGATAGGTTCACACCTGAGGAAGCCAAGAAGGCAATACTTAGGAGTAGAATACTTCCAATACCTGCAACGATAGTAAGTCTAGAAGTTGAAGAGGAGAAGGAGTAAGCTATGGATTATCTAAAGGAACAGGTAGTAGATGCTATATTCTCCAGGACTAGAAAAGTAGATGGAGATGGCATCTATGATATCTACGATGAACTACCCACTATTGAAGTTCTAGAAAAGTTAGGGGATCTTAAACTTAAGCTTAGAGTTAAAACCCCAACCGTTCCTAGATTTTTCCTAGTAATAGTTAAGGAGGTTAAGTATGGATGATAGTAAAATGGAAATGATAGAACTTAAGGGATTTTTGGGAGATAAAGTAGTAATAACCAAAGAAGAAGACTATAGGAAAGACCATGACCATCTCTTAATTGAGATAAATGGAAATAAGGTAGGATACTTACATATAAGCTGGCAAAGTATAATACTCCACAATCCCCTTACTGAGCCTGCAACAGTCCAGCCTGACCTGCTTGATTTAAGGACACTTAGGGGATGCCCTAGTTAAGGTTAGTATGGGAGTTTTAGATTCATACTGTAAAGCACTACTCATTATCGGTAGTATAGATAATGAGTTAGCACTTGGTACTAAGCATTACTCAGATGGTAAACTACTTACTACCAAGCTTGAGATTTTAGAAGCAATGAAGGCTGGTACTCTAGTAATAGAACCCAGTCCAGAGAGAAAGCATATATTTGAAGATATGGTAGGAGGTAACTAGTGAGAATAGATATCTTTAAGAAAAGGCCCTACTCAGTTATGGTAGAAGTCTCCCAAAGTGAGGCCTGGGAGCTAGTTAAGAGTTTGGTAACTAATATACAGAGAAATGACCCAAACACAGAAAGAAAAGAATTCTTTGATACTAAGGGCCAGTACTTTAGTATCGCGGTAACTCCAGAACCCATTCGACTTCTAACTAAATGGGATATGAGAACCCTTACTGATAGCTACACTGAACTCCTAGACTATCTGAAGCTTAGAAAAGACAGGGCAGGAAGAATGCTATATGAGACTCTCAAAGAATCTCTATTTAGCAAGGAGATGGAAGCGACCCTTACTAAGCTTAAGAAAATTTACGAAGTAGACTCAAATGAGAACAAAAGAGGAAAGGAAGGAAAGGGTCAAGTTACTGACTAACGAATGGCTAATCCAAACTCTCGAAGCAATACGAGATGGTAAGTCTTCTGGAAGAGAGCTACAGACTAGATTTATACAGTTCTGTAGTAATAAGGGAATAGGTAAGCCTCAAGATAAAAGCTTGAGAAACTTAGTAGTAGCTAGAGCTACAATAGAACTAAAACAGCTCTCACGTGCAGTAAGAGAGTCCAAGGCAGGACTATGAAAAGGAGGGAAGTATATTGTTTGTTATAATTATTCTCATAGCTATTGCTGTAATTACTGCTTCTATTGTATTTTCCTCTTGGCTTCTGCTCCTTTCATCGCTACTAATTATAGGAATAGGAATAGATTACGAATTTATAGAGAAGTAAGTTAAGTTCAGGAATACAAGGAATCTAAATAAAAGGAGGTAGTAAATGATAGTAAAATCAAGGTGCGAGGCCTGTGGAGGTTCAGGTAGAATAGAAAGGGAGCTTAGGGTAGGTGACATTGTAACCCCGCAGGATGGCAGTGCAATGTGCAGTGCTCTACACTCCATACTATTTAAGGGAACAGGTAGAGGGATTCAAACCTGTAAGAGTAGTTGCCATTGAGGGTGGTATGTTGGGGGTAGTTCCGGTTCATTGGGATAACCCTGATGAAAAATATCGTGAGCTATGGCATGGTGATAATCCTGTGTACTCCTCAGTCTGTTGGATATGGAAGGGAACCTATCAGGATAATCAGACAATTACGGAGCATGGTTTCTGGATTAACGCTAATATATCTAGACTAAAGTTGTAGGAGGGTAAAATGGTAGGTAATCTTAGGCCAATCGGACCAAAGAAAGAGAATGACGCATCAATAGGAGTAAGCTGCTCAGCCTGTGGGAAACTCTTTAAGGAAGGTGACTATACTACCCTTATAGCTCTAGGCCCCGGTGATGATAAAGAAGAACAAGAAAAGTGCAAGCTAGGGGAGTCCTATAATGCTGTTGCAGTTGAAGTACACTGGAAGTGTGCTACTGGGAAGGAGGTAGATTGAAATGGGAGTTGATACGAAATTATTTTTAAGCCATAGGTGGCAGCCCAGCGAGATTGTTAAGGTACTGGAACGCACACAAGGTATAGAGGTAGAGACTAAGTCCTACGGCGGTATCAACGTCATTGGTACGTATACTTTGGAGTTTGAAGGTAGGCATATCATTATGCTCTGTGATGGTAGTACACCTATCGGACCAGCAATAGAGCTAATAGCTCGGAGTAGACCTGAAACAATCCAAATGTTTAGGAATATCGCCGATGTATTCGGTGGTATACTTCAGCCCGAAGACGACAGGGAGGTGTACGAGTTCATTGATGGAGCAATGTTTGAAGAAAATGCTCTTCCTTACTTCGTGAGGTATGCTATCATAAATGACGGAATAGACCCCGATAATATTGAGGCCCTTCTTGAAAGTAAAAAACACTGGCACGAAGAATTCGAGCCTGGAGGTAGCAAGTAAACTATAGACTAGTTTGTGTTAAATGCCAACCAAAGCACGAAGCTGAGGATTGGGAAACCGAGAAGAGATGGGAAGTAAGGAAAGATGCAGACCTATCTAATACGGATATTAGGAGAAGGTGAAGGTAAAATTTGGGAAGGTGAGGCTCATGCAGTTCAAGTAGGTTCTTGTGAGTCTTCTAACCATAACCAAATAGAATGGGTAGGCTCTTTCTTTAGTAGTAGTAAGATAGTTATAACCTTAACAAAATTACCGGAACTTATTAGCCTTACTGTAGGTGGTGATATCTATCTAGGCAAGACTAATAAGAAAGTTGGTACTGATCTTATATGGTCTATTGTACCAGTTGTAAGTGAGAACAATGAATGAGAAGATAGGAGCTAGGAAGTGACAGTTATGGATGAGTATAGAGTTAGGATAGGTGATGACCTCTTCGTAGTTAATGCAGATGATAACCAAGGGGCCAGATACAAGGCTTCAGAACTTTTCAAGCAGAAGTATGATATTGAAGCTTGGCTTACTAGTATAGCCGACCATGCAAAAGCCAAGCTAGTTACTGCACCAGATGCACTAGAAACTACTGAGGAGGTACTCGAGTCCCTAAGAAAGGAGATTGGACTTGCGAGAAGAACTGATTGAGTGCCCATACCGAGAAGTTTGTAAAGGATGCCCAGGAGATGATGATAATAAAGAATGGAAACCCCTACTAGGCTTTAAAAAAACCGAGGAGGGTATACTCTGCTTAGACTGGAAGATAGTCATATCTCTCGAGGATGCTTCCCAGTTGAAGACTTCAGAAGGCAAGCATATAGTCGATTCAGTAATAGCTGCAGATAAGCTAGATGCTGCTAGAAGAAGATGGAGTAAGACCCCTAAAAGGAAAGAAGCTCAGAGAAGGTATGAGGAGAAAGAAAAAGGACAAGCTACAATAAAAAAATACCAGCAGACTGAGAAGTTCAAGCTTTCAGTACAAAAGTACTACTTCTCTAAAAAGGGTCAAGATGCTCACTTAAAGAGAAGAAAGCTAGTAAAGGATTTCAGGCAAGCAGCAAAATGGTTAAAGGAACATCCCGGAAAAACCTATGAAGATTATTTGAAGGAATTAGATAGTTGACATATTTGGTATTATAAAACAATGTATGAAGTGTAGCTTGACAGTCATAATAAGGTGAGGTCGTAACCCTTTATGCCCAACCAATCCACTTGTCCCTTTTGAGTAAGGGATAGGATTAAAACTAGGCAGGCTGCTCCGTCATATGTCAGAACATCTTAAAAGTTTAGCACGGGAAATAGGCAAAATGGAAGGCTATGAGTACTGGATAGTACCTTGCCCTTGCTCGTATGGGTTTAATGGGTATGTAGTATTTCCAAGAAGGCCTGTAAAAGAGAAGGGGTATAGGGGTATCCTCACCTATGTTCCTGTTCACGGGGGTATTACCTATGCTAAGCCTTATAAGAGAGGTATAGTCTATGGCTTCGATACAGGTCACTTTGACTCAGATAAGTATCCCATTGGGGATGAGAACTGGATAAAGAAGCAGATAAAGATAATGATAGTTGGTATCCTTAAAGCAAAAGAAGTTGAAGACTTTTACCTCTGGGCTGAGTTAGCTGACTACGCAAAGGAGAGGTATGCTAAGGAAGTCCTAGATACTTTAGGAGACCCAACCTACTCAAACTTTGGTGTAGATATCAACCGACTTTTTGGTCAGGTATAGATTCTTAGTAAAAGGAGGTAAATATGAGTGGAGAAAGTCATCCAGACGGTTGCCCCAGATGTGGGGGACTTATGCATTGCTACTCAAACTATAAACCATACGATTTAGTCTCAGGAATTTGTCTAGATTGTGGCTTCCACTATAGTACAGTCTCCAACCTTATGAGTTTAGATGAGATTAACAAGCTGCGTGAGGACTATGGTTATGACCCAGAACCACTAAAAGAACTTAGGAAACCTACCCAGGAATGGCTTGATAGCGGTTACGAACCAGTACCAGTAGGTAGAATAGATCTAGTCGAGAAAGAGGCAATTAAAGTTGAAGACGGCACAATTACGATTGACTTCAAGAATATGAAGCTTGGAGAATTTTATCCTATTAAGAAGGAGAATAAATTATATCTTTACCGGAGGGTTGATGACCATAAACTAGAAGTCTATGTATTGATTTCTAAGGAAAAAATATGAGTCGAAGGAGGACTTCAACAACTAAACACTGGGTAGATACAAGTAGTAACAACAAAAGTCATGTCTCACTGCATCTCCAAATGTTCTCTCCTTCCTTATCTACCCAGTATTTAGATGTTGAGGAAATAATAGGAGGTAACAAATGGCTAAAATAGAGATAGAAGAATTCCCTGCTATACAGGTAGGAAGGCCAAAGTCAGTCCACCTTAAACTAGTCGGGGATAATGGAGAAACCAAAGCTGTTATCGATGTCTATCCAAGATTTGAGAAACCACCTTTTACCGATACCTTTAGGGTAGAAATCCATAAAGGAAATATAGTATCACCAGACGTAGATATAAAACTAATTTTATAGAAGGGGATAGAAAAGGAGGTAATCTATGAGATATAATGTTAGGTATAGGGATGGGGAGGTAGAAGCTACAATTGATGCTGAAAGTCCAGAGGAAGCAGTAGAGGAGTTTATAAATGGAGACTGTGAGTATATAGTAGATCCCTCTATCTTCTGGAGAGATATGGTAGAGGCAGAAGCTGAGTACTTTGAAGAAGAAGCTATAACCCCCACAGAACTAAAAACAGCAAAGCAGAAGCAGCTTGAGGCAAGGGAGGCACTAGAAGGCTTCTTAGAAGCTTTAGGAGGCCAGCCTAACTCCCCCAGGAGGGAAGGAGTAAGAATAAAGGAATTCCAACTACCCCTAAGTCAAGAAGAGGAGGTAGATAGGGATTCGAAAATCTTTGGTACTAACATTCATTGGAAGTTTTTCTTCAAGTCGGGTGAAGATTGTAGCCTCCCCGAGACAGCACACTGTATTGGTAGTTATGTAATGGAAGACCATCTTGAACAGCTTTGGATTGACGATGAAGGTAACTTTTATAGGTATGCAGGAGGCGGTCGGGGCTTTTATTGGACTCAAAAGCTAGACCTAAAGTGGGCTGAAGAAGTTAAGTGAGTACAGACTACGAGAAATTTACCGAGTTTATGAAGGAGCAGGATACTAAGTCATCCGAGGATACCCAAATATCAATGGGTATGAAGGATGCAAAAGGTAGCCTACTCATCTTAGGAGGGAGTAAAGCTAACTTATGGATGTTAGCTTCTGGTCTGTATGCAGTAGGTGGGGATAAAACTGTATTACCAGAGGAAGCTGTTAAAGCTTATAACCTATATAATGGTACTAATCTCCCACTAGATTATATTACAGAGGTATTTGAACCGTGGTATGAGAAGCAGTTCACAATAGTAGCAAATGTTCCCTCCAGGTCTAATCCTAATGTAAGTTACACAGTCAGAAGAAGTCCTAGTGGGGAACTATCCTGTGAGTGCCCAGGATTCACTTTTAGAAGAGAATGCTGGCACGTAGATGCAGTAAAGGAGTTAACAAGTACAGATAAGTAAGGAGGCAGCACTATGTTAGATATGAAAAGGCTCTATAAGATTTTGGACGAGACTACAGTCCAGTTACGTAAAGGAGATGAGGTTGTAGAGCACCAAAAGGGTAATCTAAAGGTAACCGAAATCTATACTATGCCACACGAGGATGAAGTTAAAGACCTTCAAAAGGTTGACTGTATCTTCATAACAGTTGGAGTAAATAAGCAAAAGGCTGAGCAGTATCAGGATGAGTTAGTTAGTATATTGAATGATTATCCACAACCCGATAGACTAGCAGGTGGCCCATCCTACATAGAAGTTGGTGGAGTTATTGGAGACCAAGGAGCAGCCATCCAACTGTTTGCTTTAGGAGAAGTGCTTGGACTATGGAAGGTCATTACTGGCAAAACTTTTGGAATGAGTGATGCAGAAGCGAGAAAGTTAGCAGGAATGGGGATGTTAATGATTTCCGGATATAAGGGAGCTAAAGATGGAGAAAAAATATAAGAAATTAAGAGAAGCAATAGCAGAAAAGGTTGTCGTTACTCTGATAGATAACACAACCTTAGAATCTCCCTTGCTAAATCAAGTAGCAGATAAAATAACTAATGAAGTCCTTCCTATAGTAGCTAGTAGATGCTGGTTCAAGCAAAAAGTTAGTTGGAGGTCTGATGATTGGAAATGTCCTTATAATCCTGATACCCTAGTAGGCGGCTTATCTGTAGCACCGATGAGCGCGAAAGAAATGGAAATTCTTCTAAAAGATACTTTTGAGTCTGGTGCTGACACAATGCTGGAAAAGCTATCAGTAAAGAGGATAAGGAAGAATAAGTGAACACAATCCGGTTGTCGAGGCAGAAGAACTAGAAGATTAAGTAGGTACACAGTTGAAGGAAATAGATTTAACTAAGACAGGCCCTATACTATTAAGGTATCACAACCAGGTAGTACATGTATGCCCCGTAAGGTCCTACAGAACGAAAGGGGTATTGGGTATAGCCCATACTAGTAACATCAGAATATTTCCACTAGGAGGAGGTATTAGGTCCAAGCCAACTATGGGGCCAAAAGTACCTTTCTTTCTAAGGATGACTGATCCAGATGGTACTCCAACTAACTATGATACTAGACTAATCACTACCTGCATAGAATTAGAACCCCAAACTGATTTATTACTGTCAAGAGAATGACTAGCAGAAAGTGTATTTACTGCCATAATAAGATTCCAGTTGGTAAAAAGTTAATTTGCATTTACGAAGAGAAGACTGAATATATCTTCTTCTTTTGTTCCTGGTGGCACGTAATAAAGTGGCACCTACTAAGATATTTTAAGAGGAGGGAAATATGACCGAAGAGAAACCGGGCGAATACCTTGTTAGGATGTTCTGTGATAACTGTAGAAATATCTGGTTCATCGGGGTAGAAAAGGGTAAGTTAAAACCAGTAAGCATCGAGTGCCCTTCTTGCGGTTGCAAAAAAGGAAGATAAAATAAAACTAGTTTAAGGAGGTAACAATGGTTGATGAAAAGGAAACGTTCTTCAAGCACACGTGGTATGACTACGACTCAAAGACTACTGACCATAGGGGGGAGAGACATACCCTTATAAAGTTCTGGAATATTATTCTTATTCTTATGCTCCCCTGGTTTATTATTTCCACTACGATCTGCATCCATTCCTATTTAGTTATTCTGCCAGCTAAAGGTTGGTATGACCGTATCCCCCAAGCCTCAACCGCAGAGCAGTTAGCAGAATATTGCTCTAATACCCTAAGTGAGATGGATAGGCTAGGAATAGCAGAAGGACACTATGCACTTGTATTCAAGAACTCAAACAACGATATCTCAGTAGATAAGACTATCCTAGCAAAGCTTAGGGATAAGGCTTTATTTCTCAGTAAGACCTATGATAAAGGCTCTATGGATTATGCTGAGAGTATGGCAGATATGAGAAAGCAGTTTGAGGGAATACAGACTTGGTTTTGGTACTGGTGTCTAGTAAATAGGGTTCCTTTTAGCCTACTTGCTATCCCATGGTTCTACATGCCTATAGTAATAGGTTATCCTATGGCTTGGGCCATGGTGAAGATATGAATGGTTGGTAAGGAAAATGGAATATAAGATAGTATCTAGGTTCATTATCCAAGGGAGAAGTACTGGTATGGGAGCCCATACTGGAGCTTCCATTCTGAAAGGCCCCGTGGAAATAGTTGAACTCCATAGGTCAAAAACAGGACACCACTGGGAGGAAGAAGTAACTGTTTATGAAGGAGGTACAGCCTTCATAGCTGATATATCTAATAATGGGACACACTACTGTTATGCTTCCCCAGCTACACCTCTAGAGGAAGTAGAGAAAGAGTTTGGGGAACTTCCCTGTGGTCTCCCCGCAAGGTTGCACAAAGATGAGTAAGTATGAGGAACTAAGGGAGGAGATAGCTAGGCAGATATGGATGGATGATACCGGTAGTGATACTGGCTGGTATACTAGCTACGAGTTTGTCCATAAGTCAGGACATTGTTACAACATTGCTGACCAAATCCTCCCTATAGTAGCCAGTAGGTGTGTTTTTAAGGGTAAGATAGAATTACCTATGGAAGGAATTGAAGCTGATATGTGGCAAAAGGGCTGGAGGCCAGTAAAGGAAATAGAGAAGGATAAGTGATGGACCCACGAGAATTATTTGGGAGGGACTACCAGGAATTTTGCGAGTCCGACCCTTTTAACCCCAACCTAGTAGAGGGATACATTTCAAGGAGACCAAACCAGTTCTATGGTGCTCTACTCATTACAAAGGTGAATAACCACGAGGTTGAACCACAGTTGATAATGGGTACTCCCAAGATGAACTACCCATTTGATTCTCGTGCAGATGGAACTAGGAATTATAAATTCCCTCCCACAAAGGAGATAGAAATTTATGAGAAGCTGGATGGTACCAATATTCTAGCTTTCTCCTATATTGATAAGGATGGCTGGAGGTACTTCTCTTACAAAACACGACTGAGACCTTTTGTCAGTAGTAGCAGATTTGGCGATTTTCAGAATATGTGGCTGGAAGTTGTTACTCCCCCCTTGCAAGCTTGCATAAAGAAAATAATGGTAAGGAATGAGTGTAATTTATCTTTTGAGTTATATGGGGCAAGAAATCCACACCTTGTTGTGTATAAAGATATCCCCCTAGCCATAGCCTTACTATTTGGGGTAACTAATGCTGGTAATGTACTTCCCCCTACTGTTTTAGGAACAGTTGAACCCATTCCAGTAGTAAAACAGTTTAGTGTAGTAACCAAGGACTATGTATGGAATTATGAGACTCTCCAAAAGACATTGGAAGCGGGACTCAAGCAGGAGGAGGAAGGTTATTATTCAGGGACAGAAGGAACAGTATGGTATCTTAAAACTCTCGATGGTAGGTATATCCAGTTAAAATGTAAGCCTGAAACCATAGAGATGATACACTTCTCTGCTGGGGCAGGAGGTCTAGGCAAGAATACAATAATAGCAACTTGCTGGAACTCCTATGAGAATACAGATGAGCCAACAGTTGATTTCGTAAAGGAACTACTCCTTGAGGAGTTCAAGCCAGAAATTATAGAAGCACACCACTATTTAATAGAGAAGTGCCTAGACTTTGTAAAAGGAGAGCAGCAGTTTAGGCAGGATGTTCTGTCTGAGTATAAAAAGATTGGTAAGAACATCCTGGTGGATAAGGTTAGCGTAATGAGAGCAATGTCAACCAAGTTTGAGAAGGCAAGAATGCGGAAAGTCTATGGTATCATAAAAGACTTTGGATAAATGGAGGTAAATAGTGGACCCTAAAGATACAATACTGAAGCCCGAGGAATTAAAGGCTATAAGGGATAAAGTTAGAAAATTAGACTCGCAGTTAAGTGCTGATAGAGAAGCATATATAGCACTAATAACAGCAGAAAACCAAGCTATTATCTCTTTCCCCGCAGGAGAAGTTGAGGAGAAAACAAAATGGATTAAATCCTGTTCCCAAAATGGGATAACAATTGAGCAAGCCCAGCAATTAAACCGTATTATTCCCTGTCTTAAATTTGATAGTCAAAAGACAGGTATAAAAGAAGTAGTTGAGTTCACCCGCAGTTTTTGGGGTGGCAAGGATATATGGAAATCCCAAGAAGGTCAAGCTTTCCTGAAAGAAAAGGGAATTTCAGATAATAAAGATAAAGAGGAGGAAGAATGAGTTGGCTTAGTTTTCTTAATCCTTTTTCACCAATAGATGATAGACCTGTTGCCCAAGTAATAGAGCTCAGTAGTCAAAACATAGACTGGTTGTATTCAGATGACAAAGAGGCTAGAATTCAGGTAGAGAAAATCCATTCTTTTCTGCTAAGTATGAAGAAGGTATAATTATGTTTCTTCCTAATGTTAAAGTAACAACAATAGTCTGGGGAGATAAGGATATCCTCAAGCACAGTCAGTGGGATGCAGCCCAGGGAGATGACCTTAAGAACCAGAGACCAACGATTGAGCTAAACTTGCCCAAGCTTGAGAAGAACTCTGTTTCCTTAGAGGTTATAGCTCAACGTATGGTAGAAGGCTGGCTCTCAATTCAAGCAGTCTTTGCTACACGACAAGATTTAATAGACAAACAATGCAGGGGTGAGGTAGAAGATGAGGAAATTCTTTACATTGCTAATCTTAAAGTGATACTAGAAAGTCCAGTACTCAAGCGCAGATATTCTGACCTCGCTATAGAGGAGATAGTTAATGGTCAGTGGTTAATGGACGACAGCTATGAGGTACTGGCTGGAAAGGTTAAGACTTTACTGTCAAGATGGCAAGAGGTATCTAAGGAGCTAGATAATCTTAGGGATAAATGTTACCTCTGCGGGAAGCAGCTACTATCACCCGATGCTTCCTTAGAAGAGCGTCTCGAGTTTGTTACTGAGATGCCTCACGCTACAGTGAAGCCTACTCCTTTTATTAACACTCTCGTCTGGGTATGTTCCAACTGTCAGTCATTGGCTAAGGAAATGGGTTTGGATGCAAAGCCATTAGAAATATTTACCCAGGAGGCTAGATGAGACTAGCAAAAATTAGTGGATTCACTGTAGGATTAAACGAGAGGGGACTGGAATATTTTAGAGAAAAGATTTAATCTAGAAAACGTTGAAGAAGGACTAGATCAGCTAATAATTAAGAAACCTTGCATTTGCTATAGCTATCCGGAATGTGGGGGATGCCCTCTCCGTAGTGCTAGCTACAACTATAGGATAGGATGCATAACCATTCTACACTCTATACTGGATGAGAAACCAGTTCTCTATCTATCAACCTCCTGCGTTCAATGGTTAAAGATAGCTGATGGTCTAGCTAGAAAGCATGCCGGGCTGCTGGGAGTATAACTCCACCGGGGCAAGGATAGGTAGAAAGATACCTGACTTTATCCATACTAGCAAGAAAAAGCTTATTGAGTACTTTGGCTATCAGTGGCATACCAAGGAGCTTGGCGACGATGAGGAAGTAATCAACTACTATAGAAAGCAAGGGTATGACTGCTTAGTAGTATGGTATGACGAGCTCCTAGACAAAAATTTTAGTAGGAGGATACTCAACTTTGAACGAGCATAGGTTTAAACTCCCGGAATCTCTATTTCCATTTCAAAAAGAAGACTTAGATAGACTATTAAAGACTGAGGAGTCATACCTCCTGTTAAGTGAGATGGGCACAGGTAAAACTCCCGTAGCTATTGGTCTAGCTATGCTAGGAGGTTACCGCAAAACCCTAATTGCTTGCCCTAACTCACTACAGCTAGAATGGGTTAGACAAATCAGAGACTGGACAGGTATTGACGCAGCAGTAAGAGGTAGGGGTTCCTACTATAGGAGATTAGAACCACTTTTCTATGATATGTTAGGTAAGGATAGCTACAATCCATTCTTCATCGTTAACTACGAGACCCTTAGGACACAGAGGCATAGAGAAATACTCAATGAGTATCCCTTTGACCTAATCATAATGGATGAAGGTCATAGACTAAGGAACCAACAGACTTCCCAAGCTAAGGGAATGTTCGAGTTCCTATCCCACCACAAGGATAGTAGAGTTTTAATTCTAACTGGTAGTCCCATAGTAAATAATCCAGCTGATCTTCATACTCTACTCTGTATGGTAAAACCAGATAGTTATAATAGATACGGTAGAATGAGCTTCATCAGGGATTACTGCTATTTCTGGCAGACCAGGTATGGGATTAAGATAACCGGTGTAAAGAATATGGAAATACTAAGGGAAAAGACAGCTCCCTTTACTATAAGGAGAACAAAGAAAGAAGTACTGCCCTATCTACCAGACAAGTACTATAGGAGGGTATTACTTGAGATGAGTGATGAGCAGAGGGAGATTTATAAAAAGATGGAGGATGAGTTGTGGATACTACTTGATAGTGGTGAACCTTTATGGGCACCATCAGTACTAGCCCAACTAACTAGACTAAGACAGCTCAATCTAGAACCCACTATTGTAGGAATAACCGCCCCATCAGCCAAGACTGACTTCCTTAAGGAATTATTAGAAGATACTAATGGTAAGATAGTAATATATTCCTGCTTTGAGAAGTATATTCAATACCTCCACTTTACACTGCCCTACCCTCACATATGTATAACTGGGGAAACTTCCCTAACTGACAGGGCAGATATGGTTAGGAGATTTCAAGAAGATGATAGCATAAGGTTAGCTTTAGGCACAACCCAATGTATGGGTGAAGGTATAACACTAACTGCTGCTTCTAACCTAGTCATGATGGATAGATGGTGGAGTCCAGCAGTAAATACCCAAGCAGAGGATAGGCTCCATCGTATTGGTGCTAAAAATGCTGTCCAAGTTATACTTCCAGTTATAGAAGATACAATAGACGAAAGTTTTGACAAGATACTAGAAGGTAAGAAGAAACTAAGTGTAGAATTCCTCAACGATAGGGATATTATGAAGGAGACAGTTGAGGACCTAAGGCAAAGTAGGAGACGGACAGATGGATAGTAGGGAAGCAAGTAGGTCTGGGCACCCGCCAGCTTGTACCTGCGTAGAATGCACTCGGAAAAGACTAAGAAAACTTAGGCAAGAGGAGAATGCTATCTCCTTTGGGAACCAGGACCCTCCCCTCAAGTTTGTGTCTAAACGAAAGGATAAGTCTCCCTCTGAGTTTAGCCATATAGAATACTATAAGAAAGAGCCTTTTAGGAAGATAACTAAGCGGGGGAAGAGCCCCTTACTACCTATAGTTTTAGTTCTAGCTATTCTAGTCATCGCCCCTATTTTAGTATCTTATCTTTGGGGAACTAATCAAACTTCCGTTATAAGTCCTCCTGGGGTACAGACCACTCCACCAACTACTGCAGTGGGAGTAGTACCCAGCTACTCTATAGAGGAGGTAGCCTATCAAGTATATACTCTAGTAAATACAGAAAGAATTAAACAGGGGCTTAGCCCGCTAGTACTTGACACCTCCCTCACTAACTTAGCTAGTGAGCATAGTCAAAGTATGGCATCCCATGGATACTTCTCGCACGAAAGGCTCTTTGGGGAAAGAGACTTTGATGCTGGACAGATGCCTGGGACTACAAGGGGAGAAAACTTATCTAGAACACCAAATAAAAGATTTATTCCAGGAAGATTCCTTTCTCTAGAGGAAGTAACCAATTGGGCAGTTAAGGGGTGGATGGAAAGTCCAGGTCACAGAGATAATATTCTGCATAGCAGATTCACTAAGACTGGGGTAGGAGTAAGCCTCTTTACTACCAAAGAAGGTAATGATTGGGTAGGATATCTCTATATAACTCAAATTTTTGAGGGTAATTTGGGGTAGTAGAAAGAAATAAGAAGAAAGCAGAATGACAAAAACTAGTTTTGAGAATTTTGAGGAACAGTGGAAGCAGGCAGAGCTTTTAGATAATAAACTCCTACCTCTACTATATGAAAAAGCAAAAGAACTAGGAGTTACAATAGTTCAAATCCATGACTCACTTATACTCAGTGGAAGCATAGGTAAGCCAGAAGAACTATACAACTGGATGAAAGCTAAAACAGCCGAGCTACTAAGTAAACAGTAAAATGAGTGGGACCGAGGCAATAAAAACACTAGATATCCTACTAGCTGCTGATATGAGATGTCCCGTCTGCTCAGCAGAACTCTTTAAACTATTTATAAAGAACTTCCCCAAGTTTGAGGACTTAGCCTTAACAGTTTGGCAAGGTGAGCATGGAAGTCTTAGTGACTTTAGGCATGAACAGGATTACTAAAGATGATTAAAGTTAGACTTGATAAAGACTTATGGTATGTTTATGAGATATCCAAGTATGGAGATAGGACAGTAAGGATTACTCGTAACTTTCTCAGCCACTACACTAAGGTAATGAGGGAGTTTGAGGCCCTCCAAGAAAGGCTAGAAAAACTATTAGATGAGACTCCTGAACCTCCAGAAGGTTGGAGATACAACCTACCAGATGCCGACCCTATGAAACTCTACAGGGAAAGTAATGAACAAGATAAAGGATAAAACTTTTATGTTCACCGGCGCACTCTCTATTGTCAGGAGAGAAGCTCAATCTATTATTGAGAGGCTAGACGGTATTGCCGGTTCCTCAGTCAATAAGAGTACTGACTTTTTAGTTGTTGGGGAAGACTATGGTAGTAAATTCACTACTGCTCAGATACTCGGCGTAAAGTGCATTGACGAGGATGAGTTTTGGGCTATGGTAACTGAAGCTAAAGAAGAATCCAGGGGTGAAATTTTATTAACTAGGGCTGAACTAGAAAACTTTGATAGTATAAGTACAGAAAAGTGGAAATATGTCTTTTCCCAAAATCCAAACTTAGTAATTCTTACTGAGGAAGGTCTACTTGACTTACTTCGAACTTCATTTGACTTACTACACAAGGACGATATAGTAGAAGAGGGTGAGGAAGCAGTACCCCCACTAGAAACTATGACCTACTATAGTAAGGAAAGTTTAGAAGAGTGGTTACAACTAGATAGTATTAAACCAAAGCTTGGTAGCAGAATTTGTCCTTTCTGCGGGCACGAAATTCCCTATAGTATAAATAGCAATCACTGGTACTGCTTCAACTGTGAGTATTATTGTGATGAGAAAGAAAAGAGAGGTAGAGGGCATTCTTGTTCTGATAACTGGGAAAAGCTAGATATTCCAAGTGAACTTGGTTTCTACGAAAAGTGCAAAGTCTGCGATTATATCAAGTTTGTAGCCTATGCCGACATTGACAAATTAGCCAAGGCCAAAGAAAGACGCAACTATGTTCACTCCCTCGAGTTTGCAGCCGAAGTCGCTGCCGAATATCCTGATACTGGCGAGAAGTACAGCATTGTAGACGACCTTAGCGATGAGGAAAGGGAAATGTGGTATGCAAAGTTTGTCGCAAGGGAGACAAAGAGAAGGGCACGACAGGAAGATGTAGTCAATGAATAGCTAGCATCCCTATTAGTAAATAAAAACAATAATGAAGTTGAGCTTGACAGTCACTTTAAGATATGATACAATTAGGACAATGAAGCGAATAGGGAGGTGAGCACTACAAAGTGGGTTCGGTCGACCCAACAGCGAGGACAACCTTTGGTGAGAGGCGAAGGGAAAAAGAAGGAGGGAAAAAGTGGCAAAGAAGTTCGAAGAGATGACTGAGGAAGAGAAACGTGAAGCGTTCGAAAAGTGGATGGGGAACCGCACGGCTCGCCGAGGTCAGTCAAAAGCCCGCAGAACAGCGACTCAGCAACTTATTAAGGCGCACCAGGATGAGTACAATAAGTTGCTCGCAGCTGGCGGCGGCAAGGGCAAGAAATAGTAGTTCAATCCCCGGTCAAGGGGGGTGTCAATAAAACGATGCCCCCCTTTCTAGTCTGTACTTTAAAAATTGAATAAGGAGGATAGTTGAATGATAGAAGCAAGAACAGGCAACAAGGCCATCTGCAAGTCCTGCGTCAAGCCCATCGAGTCAGGTGAAGTCAGGATTGTAGAAACTCCAGCAACTGACCACTTCCCTGAGCATCATCATATCTCCTGCTACAAAGAGCACAATGGGATAAACCTAGCACGAATCCAACTCCTAATGGAAGGTAAATTCTCCCTGGAAGACATAGTCAGACTCGAGTGGGAAGCTTTAAAGAAGGGGAAGGAGGCAGTTAATGGCAAAAAAGTTTGAAGAGATGACTGACGAGGAGAAAAAGCAGTCCTTCGAGAGGTGGATTAGTCAAAGGCCTTCAAGACTAAGACTTCAGAGAGAGCTCAGTAAAGCCCTAAAAAAGGATGACTACTACAGGGCGTTACTCAAGCAACACAAGCAGATGAAAGAAGAGCTCCGAGAGGCTGAGGATAAAAGAAGTAACCTTTGGACTACAATCATCAGCATCAGAAGGGAGACATTAATCAGGCTAATAAAAGAGAAAGGAGGCAGTTGAATGGGTGAAAAAAAGTTGACCGAGGAAGAGTTCACCCTTCAAGCTATCAAGTCACTCAGGAAGCGTCCCTACAAAGGAATACACGCCGTATTCTCAGGCTTCAATGTGGCCTTTAAAGATTACTTTGGTAAGAACGCTAGGGAAACAGTAGACAGGTTGATAGCTGAAGGAAAGGTTCAGTCAAGGATGGTAAGAGGTGGTCCCATGCTTTACCTTCCAGGCGAAATGCCTACCAACGAAAGTGCCCTAAGCAAAATCCTTGGGAGTGACTGATGATACTAGATAGTAGGAATGTTTTGAAAGGAACCTACAAGGAGTATCAAATCTGCCAAGTAAAGCAGATGATAAAAGGAATCCCAAAGGAAAGGCGAGGGGAACTAGCAGATATTATAGAAGGGCGAGCAAAACTGTTTGGTTGCAAGGATGAGAATGCCCTAAAGGCTGCCCTAGAAAGTTTAAGAAAGGAGGAAAAGAGTGGACTTAGAAAGAGAAACGGTAAATCGTCTTGACGCTATGGGTTTTAACTTCAGTCCTTACCTCAACAATGTCTATCCAATACCAGTTGAACCCATCAGCGAAGAGACAGAAGAGGAGGAAGAGGGAGAGGTAGTATAGCTAGCACCGGGTATTAGGAAGAGGCCCAGGCAGTAATGTCTGGGCTTTTTCTTTATCTTTATAGTGTACTTACTAATTATTATTTTCTAACCTATTTTCTACCCTTCATTATGAAGGATGCTTA